CACAGCTTCCTCCCGCCGAACAAAGCGTTATCGAAGACCATCCCGGACGCCAGGGAACAAGCGTCCGAGACGTATCGCTGGTTCAGCTCGGGGTAGTAGTTTTTCTTGACGTGGAGCTTGACGTCGTTGCCGGTCAAGTCATGCTTGTGGTAAGCTTGGTAGGCGGAGCGCACGGCGGAGCACTGGAGCTTCATCAGCTCCAGCACCCGAAGTTCGACGGAAGGCTCGAACCAAACCACGCCGTGCGCTATTTTTCTCATTTCTTCTTGCCCACCAGTTTTTCGATCTCGTCCGTCACGATCTTCGTGACAGTTTGCTTGCGTTCCACGGCGAGAGCCTTCATTTTCCAGAAGAGCTCGTCCTCCACCAGTATGACCATCCGTTTCATAGTAGCCTCCGTTTTGCTATTCCTATTAACATATATGCTTCTTTGCAAATGTCAATAGTGGTTTGTAAAATTGGACAGATTGTCCAGAAACGTCCAGATTTTCAGCTAACAGCTAAACCTCCTTCACAGCCAGGTTTTTTGGGTTGGGGGCGGCGTCCGCCACGAGGGCGGCGAGGAAGGCGAGGACGATCAGCTTTTTCATGGCGCCCCTATAGTTTTGTTATCATAATGTATGCATAAGTGTTGGTGCTCCCGTACCCAGGAATCCCTAAACCGTTTGTTGTCTTCGTGACTTCACACTTATGCTCAATGCGCAAAGTCGTTTCAGTGGCGAAAGTTAACACGGTGACGAGTGTGGGCATCCCCGACGCATAGTATGCAGACTGGCAGTTAAAGGTCACGCCCGACGCCGCCTCGGAGGATGTGGTGACATTGTAGAGGCGAATATTATTCGTGCCGACATTATAGGATGGCGCGCTGGCGCTGATGTGGTATGTCCCCGCCGGAACTGTTATCGCGTTGGATGATAGCGAGCATCCAGATATGTTGTTGCGCAACGTGGTGTTCAGCGTCCGCGTCACCCATGAACCAGAGGTGAACCCGCCTCCAGGGACTCCGTCCCCCTTCGTGTCGTTGAACTCCGCCACCAATGGCGCGGCGCCGGACGCCGGGGTTTCCCAGCGCGGGGTGTCGCCGTCCATGGCAAGCACTTGTCCATCCGTCCCCGCCGCCAGCCTGGAGGGGACCCCCGACGCCCCCGCCACGATAAGATCCCCCGCGTCCGACATCGGGTTCCTCATGTATCCGCCGTATCCCGCCTCTCCGGCGGCGGGCACCATCCACCTCACGGTCCACTCGCCGGAGCCCATGATCCCGGACGCCCCGCCGGACAGGGAGAAGTCGAAAAGGAGCTCCCCGGAGACGTGGGCGGGCGGCACGGAGGCCTCCATCCCGTCCTGGTCGAGCAGCTCCCATGGCACGATGCCATCGGATCCGTGGGCGAGGACGAGAGTGTCTCCGTCCCACGAGAGGTATCCGGACGCCGACGCCGCGGTGAAGGCGGCGGAATGGACGGCCGGGGCGCCGAACATGGCCATCAGGTCGGCCACGGTGACCTTCATCGACTCGTACCCGGACGCGGTGGGCCGGGACAGCTCCAGCAGCCCGGAGGCCACCGGGCTGCCATCCTCCGGTAGGTCGGATATCCTTTTGTATTCGTCCGCCATGGGCTACAACCTGTTCGACCGGACCGAGCCGTCCGGCATGGTGGTCTCCTCCACGAGCGACACCGACAGCCGGCACGAGAGGTCGGCGGCCATCACGGTGAGCATGGCGTGGCATTTCGACACGCGCGCCGGGAAACCCCTGCGCTCGTAGCGGCACGCCCATGGCGGCACGGGCACCTTGAAACCTATGGAATGGCTGACGGGAGGGTCGAACGGGGTAAGCTTCACGATCCCGCCCGGGTTGTCCTCCAGCTCCATCCTGGACACGACCACCTCGCGGGAAAGCTTGTATTGCGACGCCCCCAGGTTGTACCCGGCGTCCGGCATGCCGGAGAACGAGAACGTCCTGGCATCCACCTCCTTGCACGGCTCCACCGCCATGCCCCCTATCATAAACCTCCCGAGCAGCAGGTCCACGCCCCAGCGGGAGCCGTTCCCGGCGACGAGCTCCAGCAACCGGGCCTCCGCCAGCCTCGGGACGGCCAGCTCGCGCCACCCCCCGTCGAGCTCGGACAGCCTCGTCCCCCCGGCGAGCGACAACTCCCAGTGGACGGCCCTGGCGTACGGGTCTTTTTTTTGCGGCATTGGATTGCCTTTCCCCCCGGTTGTATCCTGGGGTGTTTTTTTTAGTAGTACGTGAAGCTCGCCCGCCATCCCCAGTTCTCGGTGACCCCGGCCCCGGCGTCGGACGGCGGCCGGACGCAGGTGTAGACGTAGTCGGAGTAGCACAAAGCCCCCGACACGCTGGCGTTGACGAAGTTGCTCGACGCCGGCTCGGACTCCGGCGTCCTGACGAAGTTGTTGCCGAGCGGGTTGGCCGCCCCGGCCTTCACGGCGTCGGTGATGCCGCTGGCCAGCGGGTTGAACCACGAGTCGTCGATCGACATGAAGTGGTCCCAGCCGTTTGCCTGCGAGACGTCGGTGTTGCCGCCGGTGGCGACGGTGTCGTTGAGCCAGATCTTCTGGTTCTCGACCACCAGGCCGGCCTCGCCGGCGTAGCACACCTGGAAAGCCTTGGCGGCGGACAGCCTGCCGGCCTGCACCGACCCGAAGTCCAGGACGGTTATCGCGGAGCCCCTCTGGGGGGATCCGCCGTTGTCCGTCACCGGGTAGAAAGTGACAGTCGGCGCGGTGGACATTCCCAAATCTCCTTTATCCTTGGTTTAAACTGCGGGCGCTGTTCGCCCCTCGACCAAAGTTTACCCCGCGGCGGCCATTTTCGGCGCCATGGGGAAGTCGTCGTCCACGTCCGAGGGGGCGGACACCCCGATCTCCGGCCTGGGCGGCGGGTCCTGCCGGTTTTTCCTGGAGGAGGAAATCTCCGCCCTCAGCCTCGCCCTGCGCATGGAGGCCTTCCCCCAGGCGTCCCCGTCCAGCTTGGCGGAGAGCAGCAGCCGGCGCATCAGGGCCTCCTCGATGGACAGCTCCCTCAGCGCGGACAGGGCGGCCGTGTCCGAGGCGATGCCCGGGTCGCGGCGCAGCCACTCCGACAGGCACTCGGCGTAGGCGGCCTTCTCGGCCTCCGGGAACGCGGCGGCGCAATGCGACGGCGTCAGGCGCGGCGGCGCCCCGGCTGGGTCCACGGGCAGCTCCGGCAGCAGGTGCCGGCCCAGGACGGCCGGGAAATGGCCGGAGACGGCCCCTCCTTCGATTTCTCCCCCTCCCCCCGGCTCCCGGCATGGGGCCGGCGGAGCGGCCTTACTGCGGCCCGCCATGGCGCGACCTCCTGCTCCGCCCCCTGGCCTCCCTGAGGGCCATGACGGCCGTGGCCATCGACTTCCTGCCCATCCCGGCGGCGGCCGCTGCCTCCAGCTTGCTCATCCCGGGGTCGGCCATGTACGCCGCCAATATCCTGGCGCCCCTCTCCGTGACGCCCGAGGAGCACGCCATGTCCACGGCCTCCCCCCAGGCCTCGGCCTCGGCGCCGGGGCGGCGCAGCGTCAGCTCCAGGAAGCCCCTGAAGGCCTCCGGCGCCCTCGCCCTGCGCCTGCCCGCCTCGGCGAAGTCGACCGCCCGGTGGAACATGCAGACCTTGGCGAACGCGAAGAACGACGCCTTGGACTTGTCGTAGCGCGGGGCGGAGACCCACATCGACGACACCAGGTCGCGGCGCAGGTCCTCCCTCTCGTGCGGCCTGAGCCCCCGCATCGACTGGGCGACCCTCAAGGCTATCGGCGTGAGCTTGGCGGCCATGGCGGCGGCGAACGACTCGTCCGCGAACATCCATTGGTCGGGCCTCTCCAGCTCCCCCTCGGTCCAGACCCTGCCCCCCGGCATGGCCTAACCCCTGCGGAACGTGTTGGCCCCGCACCTGGGGCACGGCGAGGAGGGGGCGGCGAGATGCCTCTCCAAACAGGCCGAGCAGCGGCGCCAGACTTTCCCCTCCGCGGGGGGAGGGGCGGACGGAGCCGCGGGCTCCATGGATGGCTCTTTCGCCGGGGCCTCCACAGGGGGGGCGGTTTCCATGGGCTCCATGGGTTCGGCCGGCGCGGCCGGTTTGGTCGTCTCGACCGGTTCTACGGGTCTGGCTTGCCCCTCCGGGGCGGCCTGCTGTTGCCTCTTCGCCCTTGGCATGGCGTGGTCCTTCCTATCTAGAGTTGCCGAAGGCCGCTATGGCGTCGAGCGCGGCGCGCATGGCCTTCGGGTTGAATTCCAGTTCCATGCCGGAGCCGTCCACGGCGAACGACAGCCTCGCCATGCCGTCGTCCATGGGCGACAACGTCCCCGTGGCGGGCGACGCCTCTCCCATGGACGGGACCGACAACGCTATGTTGACGCTGAACTCCACCGCCGGCATGTCTTTCGCTCCTTGTGAAAGTTTACACCCGACGGCTCCCCCGTTGGGCTGCAACATAACCTGCCACCCAAAGGGGTGGATTGCAAGCGGCCGAACGAACGGCCAACCAAGGCAAGCGCACACTCCTCGCTACGCTCGTCGCATGCGCACGCGTAAAAAAAAAAGCTTCCACCCGCCTAGGGCACATGAGCGCAGCTACCGCAAGACGCGCTACAAGTAGCCCATCCGGGTGGAACATTAGGTGTAAAGGTTTGGATTTCCGAGGCTGGGGGAGGGCGTCGGAGATTTTTTTTCGAAAAACGGTTTGCGCCGCCGCCGCCGCCGGTTTATATTGACTCCGTGGCAAACGAAGGATCACGGAGATGGCCAAAATAAACTATGCGGTGGACGTGTCCGGGGAACTCCCCGGGGACGCGGTGGCCATGATCCGCGGGATGTGCCCTTTCGTCTCCCGCCAGCTCTCCAGGCCCGGCAAGGGAAATTTCAACGCCGGCAAATACCTCCACGCCGTGGGCGTGGTGATGTACTCCCTCTCCATGAGCAGGCGCCGCGGCAACACGCTGCTGATGGGGTTCAACCCCCAGAAGAACTACGGCGGCAGGAGGGGGTACGTCAACGACTCGGGGAAAAAGATCAAGGGGGCTTGCGGCCATCCGTGGAAGAAGATCTATGGATGCACCCCCTCTTTCATGAGGGGGGTGCTTTCGGACATAGCCGCCGACGGGATGGTGGCCGTCAAGGTGGGGGGGTACAGGGACGAGGGGCGGAGGTTGACCGAGGTCGTCCCGTCGCCCGCCGCAACCCCCATCCTCGACCTCCTCGACTCTCCTGTCGTGCTGAAGGACTCGAAAAAAAGGATCATTTTCCCCACCCTGGGCAATATCGAGGGGGTGAAACGCCTTGCGGCCGAGCTCGACCTGGTGAACTGCGAATCGGAAAGGCATGTCGTCACCTATGGGGAGGACGTGGTCCTGACCAAGACCAGGAGGGTTTTCAACGACGCCGGGGAGCAGGAGCCGGGCAAAAATTTAAACCATGGCGGACGGCAATACGCCCCGTGGCAGAGCCTCACCCGCGCCGAGCGCAGGTTCCTGCGGATAGACGGGAAGAAGCTCGTCGAGCTAGACTTCTCCTCCATCCATATCACCATGGCCCTGGCGGCGGCCCGCTCCGGAAGGGGCAGGGAATCGAAGAAGGCCGCCAGGGAGGCGGCGGAGAAAGCGGTGGGGCAAGGGGCGTTCAATCCGTATGGGCACATCCCGGAGGGGCTGGAGGGGGAGGACAAGGATCTCGTGAAAGCCGTGGTGAAGGCTTCCGTGAACGTGGGGCTGAGCAACAAGAACATCCATTTGGCGGGTCTCGCCGCCGACAAGTTCATCCTGAACGCCGCGGAGAACGACCCCGCGTTGAAGGAAATGCTCTCCAGGATGGAGGACTCCGGAAAACCGGTGTCCGGGAAGAAGATCCTGATCGGTTTCGTCAAGGCCAACCCATGGGCGTCCGGGTTCATAGGGGCGGGCAGCTGGGGCGTGGTTTTCCAGAGGATGGAGTCGGACCTGATGATGAGGGTGTCCATCGAGGCGGCCAGGCAAGGGGAGTTCGTGCTGATCCTCCATGACGGGCTCCTCTGCCCGCAGGGGGACGGGGCGAAATACAAGACGATGATGCAACGCCTTTTCAAGGAGATGTTCGGCATGGACATTGCGGTGAAGGAGATCCAGCCGCCGGGGGACGGCGAGCCGCTCCCGGAGATCAGGGAGGATTCCCCGGACCGCAAATTCATGAAGTCCAGGAGGCATTTGTCCAGGAGGGAATATCGGCGCCGCTGGGAGGAGGACCAAAAACGCAGCTGCCTGAACATGGCCAAACGGCAAGTTTCCTCGCTGGCGGAATGGAAGAATTCCGTCGGGTATCTACCTCCGGAGCAGTACGCCGAGTACGCCCGGAGAATGAACGGCCTGTCCTTGTGGGTGATGGAATGCCGCAAGGCTTATTTCGAGGAGTGCAGGCTCACCGACCGTCTTTGGAAGGATCGCCGCAGGCAAGTGGAGGAGGAGAGGAAGAAAAGGTCGGAAAAAAGGAAAAAGGAGGCTGAGGCCGCATGAGGACATTGCACGTGGACACCGTCAATTTTGGCGTCTCCCATTATTTCGCCTACATAAAAGGATATAACGCCGACAAATACAAGACGGCGGTGTTGGAGGGCGTCCTCAGGCATATCCCTGAGATATGCCACGGCACCGGTTGCGACAAGGTGGCGTTCTATTTTGACGGGACGGGAAACCTCCGCGATGGTTACCGCAAGGCGCACAAATGGAAGAAAAGGAAAAAATTCAAGAACGAGCTCCATAAGCTCGGGGTGGACGAGGCGAAAAGGCAGGTTAAAGCATTGGAGGGGCAACTGCGGGGGATGGGGATGTCCGCGGTGCATTCCTTCCCTGGATATGAAAGGGAGGATTTGATAGCAAGGGCGGTTTCGACGCAGCCCGGGGGGCACGTCATCCTGAGCGGCGACAGGGACATGCTCCAATGCCTTTCCAAAAAAGTCAGCATGTTGGACTGGAAAAGGGATTGCCTCTGGACCCCTACTCGTTTCATGAGGGAGAAGGGGGTGTCCCCAAAGGATTGGCCCATGGTGCTGGCGGTGGGAGGGCACTCGTCGAACGATTTCTGGAAGATAGACGGAATAGGGGAGCAGACGGCGGTGAGCTATGTCAGGGGGGAGTTGGAAGGAGGGTCGAGATTCTTGGAGTTGATTTCGAAAGAGGCCGATAAAATTAAGATGAATTTGATTATAATGACGCTTCCATATCTCGGAACCCCAGAAATAGAGCCCGTGGATAAAGACCGCATCATGAAAAGCGAGATGGAAAAACATATGATGAAGTGCGGGCTCCAGTACGAAAAAGAGAAAACGATCAAAGCTTGGGAAAGAATACTTTCCGTGGAATAGAGGTTGGCGATGTCCATCATACATATAGACGTCATGAACGTCTGCTCCATCGGCTACCACTCCGCGAAAGCGGCCGGGAAGCGGCTTGACGGCGTCTGCCTCAATTCCCTCCTGTCGATGTCGGAGGATCTGTCCAGGATGGCGGGGGCGTCGTCAGCCCTGTTCCATTTCGACGGCGGGGAAAACCTCCGCAGGGAAATCTTCCCCGAGTACAAGATTGGCCGCTCCGACGGCTCCAGGGGCGAGAAGGACATGTCAGACCGCGACGAGATCCACCGCCAGGTCGCCTTTATCCCCGCAGTCCTGCGCCGCTCCGGGCGCGCGGTGGCGATGGAGGTCGGCTTCGAGGCCGACGACACCATGGCCAGAGCATGTTTGGACATCCCTGGAAACCATGTAATCGCCAGCGGCGACAAGGACATGCTCCAATGCGTCAACGAAAGGGTGAGGGTTCTCGACCCCCTGGACAGGACTTTCTGGAACGCCGCCCGCGTCCTCCGGGACAAGGGCGTGCCCCCGTCCCTCTGGCGCTGGGTCAAGGCCATAGGCGGCTGCGTCTCCGACGAGGTGCCGGGGGTGTACCGGGTGGCCGAGCAGACCGCCGTCAAGTTCGTCAGGAACGAGATCCCCAGGACTTCCAAGGTGTGGCTGAGGATCTCCGGGGACAAGGCCACGGTGTCCAGGAACTTGCTGCTGGTGTCCCTGCCGTTCCCCGGCACCCCGCCCGTCAAAATCGGCTAGGGACGAAAAAGGCCGCCCGGAGGCGGCCATGGTCTTTCATCGTCCAACCCTCAGGGGCGGCACTTGTCGCAGGAGCCGCACCCCGACCCCTCCATCGAGCGGTCGCCGAAATACTCCAGGATCTCCCGCTGCCGGCACTTCGACGAGGCGACGTAACGCTCCATCGTCCTGATCCTCGCCTCGTCCTGGCAGCGCCGCTCGGCCAGCCCCTCCAGGTCGAGCTCCGTCACCTCCCTCCCCGAATCCTCCACGACCACCCTGCGTCCGTCCCTGTCCATCCTGGCCATGACCTTCCTGAGGAAGCCGTCGTGCTCCAGGACGTTCAGGCAGCCGGTGACCTTCGGCGGTTCGACGCCGGTCATGTCCGAGATCTTGTCGGGGTAGGCGTCGTAGATCCCGTCCTCGCCCCGCAGGTAGTCCCAGACTTTGGCCAGGCACTGCACCGGGGGGAACTTGATGTCCATGAAAAATTTGTGGATGAACGAGTCGCCGGAGCACACCACCATCTCGCAGAGGGCGTCATCGCCGTCGCGCCCCGCCCTGCCCGCCTCCTGGTAGTAGGACTCCAGGGAGCCGGGGTAGCCGAGGTGGTATACCCGCCGGACGTCCCCGCGGTCGATGCCCATGCCGAAGGCGCAGGTGGCCACGAGGACGGGGTTTTTGTCGTCCATGAACCGCGCCTGGGCCTTCATCCTGTCCTTGTCCGACATGCCGGCGTGGTAGGGGATGCTCCCCTTGATGGTCTGGGCCAGCATGTCGACCCCTTTCCTGGTGGGGGCGTAGACGATTGTCGCCCCGCCGCCCTTCGGCAGGTGGCGGAAGAAGTCCTCCCGCGCCCGTCGGTCTTTCATGGAACGGACGGCGAAACGCAGGTTGGGGCGGGCGAAGCCATGGAGCATCTCCCTCATCCCCGGCCGGCGCAGCATCTTGGCGATGTCCTGGCGCACCCTGGCGGTGGCCGTGGCCGTGAAGGCCTGAACCTGCTTGATCCCCAGCTTCTCCAGCGTCTCCCCCAGCCTCGCGTAGGAGGGGCGGAAGTCGTGCCCCCACTGGCTGACGCAGTGCGCCTCGTCCACGGTGACCATGGAGGGGGGCAGACGCTCGGCGAGGGAAATGAAATTGTCGGAGTCGAACCGCTCCGGGGCGACGTAGAGCAGCTTGACTTTGCCGTCCTCCACGTTCCTGAAAACCTCGGCCTGCTCGGCGGGTTTCTGCGTGCTGTTGATGAAGGCGGCGTGGACGCCGCGCCCCTCCAGGGCCGCCACCTGGTCGACCATCAGCGAGATGAGTGGGGAGACGACCACGGCGTAGCCGGGCCTGGCCACGGAAGGCAGCTGGTAGCACAGCGACTTCCCGTAGCCCGTGGGCATGACGCAGCAGAGCTCCTCGCCCGCCATGATGGAGACGACGGCGCCGCGCTGCCCCTCCCTGAAGGAGTCGAACCCGAAGCACCGCTTCAAGGTCTCCTCCGGGGTCACCACGCCGTGGGAGAAGAACTCCTCCAGATCGGCGGACACGGCCCCCTCCCCGCGCGCCTGGGGCTCGGGGACGGAGGAGAGGAAGTCGTCTATGTCCGCGGACGACGTGAATTTTTCGCATCCTGAATTTTTTGCCATGGTATGCCTGTCTGGTTAGCTTTGAAAAAGTGCCCCCTCGCCGGCCAAGGGGAGAGGCCGGGAGGGGGCGAGGATGGGGCTGGCCGTGGGGTGCCGGCGAGCCCCGGGGTTTCATAGGGGCAATATATCTCCCGCCCGCCCCCGCGTCAAACTTTTTCCCCGGTTTTCTCCACGCTCCTCTCGAAACGGAAGACGACGGCCTCCATCCTGGTCTTCCCCGGCCCCTCCACGGACACCCGCCTTCCGGTGCGCCGGTAGATCTCCGTCCGCCCGCCGACCTCCACCATCTTCGTGATGGTGGAGCTTTCCAGGTCCATCCCCCTGCCGTCGAGGGACCCGCCCCTGAAAACCGCCGGCCGCTTCAACGCTCCACCCCGAAGAACTCGACGGGTACGCCCTTCGCCCCGGCTTTCTCCAACGACAATTTCCTCTGCCCCTCGTCCACGCAGGCGGAGGAGCGCGGGCCGCACACCACCCTGGCGACACCCGACTGGAGCATCAGCTGCATGCAGGCGGGGCAGGGCATCCCGGTGACGTAGGCGACCGAGCCAAGGACGGCGACGCCACGGGAGGCGGCCTGCGCCACGCAGTTCGCCTCGGCGTGCGCCATATGGGGGTATTTGGCCGGGCGTGTGACGGGCACCTTGGAGTCGTCGATCCCAGCGAGCGGGCCGTTGTATCCGGTGGCCACGATGTTATGGCGCTGGTCCACGAATACCGCCCCGTGCTTGGTCTCGGAGTCGATGGAGCGCTTGCTCACGGCCTCGCAGATCCCCAGGAAATACTCGTCCCAGGAGGGGCGGGGGTCAACCCAGGGGCTCCTCTCCAGCGAGGCCGCCATGTTGTCGTCTTTGTCCAGGCCGACGATCTCCAGCCTCCCGGCGTCGTCCGAGCCCAGCTTCACGGAGACGGATATGTCCAAAGCCCTGCCAAGCATGCGATGGAACGTTTCCGGCGTTTTCTTCGGTTGAGCCGCTTCGGCCGTTTTCCTTTTTCTCTCGCTCATGTCCCGATTCCTTTTTCCTTGGTTAAAAAACTATATTCCGCTTCTGAGAGAACAAATATAAGTGTCCAAAAAAAAAATTCACGCTTGCAAATAAATTTTTTCCAAGATATATTTCTGGAATAACACCAGGAGGACGCCATGGCAGGGAAAGGGGACAGAAGACGCCCCGGAAACGATAGGAGATACCGGGACGGATGGGACCGGGCCTTCGGAAAATACCAACGAAACAAGAAAAAGGACAAAGGAGACCGCGATGAGCTTGGTAAAAGGTAAAGTCAACTTCGCCCCGTTCAAATTCAACCTTCCGCCCATGTGGGAGTCCCGTTTGGCGGCGAACCAGGGGACGCCCGCCCATCTCGAGAACGTCAACGACCCGCCGGACGGCTGGGTGAAATGCGCCCGGCTCCTCTCCCGCGGGTTCGACGCCGATGGCATCAAGGTGGGCGGCGTCGCGCATTTCTCCCTCCGCTCCATCAAGCGCCGCCCCCAGGCGGGCATGGTGAAGGCCAGGTTGGAGGAGGCCGTTCTCCGGTACAACAAGGAGAACAACTGCCCCTTCTGCCCAAGAAAGATCAGGGCGGAGCTGCGCGCTGGGATCGTCGAGGAGCTTACCAAGGCGGCCCCGCCGGCGGTGTCCGGCGTCGAGGTGGCGGTGGATCTGGCGTCGAAGACCGGGTTCGTCTGCAACTCCTCCCCCAGGAAAGTGGACTCCGTCGTCTGCAAGATGCTGGGGGACGTCGGCGATGGTTTTTCCTGCTCCAGCCTCTCACCGTTCAAAAAAGTGATGGGGGCGGCGTACGCCGACGGATGGGCGGGATTCCGCGGCTATGACGGGCTCGACGACCTCAGCGACGGCTCCGACCCCGCGGCCGACCTCGTCCTCTGGATGTGGTGGCTCTCCGAGACCGACGGGGACGTATTAGAAGACGTCCAGATAGGGATCCTCGACGGCAAAATAAAGTTTTCCGGCGGAAACCATCTGGCGTCCGTGTCCGGGGCAAGCCCGTCCTGCAGCCGGATCGCCAAGGACGCCCTTAGGGACGGGCTCGTCCCGGTGTCCGCCGCCTTCGTCCTCGCCAGGGGGAAGGAGATCTGGAAATTCCGCCTGGAGTCGTCCAACGCGGCGCTCCGTGGCGTCGAGCTGCCGGATTCGGAAGATCTCGACGACGCGTCGATGTTCGTCGACCGCATCCAGGCGTCCGTGGAGCTGGTCGGCTTCCTGGACAAGCTGGCAGACAAGTTCGTCGCCTCCTGGAAGGACGGGGAGACGGCCCGCAAAGTCTTCGACTGGGCGAAGGGGGTGGGCTGATGCCCGCCTCCGCCGCTACGGTGGCCAGCGCCCTGGCGAACGCCTTCGAGCGGCTGGGGCTGGCTTCACCGGTGGCATGGGCGGCCCCGGGAGGGGCGCACAAACTATCCTTGAGGGGCCCGGACGGGATGTCGTCCAGCACGGCCACCGTCCGCCCGATGACGGCGAACGGGGTTCCGGGGTTCGAGGTGTCGCCCGATGATGACCCGTCCAGGATGGCCATCAGGTTTTGGTTCCCGGAGTCCGGCGGCGTGGATAGGACGGCGGCGGAGTACGCCAGGGACGTCCTCGGCGTCAAGCTTCCTCGAAGTAGCTCGCCGCCCGGTGCGGCCTGCCCGGGTCGCACCGGAACTCCCCGCCGCCCATCTTGAGGACGGGGTAGAAGAAACGCCGCAGGTCGGCGTCCTTGAGACCGACGAGATCCCCCTGGTTCGCCAAGGGGATCTCTTTTCCTTTCTGGAAGGGGCGGGCGGTTATGGCGCCGTCCGCTTTTTTCAGCGGAAGGATTTTCCAGGCTCCCACGAGCCATTCCTGTTCGAAGCTGTCGCTGACAGGTGTCTTTCTCGCCATGGAGCCGCCCTTGCCTTCCTATAGCCCCGTCAGGGGTTGTTTTCAAGCTCCGGGACGGCCGCGGCCACCGACACTTCCACCGTTTTCACCCTTATTATGCACCCCAGGGCCTGCATGATCTCGTTCTGCCCGGAGAACGCCGCCTTGTCCGCCTTGTCAACCTCGACGCAGACGACGTCGGTGACCCCTTTGTCGGAGCATCCCGCGCAGGCCATCGCCAGGGCGTTTTCCAAAGTGGCGTTGGCTTTGAGGAAGTCCATGTCCCCGGGGCTGTCCACCGACCCGGACACGACCGGAAGGGTGGCGATGTCCAGCTCGGGGACGGACGCCCTGGCGACTACCCACTTCCTCGCCCCTCGCAAGGTCATCGGGGACGGCCCCGATGCGGACTCCGACTCCTCCGCCGGCATGTCCATCCCGACGGACGCCAGGCTGACGCTGGAGCAGGAGCACAACATGGCCGCCGCCACGCAGGCGGACCCCGCCTTCACCAGGAACCTCAGCTCCCGCAGCCGGTGCTGGACGGAGCTGAGCGAGACCGGCGGGGCACCCGCCGGGGCGGCACCCTTGGCGGCGATCGCCGCCTCCTCCACCCCGCCGCCGGCGTTGACCGCCTCGGCGGCAGCCAGATCCATCTCGTCGCTCCAGCGGCGCCTGCCGTCGCCCTTCCTCGCAAGCTTCCTCAACTCCTCCGCCAGTTTCCCTTTGTCGATGATGTTCGGCATTTCCCGTCTCCTAGTAAATTTTATTCTTCTTCCGCCAGACCACCGGGGTGGCGATCTCCTTGTTGAACTCGTAGGAACCGTCGTCCTCGACGACGAACCATATCACGCCCCAGTCCGTCCGCCCCTCGCACTCCATTATCCCGTAGGAGGAGTTGATCTGCAAACAGGGGGGTGGTGAAGGCCTCCCAGCCGTCCCCGCCGCAACGGGAGAAATAGTGGACGTGGGAATGGACCATGATCTTTGCCAATGGCTCTTTTCCATCGGCGGCCTCGAGCTCGTTGAGCATATGGCTCTTGGCCGATGGGGTGTGCCGCCCGTGGGGGTTCGTGGACCGGCCGATCTTGTGGCGGCAGTAGAACGACAGCCCGTTCACGGAGAACCGGTGCTCCGGCCCGTACTCCGCCCCGACGTTCCTCGCCAGCACCGCCTCGTAGCTCTGCCCCTCGGCGTCCGTGTGGTATCTGGTGCCGGCCGTCACCAGGATGTTCTTGGCGTTCCATGGCCACAGGCACGCCTCGGCGATCCTCACCTGCTCGTCAAGGTCGGAGGTGAGCAGCCCCACCCCATGGTTCTTTCTGGCCAACCCCTCTATCGCGTCGCCGTTGACGACCAGCAGATGCGGCCCCGCCAACCTACCCACGATCTTCCCGTAAAGATTCCACGCCGTCTTTTGGGACGCCCTTAGCGTGGGGTAGGCCATGCCGGACATCCACGCCGGCGGGGTCAGGCCCAGCGCCGCCCCGCAATGCGGGTCTCCAACGAAAACCACTGTTTTTCTCAAGAGCTCCCCCTATTTTATATTTTTAAGCGGATTTGAAAAATTTGGTGGTCATAGAACCATAGGTTCTTCCGCCGTCTCCTGGTCGTCAAACTCCATTTGCTTGATCTCAGCCCCTAGCCGCGCCGCCACGATTGGGTTGAGCAGAGCAAAGGCTTCCTCAAATTTCTGCATCACATCTGGATATTCCTCCAGATTCAAGTCGTGCTCTATTGCAGAACTCGGGTCATCCATTTTCCTAGCCGCATGAGCACTAACAGACGCCCAGGAACCAAACTTAAATCTCATTCTATGATATGGTGTTGTAGTATGACGCCGGGTTTGTGCGAAGCGGTCGGCGGTGGCCACCTCGCCTCGGTCATCCCGCCACCTCGTAGGCCGCCAGCTCGGCCAGGGCCAGGGAGTCAAGGGCGAGCTTTGCCGCCCAGCCAGCGGCGAGGACTGCATGTTTGTGCATCATCCCCCCCGATGCGAAGGACTCCAGGGAGGCGAGGTTTTCCAGCTCCAAGAATGTCATGCCAGAGCCCTTGACCCGGAACGGGAACGTGACGAAGCCCCGAAATACATAAAGCCCAAGAAAATCGAGCTGTGTCTCCAGATTAAGTTCAAACATGACGCCGCCGTAGGTGTATCCAGCGAGTATTTTCGCTTCCGTCGAGGCGTCGATCCGGGCGCGGATGTCCGCCTTGAGCAGCTCCACGGCGCCGGGGATGTCCGCCAAGGTCTTGCCTGGGAGGATGTCGCCGGACTCGTCAAGCAACGCCGAGGCGTCGCCCACCTCCAACACCGCATGGCCTGGAGTCGGAGACCCGAACTTGCCCACACCCAAAATTTCCATGTCGCTGAGCTTGTAGATGATTTGCATGATGAGCTTCCTTTAGGGGGTTATGTCGATGATTTCTCGGCCTGATGTGTTTGCGGTTGAGCCAGTCAGCAATGTGCCGCTCACTAGCACGATAGCACTATCCGACACAAGCCCATATATGGGCTTGTTGGCGGACTCCGAAACATTGTCCTTGATGAGCGCGTTTGGGCAATTAAAGACAAAAACACCTCGAGCCCCTCCAGAAAAGTAATTTGACGCTACATATGAAAATGTTGACGACTGCGACAGCACGCCCGTAGCCCCAGCGTTGTCCGACAGAATCCCGCAATAGCGGACCTCCGCCATCCCAGATGTATAAACCATGCGGACAGCCGCTCCTCCTGATACCGCATAGGTGGAACGTATGCCCGGATAATATAGGAACGACGCGCAGGCGTTGTACCGAAAATCCAGGACATATTTAGCGCTGCCGGAGATGACCGCGCGTTTGCGCTTGGCCGCGGTGTTGTCGGCGGCGTTGCCATAAACGATCAATATGCCGCTGTAGAAGCTGTCAAACACCAACGGCGTGGTTAACGTGAACCATCCGTCACGGAACTGGAAGGTCAAGGTTTTGCCTCCAAGGTTCCGCGGCTGTGCGGCTATCAGCGCCTTCATGGTGGCGGCGGTGTCCGGCTGGAAGTAGTAGACGCTGACCGCGGAGGCGGCGACGACGATCTCGTTCACTGTGCTCGACGCGTCGACGGTGTAGTTGTCGTCATTGTAGACCGAGGCCGTCCCGCCAATGATTTTAATCGGGTCGCCGGAGACGAAACTATGACCGGTGCAAGGGAGTCCAACCAAACCGGAGCCTTTGTCCACGGCGGCGGCGTTGTCGAGATACATCGTCGCCTTGCCCGCCGTGCCAATGTTGATGGTGGTGTTGGCGGTCAGCATCTGACCATAATTCACCGCGGCCACCCCTCCAAGCTGCTCGGCGTTGGTGGCGGTGGAGGCGTTGCCGGTGAGGGCGGCTGTGATCGTCCCCGCCGAGAAATTGCCGGACGCGTCGCGCTTGACGATGGCCGAGGCGGTGTTGGAGCTGGTGGCGTTGGTGACGGATGCGGCATAGGCCGCTTCGGCGCTGGAGCCCTGGGCCGCGGTGGCGTAGGAGCTGGAGGCGGTAGTGGCGGCGGTGCCCAGGCCGAGCCTGTCCAGCACGGCGGAAGTGTCAGATGTGTCAATAAAAAGTGGTTGGATTTCGGCCAGAACTGGGGTGGACAGAGATATGGCGGAGAGCAGTGCGATGATGATTAGGGATTTCATGGGTATGCCTTTCGTTTATTGGGCTGTGAAAAACCTGCCGGAACCGGAGTTGTAAAGCGCGGCGGCGAACGCGGCGAAGGCCGTGGAGTCCATGACCGGGTTGCGCCAGAGATAGATTTCATCGAGTGAGCCAACGCAATAGTTGAACGTGTCATAGCCGATATAAACGTGGCTACTCGCAGTGCCGGGGGCAAAAGCCGCAGACCCGAAATTCATGGAAATGCTTTCAACCGACCCGTCGAGCGATATCCGGCAAAGGTTGTTGGCGGTGTCGCAAAATACCAGGACATGGTGCCACGCCGACGTGGTGACGGTGCCGGTCCCGGTCGCGGAGATCAAATCGCCTGTCGGCGATGTTCTGGCAAACATCTCGACATGCATGCCGGAGTTGACCGCCACAGAGAAACAGGTATAGGCGGCTGCGCTGGTTTCCTCGAACAATATAATGTTCTTGACAGCTGGGGCGGAGCTGAAATAAACCCATGCGGAAAGCATTACGGTTGTCGCTCCGTGTGTCGCGTTAACACCTGTCCTGGTCAGATAGCTTGTACCCGCCAGAGCCGCGCATGTGCCGCTCTTTCCCGCGCCTGGCAAGATAGCGTAGTTCCGTAACATGGGCCAGTCGCCAACGGAGTCATGAACCAATGTCACGCGGTTGAACTGCCAGGCCGCCACCAGGTTCGCCGCGTAGGAGTCAAGTGTCGTGTCGCCGAAGCCATAGGCGGACGATCCGCCGCCGGAGCCGACGCTGTTGGCCACCAGCCGGACTTTCCATGTTCCGGTGATGGCTGCGTTGCCGCCCAGCGGGGTCATGTCAAACGTGGCCGCGGTCGTGGTTGGGTTGTCGGACAGCGTGAGCCTGTAACCACCGCCACCATCCGCGTTGAAAAACTCACCAAGCACGTCCGCCACGCCAAGCGCATGGGTGAAAGTCACAACGTCACCAGACCAAGAAACCCCGGTTCCGTCGCTGGATGTGAAGCTGATTTCCTCTTGGCCTGGGGGTAGTTCGACTTTCGTCGCATCCCCCGTCTCGTCATCCAAAAGAGAAAAACCAATGAGGTTTATGTTCGCCCGCGTGGGCATGGGCGTCCCGTCGTCCTGTATGCCATGCCCACCGGAAACGGCGCTGTCCACGTCAAGTTTCTCGTCAAGGGCGGCCTGCGTGGCCGTGGAGACAGGTTTGTCCGCGTCGGCGGTGTTGTCAACGTTCGACAGGCCGACCATGTTTTTGGTCGCGCCGCCGATCTGGACCAGAACGTCCCCCGCCGAGGTGTCCAGCCCTATCCCGTCCCCCGCCCGGAACGAGTCCAGCCCCACCCCGGCCCCGCCCAGCATGGCGTCCACCTGGCCCGCCGTGTAGTATCCGCTGGACGCCACCCCCCAGAGCCTGCCGGTCCAGTTCAGGCCGCCGGGCGGCTGGAGGACGTCCCCCGACGTCTTCCCCCGCGTCACTGGGATCGGCGTGTCCTGCGCCAAAGCCATGGCCGCCAGGGAAACCAGGGCGGCCGCCAAAAACCACTTAAAGTGAAAAAATCTCGTTCGCATGGGCGGAAAACTCCTTTTTGGCGGAAAACCGCCGTTTTGTCTAGAAATTGCGGTGTTTCGCGAGGTACGCCGCCGACAGCGGGTGGCACATCGCCCTCGCCCCGCCGTCCATGAAGCGCCAGGCCGGGCCGTCCAGGTGGATCCCGTACGCCCCCCGGTAGCAGGGGTTGGCGCAATTCCTCTCCCAGGAGAACCTGGCCGCCACCTCCCTCGGGGCGAACCTCATCCCCATCGACTCCAGTTCCGCCCGGTGGACACGGCAGATGTGCTCGTCCTCCGGCCCCTGGCACGGCCCAAGTTCCGGCAGCGCCGCCAGGAGCCTGGCCGACCGCAGCGAGAACCCGCCGTTGCCCACCACCCCGTCCGGCCAGGGGGCCCCGACGTAGTCGTAGTCCAGGAACCCCGGCTCCCAGGCGTCAGGGTTGGCGACGACCCCGTCCCTCTGGACCACCAGGACATGCCCCCCAACGCCCTTCACGAGCCTCGGCAGCGACTCCACCATGAAGCGGCTGTACTCCGCCTTCGACCCTATCCTGGGGACGGTGTCCGTCCCGCCCCGGTCGGAGAACACCCTGAAGGGGACCCCTCCGCACAGCTTCGAGCAAAGCGAGGCGGCCTCCATGGCCCCCTCCGGGTCGACGCAGTCGGCGCAGACCACCAACCCTATCCTTTTTCCCATGTCCCAACCCTTTTCCTTGAATGGTGGAAAAAATCCTTCCGTCCACCCAAAATTTACCGCCGCCGCCGCTTTTTCGGGGCTCCCGCCGGTTTTTGGGGGGAAAACCCCTCCATGGGGGTGGCCCGTTTCCGGCGGCTTTGAAAAGCCCCCTCCAACGGGACTGGCCCATGTTCGTGGATTTTTAAAAAAATCCCCTCCCACGGGAGGGGGTTCGGGGGTGGGCTCCGGAAATTTAGGAACGCCCCCAATTTTTTCAGGAAACGCATGTCCAGGAAAGGGCATGGCGTTTTCCATGGAGAAGGCCCCATATGGGAACGAGTCCATGGGCAGACCGCCGAAAGGGGAACGGACGCCTGCCGTCCATGCGCCGGGTATGGGGGCTGGAGACAACTTCGTGGACGGGGGAGGAGATCGACACCAAATACGAAAGGGGAAGCAAGGAAGGAAATCGGAGCCAAGCGCGGAGGGGAGGGAAAATCGGAGCCAACCATGAGGAAAGAAGGAAGGGAGGGGAAATTGGAGCCAACCATGAGGGCGGGGAGAACGGGGGAAACCGACGCCAACTGTGTGGGGACCACCCCCCACCCCCTTTTCGAGGCGGTTTGACCTCAAAGCTATAGAAGGCCCCCGGCCTGCTTTCCCGCCGTTCCCCTAAGTATGCCGAGGGGCGATGAACCCCGGAGCGTGAATCTCCCGCTTGTGAGGCGAGGGGAAGCCCGTAAGGGCGTGCTGATTGACAATTGGAGAATGGCGATTGAGAATGAATCGCGTTCGTTCCCATGTCCACCGGAAAGGAGGTGAAACATGAGACAATGGGACGAATGGAATGAAACGCCCGATTGGGCGCATTGCGAGTGCGTCAGAGCCTGCCGCGAAGGTTACATGCCATGGGCTGAAAACCTAGGCAGAGAGCTCGAAAGGGCAAAACAGGCAAGGTTCAATGAATACCGCCTGAAAATGGACTACCGCGGCGGCTCTAACAATCCCGGCCCGCCCTTGAGGTGGGAACGGATTGAGATAGAGCGCCAGTGCGAACAAGCCTGGCGGGAGTTCAGGAAAACAGCCTAGCAAGGCTGGAATGGGATGAACGCGATAAAATAATGTCTACAGCCTTAGGGGAATGTCTCCCCTAGGGCGAACATAACCCGCCCTAGGGAATAGTTCCCATGGGCAAAAAGAAAGTAGGGAAAGAAGATGGAAAGCACGAATTACGCCGGAATGTCCGTGGAAGAGCTGTCTCTCATGCTGGCCATGAAGAAAGCCGAGCAGCTCGCCCCCGCCGGGTTCGAAATCCCGGATACCGAGGACGGCCGCGCCTCCCTGGTCAAGGCCAGGGGCTTGGACGTTCTGGCCCAGGAAATGGGCGGGGACGCAGACCGCGTCAACAGTTTCATCCTGCGGGCCGAGTCCGGCCTGCTCAAGGGGCGGGCCATCTTGATCGAGGACGGCCCGGAAGAAGAGACCGTCCGCCTCACGTTCCGGGGCCCGTCCGCCGTGGAGTCCAGGCTGATTGCCAGGAAGCCCGGCCTCCCCATGGCGGGCTTCTGGCCCGCGACTATCGCGATTGAGAACGGCCGCGCCAAGAGCGCGACGGTCAATTCCAAGACCGTGTTCCTGTCCGGGCTCGGCGTCAAGCCGGCGCCCCGCTACAGCCCCAATTCCCCGGCTACGGCCTCGGGGCCGAACCTCGATATGGAGTTCTGACCCGCCCCCCCCCGGCCCCTCCCGCAAGGGAGGGGTTTTCCCCATGCCCGCCCCTCCGGGGGCGGGTTTTTTAAGCTTTCTCCCCGCCCATGGGGGACGCCCATATACCGGGCTTCCCGTGGGGCAAACGGGGGATATGGAAATCGGAAAGCCCTTTCCCGTTGGAATGGGCGAATGTCACAAAAGTGCATGGGATTCAGGTATCCCATGGGAAACAAGCCCCGTGTCACAAAAGTGCATGGAGCGACGGCCCGGAAGGGCAAGGAGGATTGAGATGAAACCGGACAATCGCAGCTGTTTCGAGGTGAAAGCCTCGGAGGCGTTCTATAAAGCCGAGGCGCATAACCTCGGCGCTGAGTCGGCGGAGCTGCAAGAGCAGCTCGCCACCGTGCTGGGGGCGAGTAACCGCAAGACGGCTATCATCAACCGTCTGCGGCACGAGGCCGCCTCCATGCGCCGCCACCAGGGCAAGGTCGAAGCGGAGCGCGACGCCTTGAGAATTGAGCTCCTGCACGTCAAGCAGGAGCTTGAGGCCAGACGCAAGGCTCTGGCGTTCAACGCCGGGTGGAACAAATTCGAGGGCGGCATGGAGATTGCCGCCAAGAGATAGGACATGGACAAAAACACCATGCCGAACCCATGGAATCGAACTAGGGGCAAGGCATGGACAAAACAACCACGCCAATAGGCGTGGTCAACAACACCCAATAAGGGGGCGCACGATGACTAACAACGTGAGGGCTTCCCTGGCCGTGGTCAGGGAAGGAAGCAAGGCCAGGCAACTGGCGGTCGAGCTGGCGGAGGTTAATGGTATGGACGTGGGCGGATGGACGCTCACCCCCACGATGGATGGGGGTGCTGTGATTAGTATCACGCTCCGCCCCAAGAAGGACGACGGGGATTTCGAGAAATACATGAGGGAGACGGGGGAGAAAATGGCCTCCCAGCTCCCCCAAAGGAACGCCAGCCTGGGGAAGGATTCCCCATTGGTTCGGCATTTGGAGCAACTCTGGTCAAGTTGAATGCTCGAAAAACCGGGGTCTATACGACTCCGGTGGCAATAATGATCAACTAAGCAACCACACGCCCCTCCATGGAACCCCCGTGGAGGGGCTTTTCGTTTGCGTGGGACGCCGCTCCAACCCCCATGCGGGGCGTGGATGTTAGCCATGGCGCAAGTCGTAAGTGGCATGTCGCCATACAAAATGGTTTACGCCGATTCTGGCTAATAAACGGTGGCGTCGAACGGGGTGGAAACCGGGAGGCGGGTGGGATGATGTATAATCACGCAACGCAGAACCGACGAAACCCCGGTTTTTTTGGCATATCCGGGCAAAGGCATATATAATCCAGCAAATTGCCCGGACATGGAGGGCTGGATGTGATATTAGGTGATTCTGAAAGTTGTAAAGTGGCGTTCCGTTGTGGATCGTCTATTTATCTTGATAGTCACTAACGAATATTCGGGAGGTCTGGAGGGCGAAGCGCCTCCGGGGAATCCCCAAACAACCAGGAAGGGAACGAAGATGAAAAAAGTAGTGTGGGCAAGCAGGCACGAGATGACAGCCTTGCAGAGGGAGGACGCCGCCAGGATATGGCCGCATACCGAAATAGAGGCCAGGAACATCACCTTCACCGACATCGACAGCCTCAAGGCCGTGTGCGACGAGCCGGGCGTGGTGGCCGTGGTGGCCGTCCTGCCCCAGGCGCTCAGCCTCAAGGTGGGCTACCTGCGGGGGCAAAACGCCTTGTGGGCGGAGGACGTGTTCACCAGCCAATCCGAGCCCATGCAGGCCGTGGAGGGGCAGCCCCGGACGTTCAAGCATGTGGGGTTCGTGGACAGCCGGGGCGAGCGGGTGTAGCCCCAAGGGATGGTGGAAAGGCTTCCATAATATGGAAATTCGAGGCTAAATTCCGGGTGGTGGAATTTGTGTGTGTGGCGGTGGCCTCCACCCTGCGCTCCGATATATCCCACGGTTCGACCCCGGCGAGACCCGAATCCCTCCCCCGGATAGCCAATCCCCCCTGTTCCAGGTTCCCTCCCATGGGGCTGTCCACGCTTGGGGCTCCCCTATGCGCCCCTATGTGGGGAACCTTGTTCCTGTCCATGGTCGTCCCTCCTATGCGGGGTTCCTCCATGCGGTGTTTTTTCTAGGCTGATCCGTGCTTTCCACATTATGGAAATCGTTCCTTTTTGTGGAATGGGCGGACGCCCTCCCCCAACCCCCTCCCCGCCGGAGGGGGCTTTTGTCTGAAAACCAAAACCCGAAAAAGAAAGTAGGCCCGCGATGAACGTCTCCGCCCGCAACTGCAAGTTCCTTGGGTTGTTCCTTTCCAAAAACCCCCTGGACGTCCCGGACGTCTGGAAGGGCGAGGCCCGGCTGGGCAAGTCCCGCAAGGCCGCCGCGAAGTTCTGCATCAGGGGTGGCCAGCAGGTCTACGCCGCTTTGGAGCTCCCGGAGAGGCGCAGGGTCTGCAAGCCGGATTCCACCCCCTTGGCCGCCGTGGGGTATCCGGAGCGGGCCGCCGACAAGTTCCGCAGGGCGCGCCTCGCCTTGGACGCTCCGGTGATCCAGGGATGCCAGGTGGCGTTCAAGGCGGAGTTCGCCTTCGGCGTCCCCGGCATGGACAAGCTCCGGCGCTCGCTGCCCACGGGGGCGGAGAAAACCTGCTGCGAGGCCATCCGCGAATACTTCTATATCTGAATTGCCTTCTAAATAACGCCAACAATTGATTGGAGGAAAAGGAAATGGGTTTCGACACGAACATGGGGCCGGATTTGGACATGGAATTCGGCGGCCCCGCGCCGCTGGTGGATAGCAAGAGGTTCAACGACAAGGACGGCGTGGCCGAGGGCATCTACGCCGCGCTGAAGGCCGGGCGGGAGGGGGAGTGCTTCCTGGCCACCCTCCTGACATTCCGGGCCCCTTCCGAGAAAAAGGTCGTCAACGAGCGGGGGAATAAGGTCTCCGCCCCGCCGGAGCTTTACCGGGCGGTCGTCCCCCACGAGGGCAGTCTGTCCAGACGCCTCTCCGAGAAATACGGCGACCTCGCCTTCGAGGGGCAAGTCCACGAGCTCCCATACTGGATCTTCATCGGTAGCCGCAAGTTCCGCATGGAGGACAACTGCCTCCCCAAGCCGCTCGCCCAGCGGGATTACGATTGCATGAACTTCAAGGACAAGATGCAGGCTGGCTTCATCGGGCATGTCATGAGGGACAGCTCCCCCAAGGACAAGCTCCTGGCGCAGGTGAACCGGGCCCTGAACGGCAGCTCGGAGGATCTCGGCAAGGCCATCCGCAATTTGACGTTCCTCAAGGACAACCTCCAGGAGCGGGTTAACGTGGTCAAGGACTACGTGAGGCTCCGCGCCGTGTTCAGGGGGGGGAAGTGGGTCTGGTCGACCGAGTACGGCGACTGCTGCCGCCCCGCCCACCTGGTCAAGTCGGGGCTCTCCGAGGACGACAGGGTGAGGGAGGAGGCCAGGTTCAGGGAGGCCGCCTCCAAAGGCCGCATATTGGCCTGCCAGGCGGCTCCCGAGGGCTGCGTCCCCTCCGCCTACGATGTGGAGGTCGTGCCCCAAAGCAAGTTCGTGTCCGTCCAGGACGAGGCCGTGGCCAGGGCGGAGGCGTACAGCTCGGCATTCCCCAACGTGGCCGACATGGAGAAATGGCGCCTCTCGGAATGGGAGGCCGACAGGGTGAAAGCCTCCGCCGCGAGCGCCGAGGAGGCGAGGAGGCAAGACTTGATCAAGCGGATCATGGAGCTGGACAGGATCGCCGAGGAGAAAAAAGACATGAAGGCCAGATTGGAGGCGTTGAGGTAAAATGAAGGACTACTACACGTTGGAGAATTCGTTGCCGGCCTTCAAGGAGGCCCTCAGGGACGCCAAGGACTTGGCGGGGGCGGACGTGAACATGCCCTACGCCCCCAGGTTCGAGCCGGCGCAGGGGCGTTGCGCCCTGTGCGGCATGAAGTACACGATGGAGACCCCGGAAGGCTCCGTCCTGGGGGACAGGGCGGCGGGGAAGTCCTGCCATGCCTCCTGCCTCAAGGCGGAGCTGTCCAAGGACTGGGACGGCTCCCGACACCTGTTCTACGCCAACCGGGGGCTCGAGCTTTCCCGGGAGGATCTGGCGGAGGCTCTCTACCCCATGGCGCTGGCCATGGCGGCCATGGAGCGGAGCTCGCCCGCCACGGCCATGAAGGCGGACGGGACGCCGCGGATGTGCCTCCGCGTCCTGGAGGTGGAGCTGGACGACTGAGAGCGGGGGTCCGCCCCCGCTTTTTCTTTTGTCCGCGCCGTTGAAAGTGGATCATAAACCGGGGCCCGGCGTGGGCAACGGACAATTTTGGAAATCGGAAAGGGTGTGGGCATGGGTAAAACAGAGTTCAGGTCGGTTCTTTACGATGGCCGGGGCAATGAGGAGACCATCCAGAACAAGGCGGGATGCCCCCTGGGGGCGATGTCGGTGCTCGGGAAGCTTCTCAAGGGGCGCGGGGGCTTCGGCCATTTCGAGTCCCGTGAAGCCGGGTCTGTCCATTGGAGCATGGTTTTCGTCAATATCGACAAAAAACATTATGAGCGGGGCTTTAGATGAAGAAAACCAAGGACATTCTGAGGACGGAGCTGTGGTTCGGCTCCATCGGCATGGTGGTGGACCGTTGCCTGAAGACCATGGGCGAGTCCGGTGAGAACCCGCTCCCCCTCTCCGGAAAGACGGAGGTGTCCGTGGCTCTCGATCGTCTTCGCCGGGAGGTTCTGGACATGAAACACCGCGCCCTGAGGGCGTTGGACGAGCTTGAGGAGGCCAAACGGGCGTATCTCAGCGAGATTGAGAGCTCCAAGACGCTGCACGGGACGGTCAAGGAGCTGATGGCGCAACGTCAGGATTTGTATGACTGCCTCGCCGGCTACAACCCGGAGATCTGGGGTATATACGCAAGGAAAGGTGGTTGACTATGGAGACGGCGGCGTTTTTCTTCGTGACTTTGATTCTTCCCGCCATGGCGGGGATCGTCGTGTTCAAACTTCAAACGAAAGGGCATTGACCATGCGCGGAGAGAATGCCACGGAGGTTTATTGCATACTGGGGCAGCGGCTTTGCATGGTTTTGTCGTCCGGTCTTGCCTCGCTTGGGGTGGGCGTGCCCTATTCCGAGCTGGAGAAAATTGTCTACGATGACCTAAAGGCCATCACCAAAGAGTTCCCGGGGCTGGTTATGCCCGACGGGACGGAATACAGGAAAGGGAATTGATATGATCGCGATCAGGGACTACATTCCAGAAACCCAGTGGTACTCGGTCGATTTGGGGGACGGCGTCTGCACCGTCCAGAAGACCTCCTTCCTCAACCAAGACCATTGCCTCTACGTCCTGGCCGTGGATTGCGGCGGGAGGGCGTCCGTCGTCGCCTGGCGTTGCGCCGACAAGGACGAGAACCTGCGCTGGAGGGGCATGTCCCACCACGTCAAGAAGTTGGTGCAGGAGCTTGTCAAGGAGGCCTCCGACAAGGAGACCGGGAAAGGCCTGGCGTCCATGCGGGTCTCGGACTACGTCGGGCACAACCCCTCCGTCGATTGCTCCGACGAGGACTGGGAGGTCAGGGAGCAGGGCGACGCCGACGCGTATTTCGTCGCGACCCACGAGGGGCGCTGGATCGGCTCCTTCAGGATGAACGGCGAGGAGACGCCCGCCAAGCAGAAAGCCCTGGTCAAGATCATCGCCGCCGCCCCCAGGATGCTCAAGGCTTGCGAGGCCATGGTCAAAGCCGAGGACATGCAGAAAGGCTTGAGGGGCGGCTACATCATGGGCGTCATTTCCATCGCCATCGACCTGGCCAAAACGGCCATGGCAAAAATCAAGGAGAACTAGAATGACGAAGGCAGAGATTCTCAAAAGGCTGGAAGGCGTTCCCGAGGACGAGCACCAGGACGCCCTGTCGGACATGGTCAACGAGAAGCTTGACCAGATGGGCTCCGACATCAACAACTGTTCCGAGTCCGCCCAGATGGACTTCCTGATGTCCGGTGGCGAGACGAGCATGTGGCTGGTGGTCGTGGTCGGCGACGGCGAGCCGGAGATCCACGGCCCCTACAAGGACGGAGACGAGCGCGACGCCGCCGCCCTGGAGCACCGCAAAGGCGACGAGGGCGACGAGGACGGCATCTTCAAGCTCGACTGCGAGGGCACTCCGGAGGTGGAGACCTATTCCGGCGGCTTTTTCGACGACGATGACGACGAAGAGGATGGGGTGTGAAAAATGGACAAGGAGCACATCGACGCGGAAATCCTCCGGATAGCCCGGAGGATCAACAAGGAACGTTTTCCCGGGTCGGAGGGGATGGTGATCGCCCTCCCGTTCCACCACAGCGATAGCTGGGATATCAGCCCCGCCATCATGGGTTACATCTCCGACGCGGTGGAGGAGAAGATCGAGTCCGACCGCAAATTCGACGCCCGGCAAGAGGAAGAGGCTCAGGATTTTATCAACGAGCTCCGTTGCCGGGTCTACGATAACGATGGTAAGACCGTTGACAGGTTTACGGTCGTGCTGCTTGACGTGCCGTGGGATAGCGACCCCATGACCAGGCTAGCTTTGGGTTGCTCGGAGGGCGGCGTCGCCTATTCGGAATTCTGCTCGGCCATCCCCGGGCGGCACCTGGGAAAGAGGGTCGCCTTCAAAGACCTGGACGAGTCCACCAGGAAGCACATCGAGAGTCGTGTCAAGGACGAGGAGCCCAAACACCCCGGCAGCACCAACCCCCTTTACCCGTGAGGAGAAATATGAAAGCGAAGCTGTATCAAGGCACGGAGGAGGTAGGCACCGTCGAGTTCAAGCGGCTCAATGCCATGATAGAGGAGCTTGGCGAGGTGTTGTACCTCGCGAAGGCGAGGCTCCCGTTGAGGACGAACGGGGTCGAGCTGTCCTGCATGATGCTCGACGACATGATGCACGAGACGGATCTCTACAACGCCATCAACGCGACAGTCCATGGCGAGCGGGTGTCCATGGACGTACCCCGTATCCACCGCAAGCCCGGTTCGTTCTGGCTCACGATGGTGGGCAAGTACGACAACCAGGAATACCACACCGAAGAGCTGGAGGTCTGACATGAACAAGAAAACTTTCCGCCATCGTCTTTACAGCCCCGATTGCCGGCAGGTCGGCTGGGTGGACGTCGAGTTCTCCGGCGGCATGAGGTTCCCGGAGGTCGTCCGCGCCGAGATCGATGGCGTGCCCGACAAGCTGGAATGCGGCAGGCTCCAGGGCTCCAGGGACGGCTACGCGCTGGAGTGGTTCACGTCGCTCGGCTGCCGGGTGTTCACCCACGGCATCCCGTGGGACATCCCTTCCGGGAACGTTCGTATGAATCCCGTCCGCATCATCGTTTGGAAAGATCCGGATTCCTCCGACCTTTGGATGTACAGCGCCGACAATGAGGAGTTCGGTGGCGAGTATCCGACGAAGGAGAAGGCTCTGGAGAACGCCAAGGAGCGCTTCGGGAATGTCGAGGTGCTGTATTTTAAGGACTACGAGGACGGCGCCGGAAACTTCGACATTTTGCGCTGGTTCGAGGAAGGCTGCCCGGTAAAAACTTTATCGTAAACAAGGAGAGTTAAAATGCTGAAAGTTAGAATTGTGGATGACCACGACACGGGTAGTCCCCTGAAGGAATTCTCTAACGTGTCTAAGATCGTGCTGTTCGGCAAGGTCAAGCATCTTGGCGACGAGCATAATTACGACGCCCGGGGCGGGATCGACTTCGTCAAGGAAGTCTGCGAGGAGGAGTGCGGCGGCGACGAGGGTTTCGCCGCCATCACCGACATCTATGTCTACGAGCACGGCGGAATGCTGGTTTCAACCACCCCTTTCGGCGACAAATGGGACTCTTGGAGAGCTGGGTTCGCCTACGTCACCATGGAGACCGCCCGGGAGGAGTCGTCGGCCGCCGACGAAGCCGGGCTTCGGGAGTGGGCCAAATCCGCCATCGAGGATGAGGTTGGCACCCTGGCGCAGTACGTGTCCGGGGACGTCCACGGTTTCGAGGTCTACGACGACGATACCGACGAAATTGTCGAATCGTGCTACGGGTTCTACGGCGAGGACTATTGTCGGGAGGAGGCGGAGGGTGCGTTGAAGTATTGCGTTGAGCAAGCTGAGGCCGACGCCTTCGATGCCGAGGAGAAATCCTGGGAGGACATGGGTGCCCTGCTGGAGGCGACGGCAGCATGAAAAAGGACGACATCGTAGAGGGCAACCGTTGCCGCTGCTATAAGAAGCACGGCGTTTGCCGGATATTCATGATGGACGCCAAGGGCAACTGCGACAAGAGCAGGACGGCCTGCCTCGTGTTCGCGTCCGGACAGGGCGTCAGGTGGGATGTCGATTTCAGCAGGCACCCCGGCGTGGGGTACGGCCGCAGGGTCGCGTTCGACGCCATGGACGAGGGCGACAAGGCGTTCGCCAAGGAGGTGTTGGGCAAGCCGGGATTCAAAAAACAAGGAGCCGCAACATGAGGACGAGATCCAGAAAGGAAATCTTCGCCCACTACAAGGGCGATGTCACAAAGAAGATGTTTGACCATGTCGACCACGACGACATGGGAGACGTCGCCGAGGCGCGGATCTCCCGGGAGCCGGTGACGACCTGCTTCACCCTGGACGAGGAGGTCTTTAAAAACCTGTTCAAATACAGCAGGTCGTCCTGCTCCTGGAGGTCTATCTACGGTGAGGTCTACTTGCAGGATCTCTGCTTCGGGGTTTGCGTGGCCACCAGTGCCAAGTGTGGACAGGGTTCCGATCTGTTCTGCTCTGGTTCCCAGATGGAGAAGGGCAAGCCGATCCTTCGCCCCGACACCTCTCACGAGGACGGCGGGCTGATCCTCTCCGTCAGGCCGAAGGAGGGGTTCGCCCCGAAACTCTCGTTCCCCAACGAGATGGAGGCTCTCCGCTACGTCAGGGTCGACGAGGAAAACTGGTTGAGGCTGCCGGCCATCCTCTACACCGCGGCCAGTCAAACCGAATATGAGTTCATCAACAGCAGGCTGAGGATTTCCCTTGAGACCTGCCGCCACAAATTCGCATACAAAGGGGCATGACATGGCGGGAAAACAAGACCCTTTCACGATGTCCGACCGTGGGATAACCTGCGATCCGGACGACGCACCGGACGGTTACTACGCCGTGCCCAAAGGCCCCCGATGGGAAGGCGACAGCGAAAACATCTGCCGCCAGTGCGATTGGCGTCCGACGTGCCAAGACCCGAAGACCGACACGCTGACGCCCGGACTCAATTGCAGAGGCTACGCCGTCAAGGCGCTCAAGGACGGGAAGATCTATCAGCGCGCCGATGGCTGTGGAGTTGTGTTCAAAAAACGAAAGGATACATGACATGGACAAGGCCAAGAGCATCCAGGACGAGATCTCCAGGCGTTTCCCCGGCATGGGGGATAGGCTGGAGGTTCAGGTGGTGGGGGACGACAAGGACTCCAAACTCCCGGACATCAAAATCCTGGGGAGGAGCGGCGACAGCCTGATGGTGAGGACGTCGGGCGACATCGAGAACGCCCATTTCGCCGACATGATCAACGACCCCAAGAACCCGCTCACCAACGAGGATTTGAGGAAGCTGGTGGACAGGTTCCCCAAACGCTGGGGCAAGTTCGCCCACCTCATCGGCAAGTTGAAGCACTAAAAAACAACCAGAACGGAGTACGGAACCATGGGCAAGATCAAACTTGTCTTTTCGGGAGACGTTCGCAGTGAGAACACGGCACTTGTGCTGTCCAACCACATCGGATCAAAAGGGGAATGGCGCCACGAGTGCGTCAACAAGAATGACCATGCAACCCGGTTCGTCCTGGACGAGCGCCTGTTCAAAGGGGCGTTCGCCTACGACCCGGCCGGGCGCTGCTGGAGGACGAAGTGTGGCAAGAAGGTGTTCCTCGCGGACATGGCCTCCTCGGTGGGTCTGTTCCATAATGGCGTCTTGGCCATCATGGATTCGGCCATCGGCGTCGAGTTTTTGCCGGAGCCGAAGTGCGAGTATCATCTTGGCTCCGACCGGTTTTTGCAGCTGGAGTTCACCGGCCGGCGCGCGGCGGAGATGTTTCCGACCATGTCCCTTGTCAGCCGCTATGTCAAGGGCAGGGACGGATGGATGAAACTGCCGTCCCTCACCCGGCTGCTGGAGACGCCGGACATGACGTCGAGGTTCTTCTTGCAGGCTATGGAATCACTGGCTATCTGCCGGCCGGAGGTGAAACCATGAAGACGACCTATATCGCGACGATCGCCGGGCTCCACGGAGCCAACGACATCACCATCGCCTTCAAGCTGGAGGAGGTCGAGGACCGCGGCTATATCTGGAACTACAGCCCCAAGGCCGTCAAGGCCAAGGCCAGGAGGCTCGACCCCAACCTGCCGCCTTGCGTCTACCATCCTGACGACACCTGCTGCAAATACCACGACATCCCGCCCTACGCCGGGAGCGGCGGCAATGGCTACGGGGCGCGGCTGTTCACCGACAGGGACAAGGCCGTGGAGCACCTGCGTAGCTTCGCGGTCTCCCTCAAGGGGAACGAGCTGAAGCGGTGGTTGGGCATCGACGCGATGGCCTCCAAGATTTCCACCGACGACCTGAACGAGAAAATCGTCTCCGATTTTGAGCTGCTGCTGGCCAGGGCGAACCACAACTCCCCTTTCAAGAAACCTATCACCGCCAGGTGGATAGAGCAGCAGGCCGAGATCTGGGAGGGCAAGGGGTATCCCCCGTCCGCGACCTTCGTGGTCGACGGGCAGCTTTTCCGGGTCGAGAAGTGCGACGGCAAATTCATCTACGCCCACAACTGGGGGCACAACTAGGGAGAACGATTATGAAATTTTCGATGACAATGGACAGTTGCAACGCCGCCTTCGCGGACGGTGGCAGGGACGAAGTGGCCAAGATACTTTTGGAGGTCACCAAAAAGGTGAACAGCGGCTTCAGCCATGACGTCTGCCTGGACACCAACGGAGCCAAGGTCGGGGAATGGGACTTCGAGGAGTCGGAGATCGAGGACGACGGCACCCCCAAGAAGATCCACGACGGCGACGAGCTGAAAGCCTTCGCCGTCAAGAGCGGGGTCGGCGAGCGGGAGAAGGGCTTCGCCTCCTTCGTCGAGGCTCTGGAGGAGCAGTTCTCCCGCTACCCTGTCTACGACGACGACCTAGACGTGGACGTGGCCAAGGAGCGCGCCAAGGAGATCGACGCCCAGGAAGAGGAGGGCTGAGCCATGAGCTTAAAACAAATCAGGAAGAAGGTGCTCCTCCTCGGCCTCTCCATGGCCCAGGACGACCACAACGACAGGTTCCTGCTGAGCAGGGACAAGGGCAAAGTCCTCTACGTCAACAGCGTGTTCGCCACCGAGGGGGGCGACATCAACAAGCAGGTCTCCGACCTGATCGTCCTCCACTCCCTCGCCCGGATGGCCAGCTGCCCCGAGGAGTTCCGCGAGCTGAACATCTGGAAGCCCGTCCCGTTCCCCGAGGTCAAGTCCTTCGCCCTCAGGATCGGCAAGTTCTTCGCCGGCCACATGAAGGAGTTCGAGGAGGCGGCCGCCTTCCCCTGGAAGCCCGAGCTCAACCGCAAACCCACAGTCTAGGAGTCCATCATGTACAAAGTTCCCTTCTGCCACATCTCAAGACCCGCCCTGGCCCACGCCAGGCGGATCATGGCCCAGACCGGCGACGAGAACTTGAGGAAGGCCGAGCCGCTCTTCATGTTCTGCACCGGGGAGACCTGGTCGACCGTCTCTTGCTGGTCGTACGGCACCCAGAAAAAGTTCGAGGCGATCGCCTCCGAGACCCCCTACGTCAAGTTCGCCTACGACTACGCCATCGAAGTCGAGACCGGCCATCTCTACCTCCCCGGCGAGCCCCGCAAGCTGCTGGAGTTCACCAAGGCCAATATCAAGGAGATGGTCAAGCATTACCTGCTGGCCGTGGCCTGGACGAGCGAGGAGCCCTTGGAGTTCAAGAAGAACTACCAAGAGATCGAGGTAACGAGGTCGGCCCAGTTGCGCGCCTACTTCGATTGCGGCTCCTTCCTGGGCTCCGCCCGCTGCTTCACCGACAATGTCCCCATCAACCAATTCGGCCACGACTTCTGGCTGGCCAGGAACGGGCATGGTTGCGGCTTCTCCGACCGCAGGGAGTACCCCCACAAGGACGTGCTCCAGAAGAAGGCCGAGGAGTTTGGGGAGGTCGAGCCGCAGAAGGTCAACGGCAAACTCGACTTCTATCCATGAGCATGTTCATGCTCAACAAAAAGGAGATGGAGTCCCTCCTCGGCCCGGATAAAGTTTCCGCCATGGAGGAGGAAGCTTTGGCAAGCGGCCGTTGCAGCCGGGCGGCGGAGGTCAACGGTCATAGCCCATGCCTTTTCCTGAAAGATGTTTGGAGTTATAAGATGGTAGTAACCGGGTATCTTGGCAGGCTACAGTATTTCGTCTTCAACACAACCGGAAGGATTTCTCCATGAGTAGACATGCGTTGTACCGCGACACGGAGAAGTGCGGGTGGGTGGAATGTTCCATCCCCGCCGGGTTCATTCAAAATGTGGCCGTCAAAGCCTCGGAGGTGGCGAGATCCCACGGCCTGGAGTTCAAGGCCGTGAAGATGGACGCCTCCGACGTCAAGATCAAGTCCCTGGAGGTTTTCGGAGACCCCGGTTTCTCCCTGGAGACCCCGATCGTGGTGTCGGGGGTGGCGGGCTATTGCCTGGAGTTCATCGGGAAACACGACGGCTGCGTCTACTACACCGGTGACGTTTCCTGTGAGGACGTGCCATGCTGACGTTCAAGGAGACCCTGAAACAGGGCGGGATCGGCACCAACGCCGACAACTTCATGGGCGACGAGGAGGACGACGGCTGGGTTGTCGTCCCCTGTGTCGGTAACAACCGAGACGCCCAGATACTCACCAGGAGCAACTGGGAGTCCGCCCTGGAGCGTCTGGGCGGCGAGGGCGACGAGGTCAAAATCAAGCGTTGCCATCACTGGACTTGCGGCTGGATCGAGCACCTGCTGGTCAAGCGCGGCGGCAAGGCCGAGAAGGAGGCCGACAAGATCGACCAGGAGATTTCCCATTACCCCGTCCTCGACGACGACCGCTATCTCCGGTTGCAGGACGAGGCCAGGAAGGAGATCTGGGACGGGATGGACATGCGGCAGAAGATAGGGCTCTGCTCCAGGAAAAAGCAGTCCATCTTCATGGCCAGGAGCAAGGCCCCTCCCTACGACGAGGGGGATGGGACGGATTTGGTGGAACCAGAATAACAAAACAAAGGAGTGGCTTATCATGCCCACCATGTTGCATCTCAAGGTTCTCGATAGGGCTTCCGGGGCTGAGGAGACCATGAAAGTCATGGTCGGCAAGGCCTTGGCGGAAACCCATCGCCGGATGAAGCTGGCGTTCGAGTCCAGGTCGGAGCCCGCCGTTACCATGATGGCGATGACCACGGACGAAGGCGTCCAGGCCACCCTTTGCGGGGAACGTCTGCCGAAGTCCGAGTTCGGCCCCCGCGACTGGGTCAAATACCCCCGGGAGAAGGACCATGTTTGGAACTGGCAGGCCAAGAACGGCTCGGTCGAGATGGCTTTCGACGGCGCCTTCGTCTGGTTCCGCTTCCACGACGACGACGGGATGGGAGAGACCTGCGCCATCGAGGACGCCGAGTTCGAGAAAATCGCGAAGGAGGTTTGACCATGTTCATCAAATTGCAAAACAAGGTGGACGGCGGGGAGCAGCTGTTCCATGTCGAGCTCGACCACCGTGTCACCAACCCGGACCCCTTGGCCGTCTGGGACATCCACGCAACCCCCGTGGAGAGCGAGAAGGCCATCCACCGAGAATGCGGTTTAGTCTTCAGAAACAGGGAGGTCTCCCCCTGCTACGCGGCTCTCGCCGGAATCCACAGGGACGTCGTTCACTGGTACACCTGGGGCGACCGCTCCGCTCCTGTTCCATACAGCTGCGTCCCCTGGCTCAACAAGCGTTTCGAGGAGGGGCTCCGGGAGAAGGTGTTCACCAAGGAGACCCTGGACAAGCTCGTCGCCGGAGGCCAGATCCCGGAGGTCTATGTGCTGGACGACAGCGAGAACACGGGAGTGTCCGTGTTAGCGTCCGCCCCTGTGAGTCTGGTGCTGGTCAGCATGCCCGAGATCGAGCCCGGGCTGAGGGAGGGGGCGGAGTTCGCGGTGGACGACGTGAAAGCTCTTCTCGACCCGGAGTTCGAGGTTCTGGAGCCTTGCGACGTCCGCAAGGAGCTGTCCGACCTGGTCGAAGACTTGCGGAGGCGTTACGACAACTTGAACTGGGAGGGTTGAACCATGGACAACAAACAGGAAATGGTCTCGAAACTGCTGGCGGCGTTGAAGCAATGCCTGCCCCATGTTGATGCCCATCGCCACGCCTCTGGTGGCGACGGGGATCTGACCGCGGTCATGGCCAGGAATCTCATCGAAGAGGTCGAGAAGGCCACTGGTAAGGAGAAAAACAAGACGCTGCGCTTCAAGTGCCCCGAGTGCGGCTGCGACCGCCTGGAGATGGTCTACAGGAGCTTCACCCGGCAAGTGTGCCGCGAGTTCTCCGTGATTGAGCTGTCCGAGGAGCGGCTGGATTTGGAGCCTGTCGACATGACCGAGACCACCGATCTGGAGGCGTTCCTCCGGGCGCAGTGCGACAGCTGCGGCCATGTCGCGACGGAGACCTACGACGACATCAAGAACGCCGACGGCGTCACCATCGAGGAGGGTTGACCATGGAGCCCGGGAACGGACGGCTCTGGATGGACGGGATCGACGCCTCCAACATCGACCGCTGGAAGAACAGCATCGTGTCCTTCCCCGAGATCCCCAATGACCGCAAGGGGCAACGGGGCTATGGCACGCTGCATGACGTGGGGAACAACCAGGGGCGTAAAAGTTTCGTGGTGTCGTTCATTTCCATCCACGCGTTTATCGAGCGTCAACAATTTTGGCGCCTAGCCGAGGATGTCGAGATGGAGCATCCGGCCGACGAGAAGGGTTGCACCAGTTGGAACTCAAAATGCGGGGCTCCCCCGTGGAAAAAGGAGGCTTGAGATGTACCTGTTGACCAATGCCAGCGACTGCGAGGCGGCCTTTGAGGTCGAGCTGAACCACAAGCTCCTGGATGTTGTGGAGCGCGCCGACGCCTTCCTGGAGGGCGAGGGCAAGAAGCTCCTCCCCGAGCTCCGTTCCGTCACGGTGTCCGCCATGTGCGGCCAGCACGGGGTGCTCGTGGATGATGCCCCGGTGGGGTATGAGACAGACACTTACGAGACCTCGGGCGTCGGGGTGGGGGCGGCCATCCGTCTCCGCGAGATTTGCGGCGCAAAGGAATCCCTAGTCGATCTCCAGATCAGGGTCTGCGGCGGGAAGATGCGCTTTTGCGCCAACGGCCACTCGGGGGTGCCCGTGGAGATCAAGATCCTGAAGGAGGGTATCCTTCAGCTCGACAACAACTTTTTCAACAACTGAACGGAGATCATCATGAGCAAGCACCTTACTGAGACCGAGCTATTGCAGGCCATCCAGCTTATGGGCGCGCCGGATAGCGAGTGGCTTGGCGACCCCCATACCCGCAGACGTTTCTTCGAGGATCTCGCCGAAGTTCTGGCCAACTACGACGGGGCGGCGTTCAACCAAAGCGAGGACGACATGGTCGACGACCTGGGAGAGACCTACTCGTTCGGTCCCACCGACAGCACCCCCGAGGGCGGCGGAGTCCTCTCCCTGTACGACCGGGACGTGTTCTGGCTCGGGCAGGACAACGACCCGAACGGCAAACTGGAGATTGACATCCACAACGACGACTGCAAGCTCTACCGCATGACCATGGAGGTCTACCACGAGCTGCAGGGAGGGAACGAGGATTTCCTGAAATTGCTCCCCAGCCGCCGCAACAAGGAGCTCCTGGTGTCGTTGACCGACAGGAGAGGCGTCCCCGACGACATCGAGCCCGAGCTGTTCGCCGGCGTCGCCCCCGACGGCGAGACCGTCCTGGCACTCGTGGCCTGGGTCGCCCCGGGCTCCGTCTGATTTTATTCCCCCTCCCCCGGCACAGGGGGCGCAACGCCCCCGCCGAAAGGTTGCCTTCGGCGTGGAGGAAGACGCCGTACGTATCACTAAGCTCAAGCTTGAGATACTTTTGCCGGGCCTTCGGCGAAAAACACCGGAAAAAGTATCACAAGCCCTCACTTAGCGATCCGTCCGCCATTCAGGGGGGAGGGGGTTCTTTTTTGGTCTCCTCCGGGCAGCTACACGGGGCGGAGCGCCCTGGATCCGGGACGGTTGTCCTGGTTGGAGGGTATCGAAGAACAGGTTCTTCGATCAGTGCCCGGAGGAGGCCTTTCCACCCCAAAAACGAAGGTTTATCATGGGTAAATATTTTGTCTCTCCCTCTCTGGTCGAAGACCATGAGTACGTCGTCCAGGTGGAGATCACCCCCGACGTCAAGAAGCTGCTGTCCTCCGCCCGGGCGGCGTTCGCCGCGGCGAAGATCTCCTGCCCCTCCCTGGAGTCCATGGGCGTCGTCCTTCCCAAAGGGACCGTCAACCTCAAGGCCTGCGACCCGGCGGAGTTCGGCCTGGAGCCCGTCCTCGACGGCGACCCCGTCCCGGAGATCAGGGAGGTCGGCGTCGTCTTCGACGGCGACGAGGCGGTGGCCTCCGCGGTGGCGGTCTGCCTCGCGGAGACCTTCTTCGTGGCGGTCGTCACCCCGAAGGGCGGCCTCGCCGAGACAGAGCCTATCGCCATGGAGAAAGTCTGCGGCCCCGTCCCGCCTCCCGCCAAGGAGCCCGCCGCCGTGGACAAGGGCTTCGTCTACGCCATCGACGGCGCGCAGGAGCTCTCGAACCTGGGCGGGATTTTCCGGGACTGGATGAGGAAAAAACAACCGGGGATTGACTCCCCGTCCAGGAAGGCGGAGGAGTGGCCGGCGATCGCGGGCGCCGCCAACAAGGCCTTCGAGGAGCGGGACTTCACCAATCCGGAAGTTTCCGCGTTCATGGAGGAGAACGCGATGCTAATCCATTCCGCCATGGAGAGCCTCGACGGGGACGGCCATGGCTCCAAGAGGCTGGCGAGGTTGGTCTGTGGCTGCGACGCGGAGATAGACGTCCTGCGGGAGATGGCCGACAAGCGTTATCCCTTGGATCCGGACGATGTCCTGCCCTTTGTCCATGGGCGGCAGAGGATCTGGTGGGAGAACTTCCTGTTGGGGTTGCATGAGTCCGACAAAAGGATGTTGCGCGAAGCCTCCGGGATGGTGTCCGCCGATGTCTAGGGGCAAGCTCCCGGACGCCATGCGCCACCCGTTCAAGGCGTTCCTCGACATCGGTGTGGATTGCGACATGTACACGAAGGAGGGAAGGCGGAGGACATGGTACACGGACGCTCTTCCAAGGCTTGACAAAGACGGGCGCCGCGTGCTATTGTTGTGGCGCCGGGGAAAAGTTCTGAAGTTGAGGCACTTTCCCGCGGCCGACGTGGTCGTCGGGAAAAAGGTTTGAGGGCCGGCGGAATGGTTCCGCCGGCGAAAAAGGAAAAGGGAACGATGATGAGCGAGGAACAGGATCTGTATCTGGGGCACGAGCAGGACGAGAACGAGGAGCGTGAGAGGGTCGAAAGCATCATGGACGCGGTGCGCGCGGCGGAGTCCGCCCGCTTGGCGCGCCCGGAGGTCGCCGCCGGCCCCGAGCCGGAGTGGGCCACCGTCCAATGCGCGACCAACAAGCTCAAGGACAACGGGCTTGTCGGTAGGACGGTCTCCTCCCTGGCCAACGACCCCGCCGTCCGCGAGTCCGTCGGCTGCTACGGTGGCGAGGTGACGATGGTCTCCAACCCAAGCCTGGGCATGGAGCCCATGCAAGTGGGGGAGGACTACATCCTCAAGGGCGGCGATCTCCTGGAGTTCGTCAAGGTCTCCGGCGTCAAGGGCTGAGCCGTGTTCGATCGGCTGCCCGTCGACTGCGCCTTCTCCCTTGAGGGGGGCGGCGCGGTCCTCTTCGTCATCGAGCGGAGGCCGAGGAACGTGGTCATAACGCAAGGGGCGCGGCGGTTCAAACTGTCTTTCCCCTTTCTCCAGTTCTTCGTCCCCGTCGGGGAAAGCGGGGTCTTGGACCCCGTCCATGTCACATGCACGGTCGAGCCCCTGGAGTCCGGGGCCGACGATCTCTTCCTCCCGCCGCTCCCGAACGTCCATCACGACGGCAGGATCTGCTTCGGGCAGGTCGAGTCCCGGGGGAAGCTGAGCGAGAAGGTGTGGGAGTCCGCCGGGCTGATCCCCGGCAGGTTCCTTGAGTCCGCCTTCAACAACGACCTCAGCAAGACCGGGCTAGACCCCAGGATGAAAGACCTGGCCGAGTGGGAGAAAGCCTCGGCCGCCAACCCCTTGTTCGCCCTTGGCGTCAAGTACGAGCGCCTGGCGTCCTTCGCCGGGCTCGTGGCCAAGTACCCCCAGAAGTTCGGCAAACCGGCCACGGCCGCCAACGAGCCGCGGTGCGTCTCCCTCTAATCTCCACCCCTTTAAAACAGGAGGCCCCAAATGCGGGAGCCTATTTACATCCCCGACCAGGCGGCTTTGGACGCCGCCCCGGCCGGCGTTCCCCTGGTGGCCGGAAACGGCACTTTCGTCAAGCGTGTGACGAGGCTGTTCGAGGCGGTCGTCCCGGCCGCCCCGCGCTTCGAGGCCATGCCCTCCGTCAAGCCCGGCCCCGGCATCTCCCTCCCGGGCTGGCTGCTCAGGAGCGTGATGTCCCTGTTCAGGGAGGTCCACCGCGACCTGGGGTGCGAGTGCGTGGTGGTTTTGAGGGTGACGGAGGACGGCGATTGGTCATATGTCGTCCCCAGGCAGGTGGTGACGCCGGCGTCCGCTAGCTATGACCTGTCCCTCCCGTCCATTTTGGTGATGAACGGGGTATGGTCAAGGAGAAGCACCGCCATCGGAGGGATGCCGGAGGGCTCCATGGTGGCGGGCAGCGTCCACTCCCACGCATCCATGCCCGCCTTCCACTCGCCCACGGACAAAGGGGACGAGATCAACCTCGACGGGATCCACGCCACGATCGGCTCGTTCGGGGATGAGTCCCCGTCCTACTCAAAGCAGATCGTCGTCGACGGCATGCGGGTGGACGCCCCGTCCAGGGAGGAGTTGGAGATCCTGAAGACCCCCAGCCTGTCCGTCGGCCTTCCATGGAAAGAGATCGTCACCGTCTCCAAAAAGCTAGTTGGGCAGCTCCGCAAAAACGCGAGGAAAAGGAAGTCGATCATGCCTGTTTACGATCTCACCCCGGAGAAGGCCGGGGAGTTGATGCGGCTGGCGGGGGAGCTACAAAAGGAAGCCCCTCCCCTCGACTCGCCTATTTGGGGGAAAGGCGAGGGTGGACGCCCTTGCATATCGGAGAAGGACCGCCAGCATGAGGGCGCGGACCTGCAGCATTGGGGACAGGGGAAAGGGGTCGTCCTCTACCCTAGCTACGTCTCCTGCGGGTTGACCCCGGACGCCATGATTTCTTGGGGCGGGGAATTCTTCGCGTCCGGTGGCAACCACAACCCGTTGGAGGACGCTGGCGTCTATATTGACGCGATTAAGATTATCCTCGAAAAAATAAGGAAAGGCTAGGCCATGCGTTTCTTCAAACACTACTACAACGACAGGCTGGCGAGGGCCCGCCCCGACATGGATTGCGGCGGCTTCGCGTGGAACCGCATGGCCTATTACGACCGGGAGTCCATGCTGGACGAGGGGTTGTGCCCCGTCGCCCCCAACTTTTTCATGGACATCTCCGAGGCTTGCCTCCCCAAGGTCGACGAAGCGGTCGAGATCGTCAACCGTTGGGGCGTCGAGGCGTCCTACTTCGCGGAGAAGCTCCAAACGGTCGAGGGCTTCGAGGTCGTCCGTCTGGACGGCACGGGCTGGGCGATGGACGGCTACCCTTTCTCCAGGGCCTACGGCGGCTATCCCCTGTTCAAAGGGCCGTGCCTGGAGGGTTTCAGGAACGAGTTCAAGGGGAACACCCCTCCCTCGTTCCTGTATTTCGAGGAGAAAGGCTACGTCTGCCAGGACATGTTCTGCCTGGACGCGAGGAAACTGGAATTTGAAGAAAGGAGGGCTGTTTGATGAAAGCTACTTGGAACGGGAAATATGGGAGGGTCGATCCCAAAAACATCAATAGGAAGAATTTAACCAGAGTCATCGTGGCGGTCGCCACGGACGACAGTAACGTTCCCCGGGAATTCGCTATGGCGAAGATATACCAGCCCGGGAAGGGATCATATTGCGGATTCTGGACTCTCCGACAAGCTTTGGGCTACACTAGCGGAGGAGCCCGTTCCTGCATGGGTGTCGGTGACGTCCGCCGGCGGCCGTCCGGCGGATTACGCCGTCAGGGTGCTCCCCGGCGGGGACAGGTTCTGGTTCAGACGGGTGCCGCCGTTGCCGGGCGAGAATTGGAGGGAGTATTCGACGCGGTTGAAGTTCCGCCTGATGCAGGAGTCGAACGAGCGGCGGACGAGGAAGCTCCCCGACGGCGGGACGCTCCCGCCGGAATGGGCGGACAATCCGGACAAGGAGCTGGACAGGCTCGCCAGGGAGGCGGGGCTGGAGTTCGTGGACGTGCCCGGGCTGCTTGACAAGTATTTCGTCGGAATGAGCGTCGAGGAGGTGCTGGATGAGTTCAAGAACTGATGACAGGGCCAGGGCGGCGTTGATGAGGGAGCTAGGTTTCGTGGAGGATTACATCCACTTGTTCATGGGGGCTTGCCCCTCGGATCCCGCCCCGGCCGGCGGCCATGGGATGGGGGAGATCCTGTCCGGCCTCCCCGGCGGGATGATGATCCCGAACCGCGGCTACGCCGAGTTGATTCGCCTGGGGCTGGCCGGCGTTCTGGACTACGACATGGACTTGCCGCCGGAGGCATGCCTGGTGAAAGTGTCCCGCCCGCACGACCTGAATTCCCTGGCCAGGGCGTTCGACATGTGCCCGCTTGTTCTCGGATCCCTGCTGGAGTCGGGAAGGAAAGCGTACAGGGTATTCACCATCCCCAAGAAGTCCGGCGGCAGGCGGACGGTCGAGGCCCCGTGCAAGCCGCTGGCGGAGTTCCAGAGGAAGTTCCTCGACATGGTAGTCTACCATAAGTCCATCCCCCACGAGGCGGCCCACGGCTTCGTTCCCGGGAGGTCGACGAGGACTTGCGCCGTCCCCCACGCCGGGAAAAGGACGGTCGTCAAGATGGACCTCAAGGATTTCTTCCCGTCAGTCTCCAGGAGGATGGTGTGGCGCGGCCTTTGGCGCTGCGTCGACGCCTCCAACGTCAAATGGATCGGCGCCGCGCTGGAGCTCTGCCTCCTCGACGGCCGGCTGCCTCAGGGGAGCCCGGCGAGCCCGGCCCTCTCCAACCTCGCCATGTACGCCTTCGACGAGAATCTGTCCAGGGCTGCGATTAGGCTGGACGCGTCCTACACCAGGTACGCCGACGACATCACGATGTCATGGGACTGGAAGGAATGCGGCAAGCTGATGGGCGTGGCGGGGGGGCTGGCCTCACGGCACGGTCTGGTGGTCAACCGCAAGAAGACCACCGTCATGGCCAGGGGCGGCGCCCAGCGGGTCGTCGGGCTGAGCGTGGTGGAGAAGGGGCGGGCGACCGTCCCGAAGTGGCGGAGGCGCAAAATCAGGGCCGCCCTCCACAACGCCATCACCAAAGGTGGCGGGGACATGATGAAGCTGTCCGGGGAGGTCGCCTACATCGACGGGGCCGACAAGGCCCAGGGGTCGTGGTTCAAACGAAAACTCGCGGAGTTGAAGGAGGCGCGCCGTGGATGACCTGAAATTTGACGAAGTGGAGCTGCCACCGCCCATGGAGGGCTCCCCCATGAGGATGCTCGTGGCCGAGGGGGTGTCCAGGAGGGCGAGGAAGCTATGGACGAAGGCTCTGAGGCCCGTGTCCAGGGCGATGACCCTCGATGAGACCCTAGCGGCGCCCCTTGTGGAGGTCCACCGCACGGCGGAGTCCGCCTTGCTGGCGACTTTCGACGTCTCCATCCCCGCCATGGCGGAGAAAGTGGCCTCGTGGACGAGGGCCAACCCCAGGGCGTTGTGCCTGTTCTCCTCTTTCGGGATGACCTCCGGGTCCCTCTCCCGGGGGTGGAGGAAATTCTTGGTGGCCGGCGACTCCTGGTTTTCCGGGGGGCAGCAGTTCCCGCCGGAGTACATGGCCTTCCACGAGATCTGGCACCTGAGGGAGTACTTCCTCCACGGGGCCGGCGGGGATTGCCATGACGAGTTCATGGCCGACATCGGCGGGGGGAAAGGCGTGATCCGGCTGGTGATGGCCGGGTCGAAGGCGTCGGTTTCCCCCAGGAAAGGCCACCAGTTCCTCCATATCCTCGCCAGGCGCCACCTAGAGGTGGTGGGCGGGGGGACGGCGGACGAGGTGATGGACAGGATAGCAGCGATGGGGCACCAGTGGATGTACCACTTCCCCCCGGACGGCAGAAACAAAAAAGGAAAAGAGGTGTTTGATGGAAGCCTACAGGCCGCAAACTCTTGACGGGTTCGTCGGGCAGTCCCATTTCAAGGAGAAGGTGTCGCTGATAATCAAGGCGTCGCTTCTGATGGACTCGCCCATGCCGCACATTTTGATGGACGGCCCGCCGGGGCTGGGGAAAACCACGCTGGCGAGGATATTGTCCAATTCCACGGAGAACCGTTTTTTTCCCTACAACGCGGCGTCGATAAAGACCTGCAAGTTCATGGAGGACATGGCCAAATGGATGGCCCCCCTCACGGCCAAGGCCTATGGGGACGACATGGAGAGGCTGCCCGGGGTGATGAGCTGCGGTTTCCCCATAGTCTTCCTTGACGAGGTCGAGAGGCTCGACAAAGGCGTGATGGAGCAGCTCCACACGGCCCTGGAGTCCCGGGTCCTCACGATGAGGAAGATGAACCCATACGGCGGCAGCAAGACGGTGACGGTGAAGCTCCCGCACTTCACGATGGTGGCGGCGACGAACTACGCCGGGTCGATCCCGAAGCCGTTCCTCGACCGCTTCCAGGAGAAGCTGACGTTCGAGGCCTACTCCGACGCCGACATGGAGACCATCGTCTCCAACGCCGCCAGGGAGATGGGCATACCCCTGGCGGACGGCGTCCCCGCCATGCTGGCGGCCAGGAGCAGGGGCGTGCCGCGGCTGGCCGTGGCCACTTTCCTGCCGGCCTTGGCGAGGATCATGGCGGTGGCGAGGCCGGACGGGTGCGGGAAGACGGCCAACTCCGTGGCGGTGGAGAAGATGTTCTCCTTGGAGGGGGTCGACAGGCGCGGGCTGACCCGCCAGGACCAGGCCTATCTCCGTTTCCTGCACAGGTCGGAGCGCCCGGTCGGGCTGGACGCCGCCTGCCGCGCCGTGGACGCCGACAAGCGCACGGTGGACACGGTGGTGGAGCCCTGGCTGACGAGGCTCGGGTTCATTATGAGGACGGCCCAGGGCAGGGTCATCACGGACGCCGGCAGGGCTCACCTGGCCGGGGAGGGTTACGATGTCGATCCGGGATACCGGATCATAGGCTGAAAGGGATGTTGAGATGACCAGGGAAAGATTGTTGAGGCATTACGCGAGGATCGGGGTCGGGGTCTGCTTCGTGGCGGAGACGCCGTCTAGCGAGCGCGGGCTCCTGGCGCAGGCCGTCCTGCTCACGGACTTCCACATGAAGCGCGCCAAGGACGGCTCGGTCCTGGTGGAGGGCAGGGACGCCGCCCTGGAGGCGGAGAGGGACATCCTCACCAAGCTGGAGCCGAAGTCCTCCTATCTCAGGAAACGCCCCAAGAAGGCGAAGCGCTGGAGGCAGTTCAGGCTGTCGAGGATCGTGAGGGGCACGCTCCACGCTGTACCCGACCTCCGGCCGGCGGGGGCGAGGGGATGAGGCCCGTCGAGGAGGCTGAGATGCCGGAGGGCACCGACGAGGCGTGCTCCGTCATCGACGAGCTGTTCCCGCCCGGGCGGATGCCCCTGGGCGGGATCTACATCCCCCTGAAGGGGGCGGACATCAGATATGGCCTCGGGAAGGCCACCGTGCATTACGCCAACGGTTCCGGGACGGAGCCCGGCGTCGTCATGGTATTGAAAAGGAAGGAAAAGCGGAATGCGTAAAAAATTGGATTCATTCATACTTTGGAGGGGGGCGTCGGAGATCGACGGTAAGCCCATCGTCTGCGTCGCCACGGGCGTCGGTAGGCCGAGCCAGAACGCCAAGACCGGCCCCATGGTGCAGATCTTCGTCATGGTCGACGGTAAATTGCCCATGGACGCCATCAAGGACGGCTCCCATGACTCCGTCTGCGGCTCCTGCCCCCACAGGGGCGGGCCTGGCAACGGCGTCAGGACTTGCTACGTCAATGTCGCCAAGTCGGTGCAGGGCATCGGCAGGAAGTTGATGGCGGAAGGCTACCCCTCGCCCTCCCCCCTGGAATGTCTCTCCAGCCTCAAAGGAAAGAGGGTTAGGGTCGGGGCATACGGGGATCCGGGAGCCCTTCCCAACGCCGTCCTGGAGCCTATCATGGCCATCTCCGGCTCTTGGACCGGCTACACCCGCCGCTGGAGGGAGCGTCCGGATCTGGCGGGGTGGCTCATGGCCAGCTGCGACACGGAGGCGGAGAGGGAGGAGGCCAAAGCTTTGGGATGGCGGACTTTCCGTATTCTTTGCGGGGAGGAGAGCCCCGACGTCGGTGAGGAGGTGATGTGCCCCAACATCACGAAGGGCAAGTTGTGCTTCGAGTGCGGCCTCTGCTGCGGCATGAACCGGGAGGCGAAGGACGTTTGTATCCCGGCGCATGGGCAGTCGAAGGCGAGGTATGAGCAAAACCGATTGACGAAAGGGAAATGAGTATGACAAGCGTGATGATGCACTTCCACAAAAAGCCGGTCGAGGCGAAGCTCGACAAAAGTCCTGCCAAGCACCCCGGGGAGTCGGAATGCAACGTCCTCACCCTGGAGGGGGAGGGCAACTCCATCGACATCTTCTTCTACGGCGACGCCGTTGACGCCTTGATCGAGGTGGTCGAGGACTTCAAGAAAAGGAGGATTAGCTGTTAGTTAAAAATCTGGACATTTTTGGACAAACCTACTTGACTTTGATAGAAAGGTGGTGTATAATGAAAATTGTCAGGGTTACTAAAGAAGAGTTTGAGTTGGATGATGGTAGCGTTTTTCCGATCATTCCCACTCTAGAAAAGGAAATGACACCAGATGAGTTTCAAAAACACTACGACGGAGCATTTGACTTTGTCGAAGGCCTCAAGAGAACTTGGGGTGGATGTTCGGACGCTCCGTCGATGGGACGCCTCCGGGCAAATACAAACCATACGGACTGAAGGTGGTCATAGACGGGTTCCTTTAAGCGAAGTCCGACGCATCCAGGGGAAAGTTGATAAAGACCGCACGGTAAGTTGCTGTTATTGTCGTACCAGCACTCAGAAACAAGCCGAAAATTTGGAACGGCAAGTAGGGCGGGTACTGGAGCATTGCGCCAAAAGCGGTTGGACTGTTGAGCTATTCAAAGAGATTGGGTCGGGGTTGAACGATGGTAGGAAACAGTTCAAGCGCCTGCTTGAACGCATAGCCCGTCCAGACGTCGTCCGAGTCGTCGTCGAATTCAAGGATCGTCTCACCCGATTCGGTTTTGAGACATTTCAAATTTATTGTCGAAACTTCGGTGTTGAGGTGGTCGTTCTGGAACAAAAAGAAAACAAAGAATTTGAAGAGGAGTTTGCGGAAGACATTGTCTCGTTGGTAGCGTCTTATAGTGGTAGATTATATGGAAAACGTGGCGGAAGGAAGCGCAAAGATGCGTAGAATAGCACACGGCGTCGTTTGGTTCGATCAGCCGACGGAACTTAGATTGCTGAATCTTATGAAGCTCCAGTGCTCCGCTGTGCGCTCCGCCTATCAAGCCTACCACAAGCACAACCTTATCGGCAACGATGTCAAACTTCATGTCAAGAAGAACTACTACCCCGAGCTGAACCAGCGATACGTCTCGGACGCTTGTTCCCTGGCGTCCGGGATGGTCTTCGATAACGCTTTGTTCGGCGGGAGGAAGCTGTGGGAAGCCATGGTCTCCGGCAACCTCGACAAAGAAGATTGGAACGCCAAACGCAACTCGCAGCTCTATTCCATGGGTGACAAGTCCAAGAACGGCAACCCGAACATCCGGGTGGACGGTGGTAGGTTGTTAGTTAACGATCCATCCGACCGCGGCCTATGGTTGGAGGGGAAATTGTTTATCCCAAAGAAGTTCGTCAATCTAGACTTGACTTGTTATGATGTCCGAATCGTCCGAAAAGACGACAAGTTCGAGGTGAAGATCGGTTGGAACGTCGAGCCGAGGGCCAAACAACCCACAGTCCCTGGAGCGATCGGCGTCGACTGCAACCCCGACGGCCTCGCCGTCGTGGAGGTGGACGGCCACGGGAACTTGTTCAAGCACAAATACCTGCTCGGGCAGCGGCTCCAGTTCGCATCCAACGGCAAACGAATTTACGATGTCCGGATGATGGCGAAAGAGGTTGTCGGGGTGGCGAAGGCCTCCGGCAAGACGCTGGTCATTGAGGATTTGGATTTCGGCAAGGACAAGAAGAAAAAGGACAAGGGCAAGAAATTCAACCGGATGAAGTCCAACTTCGTTCACGACAAGCTTTTGGAATCTTTGAGGTCACGGTCGGAGAAGGAGGGCGTGCCGCTGGTGGAAGTAAACCCGGCGTACACCTCCATCCTCGGCAACCTCAAATACAAAGCCATGTACTCTTTGAACCGCCACACCGCCGCCGGGCTGGTCATCGCCCGGCGCGGCATGGGGATCAAGGAGCGCAAGACTTTCACGGACAAGATTGCCAAGCGCAAAGTGCCTTCGGTGAACCTGGAAGGAAGATCCGGTAAGGAGACTTTGACGCTGGAATCCTGGTCGTACCTCCAGGACGTTTTCCTGAAGGTGAAGCCACCCAGGCTCACAGCCTCGCCGCTGGCACCGCCTCACGGCGGCACACGCGGCAGGGACGGCGTGATTCCGTCCGGGGAGCCCAACCCTATAACTGGTCGGGTTGGCGTCGAGTTCTAATAACCAAAAAACAAGATCAGGTGGACGGAAAGGCCACCTTCCAAATGCGGACGGAGGATTGTCCAAGTTTGGTAAACCAGGGGAGACGTCGTCCGGGGTGATCGTGGTCTACGCCACGGCGTCCAACATAACGCAGATCGTCCGGAACGGCTCCGGGGGGAACGTGTTCGGGGTCGGGACAAGCCTGGAGCTTTTCAAACGGACGGGATGATCCCGTCCCAGGCGCACGGCCGCCGCGGCCTCCGCCGGCGGCGATAAAAAGGGCGGGCAGGCCATGTCCAGGACAATCAGGATAACGGAAAGCGGTTTCGTCAGGGCGACGGAGCTTCTCGACGTCCGCGTCCTGGAAGGGGATCTGACCCCGGGAGGAGGGGGGTTCCTCGGCGGCGGGGTGATGGTGATAGGGGTGTCGGACACCGGTTTCCCCGCCTCGTCCAACATCTGCCTTCCCGCGTCCGGTTCCATCCAGTCGTCCGTCCTCGTCCCATGGGGCGGGTCGGAGGACGCCTTGGCCGCGCTGTTCGTCCCGGCCACGGGGAATTTACAAGGTTTGGTCGCTTCCTCCGTCCCGGCGTCCGGGGATCTCGGGGGATTCCTCCGCCCGTGCCTCCCCTCCTCCGGCGACCTGGGGGCGGCGGCGTGGACGCTGGCCAATTCCTGGGGGGATCTGGCTGCGTCGGCGTCCATCCCGGGATATGGCGACCTTTTTGGCAGGGCCGGCGTGCCGATAAACGTCGATTTCCCGGCCATGGCGGCGGTGTCGTCCCCCGGAAGGGGGAACATTCCCGGGAAATTGTTCGTCGAGGGCGCCGGAGACCTTCCTGGGTCGCTGGTTATCCCGGCGAAAAGGGATCTCCCGGGGTCGGCCAGGGTGATCTTCGCTGAGGATCTGCCGGGGTCGCTGTCAATCCCCGGGCTGGTTAGGGATTTCATGGCCGTCGTCTACCCGGCGGTGGAGTCGAACGGGTCGCTGTCCGGATCCACGAAGGTGAACGGGGAGGACGCCCCGCTGGGGGCGTCGACCAACGTGTCTGCCCCCTATGGCGCATCTTTCAGGGGTTCGGTGTTCGCCGACGACTCCGGGCAGACCGTGAAAGCGTCGTCTTTCGTCCTCGCCAACGGATGGGGATCCTTGCGCTCGTTTCTCGTGCCCGACGTGTCGGAGCAGCTCCTGGACGGCAGGACGGTGGTTACGGTGGGGATGGCGTCCGGGGTGTCCGGCTCCGTCCCAGTCCTCCCGAATCTGCCTTCCGAGGTGTCGTTGTCGTGCCACGCCCGCCCCTCCGGGTTCCCGCCGCTGCCCGAGGAATGGTCGGACGGCGGGGACGGGGTGACGGCCCCGTCCGGGGCGGTCGTGGTCCCATCCGGGGAATGGTCCCCCCACACGGAGTTCCTGTTCAGCTGGACGGAGCCGTCCGGATGGGGGGAGGGAGCCGTTGGCGCTGGATACCTGTCCGCCATCACCGACGACCCGGTGTACGTGGTGTCCGAGTCGGACATATATTCCAGCAAACGCTATGTGGGGGCGGAGTGGGAATGGTCGGGTGAGGCTTATTTCCATGTCAGGGCCAGGAACTCATACCTCAACCTGGGGCCGCAGGCGACGTACAAGGTGATGCCGAACATAACCCCCGGGGTCCCGCTGTCCCCGATGTACGCCGAGTCGCCGCAGTCGTCCGGGGTCGTGGGGACGACCCGCCCGGAGCTGTGGTGGGCGAACGCCGCCGACGCCGACCCCTACGACGTGCTCACATACCACGTCCAGGCGTCGCCGTCCGGGTCATGGGACGTTTTGGCCGCGGAGGCGTCAGGGATTCCCCAATCCACCAACTCCAGCATGAGCTCCTGGAAGGTGGACGACAACCTGTCCGTGGGGGGATGGCAATGGAGGGTGAGATCCTATGACGGAAAACAATGGGGAGAGTGGAGTGGGGCGCAGTTTTTCTCGATAGCGGCGGTGACGGCCGACCTCGGCGGGTCCGTGCCCCTGTCCACGCCGTCGACGTCCAGGGTGCCGGGGTCGATGTTCGTCGCCGGGCGCGCCCCGGTGGACGGCAGGGTGGACGTACCGGCCGTCTCCGGGATCGGCGGGGGGTTGACGGTGGTGGCGGCGGAACCCCTGGCGGCGGAATTGGAGGTAAAGCAGGGTAAAAATTTGCCCGGCCGGGCGGCGGTGATCTTGCCCGACGCCTCCGGGATGGGGGCGTCGGCCAACGTGGAGTTCTGCGGGGAGCTCGGATCGTCCGTCGAAATCCCCTCGAAATCTTCCCTTTTCGGGGGGCTGTCAGTGGACGACTCCCAGCAGAGGCTGCTGGCGTCGGCCGTGGTGTCCTCCCCGTCGTGGTCGTGGATGGCCGCCAGCGTGGCGGTGGCGGGGGTGATGAGGGGGAGGGTGGCCGTGTCGGCCGAGGGGTTGTCCCCCTTGGGCGGGAGCCTGAATTCCTCCATCCCGGCGTCCGGCGATTTCCCGGGGCGCCTGGACGTCCCGCCCTACCGGGGGCTGGGGGCGTCCACCCTCGTCCCGTCAAGGCAGCCCCTCCCCGGTTCGGTGTCCCCGGTGGAGGACGCCCCCGGAGCGGTGCCGGTGTCCGGATCCGTGCCGTCGGGGGAGTGGCAGACCTCCTATTCGGTGGAGTTCTCGTGGGATGAGCCTGATGACGAGTTCTACCCGGTGGCGGGATATTACGTCTCCTGGGACATGGACGCTGGGGCGATGGTTGACAGCGGGGGAGAGAAGCTGTCGTCGAGGGCGATATCCTTCTCCGCCGACGGCGCTGGGAAATATTTTTTCCATATCAGGGCGTTCAACACCATAGGCAACCTCGGGCCGGAGACGGTCTACCCCGTGTGGTGCAACATGCCCCCGGGGGCGGTGTCGTACCCGATGAGGGTGGACGGGCATATATCCCCCGACTCGCAGCGCGGGTCCACCCCGACGTTCTCATGGGGGGCGGCGGTGGACGACGACCAGCTGGACGTCGTCTCGTACGACCTGCAGGTGTCGAGGGAGGGGTCGTTCCCGGACGGGTGCCTGTCTTTCCAGGGGGTGGCGTCCAACCCGGTGGGGGGCGTCGCGTCTTACTCCCTGCCAGGCTCCGGCAGGTTGGACGGGGTTGGCCTCTGGAGGTGGAGGGTCAGGGCGCAGGACGGCAGGGAGGCGGGGCCATGGAGCCAGACGGCCAGTTTTTTCTCCGTGGCCACGGACGAGGACATCCCGGCGTCCGTGAAGCTGCCGTTGAAGGACAAGGCCGGGTTCTACGGATCCGTGGACGTGGTCGGCCACGGCGACCCCGGAGGGTCGGTGTTCGTTTGGTCGTCTTCGTCAGGGGCGGTTTTCGGAAGGGTGGTCCCGGCGTCGCCGTCCGATTCCGGGCTCGACGCCATGGTGAGATCCCTCCCCGGGGGCGAGATGCGGGCGTCGGCGATGGTGAACGGAGTCTCGTCCTCCCCCATGGTGGCCAGGTTCGGCATACCGTCGTCCGGTTCGTCCCCGTTGGACGCGTCGATTAGGCTGGCCATCCCCCTGGACGCGTGGATGGGCGGATCCACCAGGCCATGCCCGGGGATGGACGCCCCGTTCCTCGGGTTCGTGCATCCCATGGCCCTCGGAGCCGGCGGGCTGCCGTCCCTGGCCTCCGTGTACACCCCCGAGCATTTCGGTTTCATAGACGAGTTCGGGAGGCCGGCCGCCGCCTCCGTGTCCGTGTCCGTCCAGGGATATCTCCCCTTCGCGGCGCGGGCGGACGTGGAGGGGGACGTCCCGTTCGGGATGGTGGTGTCCGCCAACGTCGAGGAGGGGGTGTGGCAAAGCGAGTTCGGCCTGGAGTTCTCGTGGACGGAGGCGTCCACGATATTCAACCCCGTGGACGGGTACTACGTCTCTTTCGACGGGGCGTCCGGGACGCAGCCGTCGGACTCGTTCACCAAGATGGCGGGGAGGGAGGCGTCGTTCGAGGCGGAGAGGAGCGGGGAGTGGTGGTTCCATCTGGCGGCCAAAGCCGGCGTCAACTGGAGCGCCCCGGTGCATTTCCTCGCCCGCTGCAACAACGTCCCGTCCATGCCGTACACCCCCATGATGGTGGACGGGGCCGATTCCCTCGGGGCGAGGCCGACGGTGTCAAGGGACTCCTCCCCCGTGTTCTCCTGGGGGCAGTCGATGGACGCCGACGGCGACGCTGTCACGTACACCGTGCAAATATCGTCTAGGCCGGATTTCGACCCGTCCAACGGGGAGATCGTCAGCATGTCCGGAATAAAGGATTTCCGCTACACAGTCCCTCCCGGGACGCTGTCTTCGGGGAAACGTTTTTGGAGGGTCAAAGCCTCCGACGGAAACCAGGACTCTCCCTGGAGCCCCACCGCCACGGTTCTAGTGAACACCCCGCCAGGCCCCCCGACGGGGTTGCTGGCGTTTTAACGGAGGAAAAAGGAAATGTCTGATTTGAACGCCGCCCAGATAGATTTGATAAAAGAGTATAAGGACAAGCCCTGCGAGGCCGCCCGCGACATATTGGGGGTGGAGCTGGCCTCCCCCCAGAAACTAGCCCTGCGAGCCATGTGGATCAGGAACAACGTCATCATCATATTCAACCGCGGCGCGGGGAAATGCAAGCTTCCGGACACCGTCGTCCTCACCGGCGGCGGGTATGCCACCCTGGGGGCGCTGCACGGCGGGGCGCCGCACGGATTCAGGGAGATGTCGGCCATGGTCGAGGGGGAGGGCGGCAGCGAACGCTCCTCCCACACCTACCGCAACGCCCCGGAGCCGGTGCATTGGGCCAGGACCGCGCTCGGGATGGTGGACGACGGCGTCGCCAAGCACCGGGTCAGGACCCTTGGCAAAAAAGGGAGCTTGGAATGGGCGGAGATGTCCTCCATCAGGCCCGGGGACGTGATGGTGATGGATCTGTCCGGGTCGTACCGTTTCGAGGGCGACGGGTCCACAGGGGCGGAGGAGGCGTACCTCCTGGGGATGATGTCAGCCGGGCTGAGGAGGGCGAACTTCCGGCACCGCTCGTATTTCGCCAGATGGCCCGGGGCCGCCGTGATGGCAGCCGAGATAGCGGACCGCAACGGCCTGCTCCCCGCCGTCAAGAAGATGTCGAGAGGGTACTCCGTCATGCTAGGGGGGGACGTGGACGGGTTCCTGTCCAGGTTCGGCGTGCGCCAGGAGGACGGCGGCTGGTTCCCACCGTCAGGGTCTATCCTCACCGGGGGGACCGCCGTGGCCGAGGCTTTCCTTTGCGGCAAGCTGGACGCCTGCGGCTGCCCGATGTCGAAGGCCAGCCAATGCCAGCCCAGGCTGGTCAGGGTGAGGACGGCGTCCGAGGAGAAGATGCTGTCCGCCATGTTCGCCTCACTTGGGGTGCTGGTGTCGGCGAGCGGCAGGCAGAACGGCGATTTCCTGGTCCCCATGGGGGAGGCGGCCGCCACCCGCGGCCTGCCGGTGATGCTCCCGGAGGGAGGGCTGGCTTCGGTCTTCATGGCCTCCCGGGTGAGGTCGCCGGGGTATGGGATGTTGATGGAGGACGCCGCCAACGAGCTCTCCCTCCGCAAGAGGAAACGGATATGCACGACCCAGTTCGTCTACAAGAAAAAGCGCAACGTCCATGATTTGGCGAGGCCTGCCGACGCTGCCAATTTGCTGGTGGAGCTGGATGCGTCGGAGATCCCCGGGGGGAAGGCCAGGGAACGGCTGCGGGAATATATCTCCAGAGGGCTTTTCTTCGACATGGTGACCGAGACCGGCGTCCTCCCCCCGCAGGACACGTACGACCTGTGCGTCCCGGGGACCCACACTTTCATAGCCAACGGGTTCATCTCCCACAACACGTTCCTGGACGGGCTGTTCACCGTCCTCCGCGGGATGTTCTTCCCCGGGGACAAAGTGGGCATCGTGGCCCCCGGCTTCCGCCAGTCGAAGTTCGTGTTCGCGGAGGTGGAGAACCTCTACGCCATATCCAAGGAGTTCCGCGGGTTCGTGGACAAAGCCCCCACCAGGGGCACGGACATGTGCCAGGTGCGGTTTAAGACCGCTCCGAACTGCCGGGCGTCGCTCATCGAGGCGCTGCCGATCGGCGACGGCACGAAGATCCGCGGGGCGCGCTACCACTGCATCCTGGGGGACGAGACGGCGCAGATACCAGAGGACATCCTGAATTTGGTGATCCGCGGCATGATGGCCACCTTCAAGAACCCGATGGAGTCCGTCCGCTGGATGGCCGAGCAGAAGAAGCTCCTGGCCGCCGGGAAAATAGACAAGATCCGCCAGCTCCACGACAACAAGATCGTCTACACCTCCACGGCGTACTACCAGTTCAACCACCTCTGGAAGAAGGTGCAGAACTATATGGAGGCGATTTTGGAGTCGGCCAAGAAAAACCCGGACTCCGTGGAGCTTAGGGGCTTCCCGCTAAACGCCGACCTCGTCCCCGGAGGGCAGATCCCATACAACTTCATGATGGACGAGAACCGGGCGCTATGCGCCCTTGAGTACACCCGCATGCCCGAGGGGTTCATGAACCTCGAGAGCATCGATGAGGCGAGAAGGGACATGGCGGACAATGAGTTCCGCATGGAATACTGTCTGGCGGCGGGGGTGCCGGTGACGACCATGGCGGGGGAGAAGCCGGTGGAGATGGTGGTCCCCGGCGACGCCGTGTTCACCCATATGGGAAGATGGGGGGACGTCGGGAAAATTTTTTCCAGATGGTATGCGGGGAAGGCCGTGTCGTTGAAATTCGGAGATTGGCCGGAGGCCGTGTTCACGGCGTCCCACAATTTCTGCTCCCCCTCGGGAGACATTGAGGCCGTCGACGTGGCGAGATCCGGCGTGGCGTGGCTCAGGGACCCCGCTGGATGGACCGCTGTTCCAGTTCGCAAATCGTCGGTGTTCGATTTCGAGGGATGGGTCCACAATTTTTCCGTGGAGAGCGACCACAGCTATTCGCTGCCGTACGCCACGGTCAGGAACTGCTCCTTCTTCCCCACCGACACCGAAGGGTTTTTTAGTCGGGCCTTGCTGGACTCCTCCATGTCCCATCGGGAGTTCGGGTGCGCCTTGTACCTCCCGAAGAGAAGGGGTGTCGTCAATATCCTGGCGGCCGACCCCGCCCGGATGAGCGATAATTTCACCATGGCCATATTCCAGGTGCTGCTCGACCGGAGGCTGGTCAGGTTCCGGGCCATGCACAGCTTCCACAAGAAGCCATACCCCTACGTCCACGCGCAGATGAGGGCGTTGTTGAAGGCCTACAACATCGACGAGATAGCGATGGACTCGGGCGGCGGCGGGCAGCCGGTGCGGGATCTCCTGGCCGACGAGAAGAACACCCCCCAAGGGGAGGAGATAATCCTCCAGAGGGATTTCGACGAGCACAGGAAATTGAAAGGCAGGAGGATACTTGAGCTGGTGGAGTTCTCCGACTACGGCTGGCTGTACGACGCCAACCACAACATGAAGCTGATGCTGGAGACCGGGATGCTGCAGATGCCATGCCTCGAGGACCTGCTGGACGGGCCGCAGGACCAGTCCGCCGAGATGCTGGCCGCCATGGCGGAGATATCCCAGACGGTGAGGGAGATACAGAACATCGTGGTCACCATGACGGAGAAGCGTGGCAACATGCACTGGGATTCCCCCAGCAAGAAACATAGGAAGGACAGGTATAGCGCGGTCCTGATCGGGTGCGACAGGGCGTATACTTTCATTAAGGACGCAAACAAGCCAGTGGCCCTGCCTCGGGGCGTGTGGATCAAAAGATAGGGACCACAGACATGTCCAGGAAGATAACCGGCGCCGGACAGGCCGCCGCCAGGATACAGCTGCCAATGGGGATGGTGGCGGCGGGCAGGGCGAAGGCCCAGGCCTCGACCCGCCAGCAATTATCGTCTCCCGCCCGGTCCCCATACGCCTCCATGATGTCCGGGTTCCGCCAGGGGGAGGCGAAGTGGCTCATAGTCCGCTCCCGCGAGGCCGTCGAGGATGAGCCGATCCTGCAAAAAGGGCTGGAGCTGATCTCCGAGCTCGCCAACGACTCGTTCCGCATCCAGTGCGAGTCGGAGGACGACCAGGTTTTCTACGACGCCTGGTGGTCCGCTATCCGCGGCAGGCAGTTCATAGGGGATTTCTTGTTCAACTACCTCCAGGACGGGGTCGTGTTCCCTCTGAAGATACCCGTACCATTCCAGGTGGAGGGCGGCAACGACGCCTCCTCGTCCCTTATGGCGAGGAGCTCAGCGGCGCACAGAAGCTGCGCCTCGTCCATGGAGGCGTGGGGGATGGCCATGTCCTCGGCCTCGCGCCAGGACGTCAGGGGAAATTTGATAGAGCAGCTCAACGGGATACTCCCGTCCAACTTCGCCGAGCGCGAGGATTTGTCCATCCCCGGCGGATACGTCCTTCTTGAACCCCTGGGGATGGACGTCCGCGGGATGAAGGCCTTCCCCTGGATGAGGGGGTTGTATTCCAGAATCGACGACAACCTCTCCTCGGCCATCAGGTCTTCTCCCATGGACGCCCCCGGGGTCGGGATGATCCCCCCGGAGATAGTCTACCAGGTGAAAGCGGGGGTCATGGACATATACCTCCCCCAATATCTATGCAAGATGGTGTCCACCTCCACCATAGCCAGCAAGCCATGGGGGAATCCCTCCACCAGGTCGGCCCTCCGGTATGTCGACCAGAAGCGCAGGCTCATGGACATGGACGAGTCCACCGTGAACGGCATCCGCAACAGGATATTGTTGGTCAAAGTCGGTTCTGACGAGTTCCCGGCGACGCAGGACGACATCCAGGTGGTGGCCGGGCAGCTCAACACCTCCGACGGGAACTCGACGCTGATCTGGCACCATTGCATCGACATGAAATACGTCGAGCCGGCGCTGGACACCCTCGGGCAGGATAAATACAGCAACTGCGACACGAACATCCGCACCTGCATCGGCGTGTCCCAGGGGCTGCTCGGCGGCGACGGCGGCGGAGCCCTGGGGAACGACACGCTGAACCTAAAGGGCATGATCGAGATCATCGACAAGCTGCAGAACGTGTTCTGCGACTGGATTTCCCCGGACCTCCAGGCCATGGACAGGATGCTCGGGGTCAAAGGCAGGTCGAAAGGCGTGTTCGGGAAACTGAACCTGAAGGACGTCAACGATTATATCCGCGTGCTCATGAGCATGGTCGACAGGCAGATAATCTCCTACCGCACCGCGGCCGAGACCCTGCAATACAATTTCCCGAAAGAGGTGAAGCGCCTCAAGGCGGAGCAGAAGATACGCGACGAGGACGGCATCCTCGTGATGACCGCAGCCCCGTCGCAGCAGTCGTCGGAGTCCCAGTCGGCGTCAAAGCCGCAGGCGGCGCAGAAGACGCTGGGGAACGGGCAGCAGGGGCGTCCGGCCGGCGTCAAGGAGCCGAACGGAAGGAAAAGCGCCACGAAGACCCCGAAGGGCGTGAAAGCGGTAAGCTAGGCCGGAGAGCGGCGTTGATAATTTAAAAAAAGGTTTTCATCATGGCCAAGATCGAGATCGTCAGCGAGAGCGGGAAGTTCGACGATACTAAGCTGCTCGTCGAGGGCAAGGAGGTCAAGAACCTCGAGAGCTTGTCGTTCTTCATGGACAAGTGGTGCTACAACGTCAGCATGAACTATAGCCAGAAGAAGGAGCAGACGGGCGATTTCCAGACCTACGTCAACAAGACCTTCTGCCCCGCCACGGCCTCTTTCACGGAGGAGGAGTCCGCCCTCCCCCCGCCCAGGTCAAAGGCCAGGGCGGCCGCTTTCAGGGGGATTTGAGAGATGCCGGCGGACGCCAAGATGTCGAGGGCCATCTGCGACCTGGAGCTCGGGTCGTGGGCGAAGGGCTCCGCCTCCGCCGCCGATTTCGATTTCGAGAAGCTGGACAAGCGCGGCTCGGTGGACATCATCCCCGTGAAGTTTAGGCTCTGCCGCGAGGGCAAGAACTCCAACAACGAGGCTTTCCTGCGGTCGGAGCTGCTGCGCTCCTGGAAGAGCCCCAGGCATAAACCGATCGACGTCGAGCATGTCCTGGAGGAGAAGGAGAGCTATTTCTCCTACGCCTCCGCCGGGACGAACAAGAACACCATCATCGGGCACATGACGGACACGGCCCTGTCTTTCGACGGGGATTCCCCGATGACGGAGGACGAGGCCGCCAAGGTGGATCCGTCAGACGACCTGGGGAGGAAGGACTCCGACAAGCTGTGGGTGCTGGCCACGGCGGTCCTCTACATGTTCCATTTCCCCAAGACCATCACCGACATGGCCGCCCTGGTCGGGCGCAGGATGCTGAAGATCAGCATGGAGAACTGGTACCGCGACAGGACGTACGTGGTGGGCGGCAAGCACATGAAGTTCGACAAGCCTTTCGGGATCGACGACGACACGGAGGAGCTTTGGAGGAAACGGACGCTGGTGGGCGGGGCCCCGGTAGTGAAGATATTCAACGACATGTGGTTCAGCGGGGCCGGGGTTGTGTCATACCCCGCCGACAGGGGTTGCGTGTTCATGGACGACCCCCAGAGGGCTTTCGCTTCCGTCCAGAGGCGCCACGACGAGCTGCACGTCCTCTATGGGGCGTCCCCCAGCGAGGAGCTCGCGGCGGAGCACGAGGAGCTGCACCGGCTGATATTGGCGCACGACGGGGCAATAAAAATAAACTAGCGGCGTAGACTTTAATTGAGGAATGGTTTTATATATGGCAAATTCGGTCAAAAACATAGACGACACCCTCCCTGACGAGCTCAGGGTGGTTTTTAAACCGCAATCCGCGAGTGGAGCGTCGGCGGCGGGGGGCATCGAAATGGCTGGGCCCACCGGTGACGGCGTCGAGCGAGGGGAGGCAAACGAAAAATTGGAGGAAAGACAAATGCCCGACGAAAAGAAACCCGAGGCCATGATGCACGGTCTCGCCGCGCCCCTGGTGAACATCAGGGACGAGGTCGCCGCCGCCTTGGCGTCCGAGCGCGCCCGGAAAGACCAGGACGACGCTTTCAACGCCCTGAAGACCGAGAACGCGGCCTTGAAGACCGATCTGGCCGCCGCCAAGGCGTCCACCGGAACCAAGGATCTCGAGGACAAGCTGGCCATCATGGCCACGGAGCGTGACTCCGCCCTGACGGCCAAGGCCGAGGTCGAGAAATCCGCGGCCTCCGCCAAGGACCAGCTCGCCGCCGCCGAGAAGGAGCTTGGCCAGCTGCGCGTCGAGCGCGCCGTCGCCCGCCGCCGCTCCGAGCTCGACGCCTCCGGCGTCCTGGTCTCCGACCCCGCCCGCCAGGCGGTGCAGCTCTCCCGCGCCGCGGCCATGGATGACGCCACCTTCCAAGGCTACTTGGAGGAGATCAAGTCGCTCAAGGGCCCGGTGGACCAGGGCAAGGCCTCCGGGGAGCCAGCCAAAACCGCCGTCCCCCCCGCATCGGCCGCCTCCGGCGTCCCCGGAGTGGCCGGGGCCGAGATCGTGGCCCAGGCCATCGCGTCCATGACCGCCGCACCCCTCAAGGGCGCCGCCGCCTTCAAACAGATCTAAATAGGAGACATGGAAATGTCCAACCCCTTTCTGGTCACCAACATCCCGCACGCCTACAAGAAGCCGTTGCAGAACGCGATGGGGGGCATCGTCGTCCCCTATTACGTCTGCAACAGCGTCATCCCCGAAGGCGCCCCCGTCAAGCTGAGCGCCGACTTCACCGCCGTCGAGCCCGTCACCGAGGGCTCCTGCCCGTCGGGGACCGTCTTCGGCCTGTCGACCCAGAAGGTCTACGATCCCTCGAACCTCGGTGACCTCTCCGGCTACCAGTTCCACCACAACACCTGGGAGCGCAAGGGCGCCCAGATCGGCGTGCTCACCAACGGGCCTTTCTACGCTGAGGTCGGCGTGGAGAACTTCACCACCACCCCGGCGGTCGGCGACAGCATCTTCCCGGCGGCGAGCGGCCTGTTCCGCGTCACCGCCTCCGGGACCGACGCCTCCCTGGGCGTGGTCGAGGCCTCCGGCCTGAACGCCTACTACCGTTGCAGGTTCGACCTGCCGAGCCGGGCCTAACCAACCAAAGGAAAGGTTTTGAAAATGCCTAACGAGATTGTTTTGACCACGGCCGAAAAACGGGAGCTCTTCCGTTCCACCGCGTCCGACCCCATGCTCCGCGCGGAGTTCGCCGCCGGCCGCGCGGAGGTCATCCTCCCGCTGCTCGACGAGCAGTCCACCGTCCGCCGGATCTTCACCGTCGAGGAGCTCGCCCCCGGCGCCCAGGCGAACTACAAGCTGCCGTTCGACGACTGCGAGGTCGCCATGACGATGCCGCAGGTCGGCCAGCTCCCGGTCGTGATGTTCGAGGGCGGCGAGATCACCGTCGGCACCTTCAACATCGCCGCCCGCGTCCGCTGGCAGATGCAGGTCGCCCAGGAGGGTCGTTTCCAGGTCGCCCAGCGCGCCACCCAGTGGTTCAAGAACCGCTTGATCGCCCAGGAGGAGCTCTGCGGCTGGACCATGATCAAAGCCCATGCGGCCCAGATCACCAACACCGACCAGCAGATCTCCGCCTCCGGGCTGGATCTGGAGTGCTTCAACGACATCCTGACCGCAGGCGAGGTCCTGGAGCGCTCCATCACCGATCTGTACATCTCGCCGCGCCGCTACAGCGACGTCCGGCGCTGGGTCCAGGCGGAGAACACCTCCGACACCCTGCGCGACCAGGTGTTCAGCAACAAGGGGCTGGCCCGCGTGTGGGACGTCAACATGATCAGGGTGAGGAAACCCACCTTGGTCTCCGACTCCAAGGGGTATGCCTTCGGGCAGCGGGAGGGCTACACCTACGGGATGATGCCGATCCGCGAGAACCTCGTCACGTACGACGACCCCACGGCCATCCTCGAGTTCCAGACCGGCTTCTTCGGCCGGGAGAACCTCGGGTTCGCCGTCCTGGACGACAAGGCCCTCGTCGAGCTGACCTTCGGCTAATCCAGGGATCGCCCAGGAACCAGGACAAGGCCGGAGGCATGTTGGCCTCCGGCCTTTTTTTAAAACAAGGAAAAAGGAGCAGCGTAAAATGGAACTCAAGGTGATGAATAGCCAGGCGGACACCGGCGGGGACGTCCCGTCCAACGCCGAGTTCACGGGGACCTCGTCCACGGCCGAGATCATCGAGCGCAGGTTCGCGGAGAACATGCGGATGGTGGAGAGCGGTGCCATGAAAGGGGGCGTCCCGGCGAGGTACGCCTGCCGGGGGTGCGGCAAGCAAATGGTCCTGCACGCCCTGCGGAAGCACTTCGCCAACGAGAACGTCAAATGCACCTCCGACATGGGGTATGACGTCGTCGGGGGAACGAAGCAGCAGGCGGCGAACGCCGCCGTCAAGGAGCAGACTAAAACCCTGGAGGCCATGAAGTCGTCCATGCAGGAGCATTTCGGGAAAGCCCCGAGAGTAGGAGGCAGCGTCATCCGGCCGACGGCGCAGTTCCTCATCCATGTCCCGGACACTTTGTTCACCCTGGCCCTGTCCAACGCGGCGAAACCCGTCCTGGATGAGTATCTCGCGCTGGAGGACAGGAACGAGAGGCTGGTAGAGGCCAAGAGGGAACGCCGCAAACACGGGGCATAGCCCCGCCAACAGGATATTCGGGAGGGCTTGGCCTTGGAGGGTTTGTTGCCTGATTGGATAGAGGGGGCCTACGCCACCGGCGGTTTCGCCGGGGTGATGGCGGTCGTGGCCTTGGCGATCCTGGGATGGATGGCGCCGGCGCTGGTGAAGAAAATACCGTCCCCGTCGAAGTTTTTCGGAGGGGCTCCCATAGATCTGCCGCATTGCGGGGCGTTGACCAAGATGAAGACCATCATGGACTTCGGCGTCCCGTCGATGAGGGTCGAATGCCCCCTGCGGAAACATGTCTTCTCCCATATCCTATCCGTGCAGATGGGGGAGCTCAGGCAGGCGATGGTGATCCTGGTGTCGGACAAGCCGGCCATGGCCAGGCACCGGAGGGAGTTCAAGGACATGCTGGAGTACGTCCTCAAGGCGACTTTCGCGTCGGTGGAGAGGAAATTCGAGCGGGACGGCGTGCCGAAGATAGCCTACACCAGGTTCCTCGACATCTATTCCCCCTACAAGGATTTCCTGATAGGGTACGCCGGGCAGATATGCGAGTCCGAGATAGTTTTCGACAGCAACGAGGAGAGGATGCTAGCGGTCCTGGATTTCATGGCGTCGATGTTCCTGGCGTCCCTCACAGCCGTGGAGAAGGTGATAGGGATGGTCAACGGGGAGATGTCAAGGGTAGAGTTCCAGGGGCGCCGTTGCGAGCGCTGCTCCGAAAAATGCCCGTTCATAGCGAAAGAGGTTTAGAAGATGTTCGACTACACCGACTTGATCCCGGAGGTCCGCCGCCTGATAGGGGACGAGGCCCAGTACCAGCTAGACGAGAACCCTTCCACCCCGTCAACGTCCCGCTACTACACCTTGTCCCAGGACGCCTATTGCACCGTCCGCCCCAGCGGGATGCTGGTGGGGGACGTCGTCCGTGAGGATTTCACCGTGTCCAAGAACGTCGTCAAATTCTCGTCGGCGGTCTCCGCGGGGGAGCAGGTGTCGGCGGAATACGATTACGTCAAGTACACCGACGAGCAGGTGTCGGCCCATATCGGCGACGTCATAAAGAACGTCGTCCAGCCTTGGACGGAATATGATTTCGCCCTGGGGGTCGACATCCCGGCCGGTTATGAAACCCCGGACACGATGTCCAACAAGGACGTCCCCAATGACATGAAGGCTCTGGCGGTGACCGCGGCTGCCCTGAGGATGTTGAACGTCCAGGTCATGAACGGAGCCGGGGACGCCATCTACATCAAGGACGGCGAGACCACGATCAACACCGCCGTGTCCAGCCAGGAGATGTCCAAGAGCGTCAACAGCGTCGCCGTTTTGTGGAATGACCTTATCAAGAGGGTCCTGCACAACCGCTCCCGGGGAGTGGCCATCTACGGCGGGAGGCTCCGGTGAAACCCCTCGTCACGCAGAAGACGATAAACTTGTACCAGAAATACATTGGACAGCTCTATTCCGACCTGAAGAAGACCACTCCCATCAGGGTCGTGGGATCGTCGTCCGAGTCGCGATGCGGAAATTGCGTCTACGACATCCGCGGGAGGAGGAGCTCGGGGAAATACAACAGCTCCGGCCCGTCGCCTTTCGAGGGGATCTGCCCCGTGTGCGGCGGCAAAGGCGTCGTGACGGTGGACGGAAGCGTCGACATCTACATCCCGTACCGCTGGCTGGACCCGTCCAAAAACGAGGCCGACGCCATACTGGTGTCCAAGCTGGGAGACGTGAAACTCCGGTATCTGGAGGCGAAAGGGGTGCTGACGGTGTCCCCCGACATTTTCGCCAAGCTGTCGGCGGCGGTCAGGTTCGAGGTGGAGGGGCTGAAGATGGTCCTCGCCTCCCCGCAGACGAAAAGAGGGTTGAAGAACGACTACGTTTTCCGCATGATCCTGAAAACCGAGGGTTGAAAAATGGCCGTTTTGAAGACGATGAAGATAGGGCTTCGCAGAAACGGGCGGCTGATTGGGTATGTCCGCGACCCGTCCACGATCACCGTCCCGCGGATAAGGGCGGCGGTGGCGAAGGGCGCCATGATCAGGCTCATGCAGATAGTGGACATGGCCATAGAGGAGCTTCAGGGCCTAACGCCGAAAAGGGATCTCGTGAACGAGGACAAATCGCTGATGGAGGCGTTCGAGATAGCGATTGGCGGTTCGAGGCCGGAGGAGACCCCGTCCGGGGTGACGCTGAGGATGATGGACACCGGCGTGCTGGACAAACTCCTCCCCATGCACTCGGCGGAGGGCGGCTCCGGCGGTTGGTGGCGCCTGCATGAGGACGGCGACAACTCCGTCGTGGGGGCGACCGACGACTACGCTTTCGTCTCGTCGGAGTTCCTGGCCTATATTCTGGGCGACAAGTTCAAGGGAGGGGAAGTTGGGCGCCATGGGGAGGGCGTGATGCTGCCTCTGGGGCTGGTGGAGAAAGGCGACAACGCCGGGGAGGAGACGATGGCCGAGAGGCTGCACCTCTCCCCCTACCGCGGGTTCAAGCCGCACCGGACGCTGCTCAGGATGGGGTTGTCGATGGAGGAGCTCCTAAGCCCCGTGAACTTCAGGGAACATGTTATGGAGATAGCGGCGAAATTGTTTTGCGGGGGGCCGGCATGAGCGAAATAAGCTTTCAGGACATCCATCTGTCTTTGCTGCACGCCGTGCAGAACATCATCCTCCAGGGGGCTGGTTACACGGGATCCGCCTCCGGGGTCGCCTTGGAGGTGGACTCCAACTTCTCCGGAAGCTTGCCCACCGACAGGCAGATTCTCACGGTCAACCCGTCCGGCGTCGTGGATTCCTCCTATGTGTCGTTTAAGGACGGGGGGAGGATACTCGGAGCGGATGAATTTTTCTTCGACTACGAGCGCAACACCTTCATCCTGGCGGCGGAGCCGTCCGGAGCGCTCACTGCGGACTACAGTTTCCACCAGGAGCTGCTGATGGAGGCGTTCCCGGACTCCGACGCGCTGACGGACGACAAGCTTCCCGTGGTGTCCGTGGAGCCGGTGGACCAGACCTCCAAGCCGTTCGACCTGACGAGCACAGTCACCATAACCAAGCAGGTTTTCGTGGTGGATGTGTTCGCCGGCGATCTGGGGACGGCCTCGAGGATCGGGGATCTCGTCCAGCAATGGCTGTACAAGAACAGGATGCCCGTGTTCAGGCTGGCGGACAACCCGCTGTTCGACAAGGACATGGCTATAAAAAACGGCATGGTAATGGATAGCGTCAAAGAATATGACTTGTCCTATAGGACGGATACTTCCCTCAGTTGGCCGGCTCCCGGGGCGTCCAGGGTCGACCGGCACCGAGCGGCGGTTCTGGTGAAACTCCATCCGTTGCGGTGACGGGCCATTTTTTTTACTTGGCGGGGTAAACTTTTGATGTATGGTTGTAGCGTTGGCGGTCCAGCCCCGCCACGCCGAAAAATTAACGAAGAGGTTTATTATGTCCGACTTTCTGCAGCACCATCTCATCGATCCCAGCGGGGGGGTGCTCAGCTCCGTCGCCTGGGGCAAGAACGCACTCCAGACCGCGAACAAGAACGACAACACCCCCAAAACCCCGCAGCAGGCGATCGGCTTCAAGGGCATCGTGGACTACACCTCGGGGGCGCAGACCAGCGAGGTCTCCCTGGACGCCGTCCTCGTCGAGTCATGCTCCGAGGCCGTCAGCATCTACGACCACGCCAACTACTGCCCGAGCGGCGTCGGCAAGTACGCCCTCACATCGTTCGGGGCGACTTTCGCCCATGGGCAGCCGACCACCGTGAAGTTCGGCTACATCGCCTCCGGCATCCCCGCGAGCGGGTTCGTCGAGCAGGCGGACCCCGGCATGGCCGAGACGGACACCTACTCGGTGGTCCTTGGCGACGACGGCGAGGGTATCGCTATCGACACCGACATCCCGATCGTCATGAGCAAGCGCGGCATCCAGTCGATCAATTTCAGCGGCTCCATCAGCCGCGACCCGGTCGGCGACGTGCGCTCTATCAACCCGGAGCTGTTCCAGGTGACTTTCCCGCTCCAGATCAGCGTGGACATAGAGGCCACCTTCGCCGCCGAGGGCATCTCCCCCAGCGGCACGTACCACCTGAACGTCACCAGCGCCGACGGGTCGAAGATCTACGTCGGGGCGAGCGGCCTCCAGTTGAACACCCGTGGCGAGAGCGCCGGCGTCGGCCAGAACATGTCGGACACGCTGAACTTCATCGGCTCCGACCTGCTCATCCCGCTCTCCGCTCCGGTCGGCGAGGATCCGTACACGTCCGCCGACTAAAGCCGGCGGTGGAAGAAGGCGACCGTCCGGGGAGGAACTCCTCCCCGGCGTTTTCCCAAAAAAGGAACAAGGAACATGGAACACAAGGAAAACAAGGATTTGGAGATGGCGATGTCGTCCGTCAAGGCCGCGGTGGACGCAGCCTCGGACGAGCTCATCACCATGTTCTCGAACCGTTTCCCCCACGTCTCCGGCGACGGCAGCTCCAACGAGCTGGAATACAAGGCCTGGAGGCAGAAGACCCTCCGCTCCCTCAACGATGTCCGCCGCAAGGTCGAGTGCGACCTGGGGCTCGCCGGGGCGTGCAGGATCGAGGTGAACCAGAAGTATCGCATTCGCGACAGGAACTCCAAAAAAGTCAACTGACAAGGAAAAAGGAAAAACGCGATGAAGACCGAATTTTTGCTCAAGCTTTTCAACGAGGACGGAACCGAGAAAGCCCCGATCGCCGTCCGCCGCCCCTCCGTCATGGAGATCCGCCATGGCCAGATGGCCTACTCCGCCGCCTACGCCGAGGCCATGCGCGCCGGCGTGCTCCCCCGCAAGTCGATGCTCCGCCTCATGGAGGAGAAGGGCGTGTGGGGAGACCCCGAGCGCAAGGCCATCTCCGACCTGAACCTGAAGATCGAGGCCATCGAGTCGGCCCTTGGGTCGGCCAGCGGCGGCGAGGTCGTGGTCGCCGGGTTGACGGTGAGCGTGGTCGAGGCTAAATCCACCCTTCTCGCCTTCGAGGAGGAGCACGCCGCCATGCGCGAGGAGTTCCGCTCCATCCTCGAGAACACCGCCGAGGCCATCGCCTGGCAGGCGAAGCACGAGGACATCGCCCTGTCGGTCGCCACCAGGGACGGCAAACGTCTCTGGAAGGACGTCGAGGAGTGCGCCTCCGACCCGGAGAGGGACAGCGTGGTGTTTTTCGTGGACGCAATCCTCCGCGGCCGCGACCCGGAGGAGGATCTCGCCCAGCTAGTCCCCCCCGAGGACGGGCCGGAAGAGGAGTCCGTCCCGGAACCGGTTCCTGGGCAACCGCCCCAGGAAACCCCGGCCGACAACGGCTCCGATTCCCAGGACGTCCTCCCGCAAGAGGAAGCCAAAGCCTGATCTCTGGCGAACTTTTCCATGGCGGGCTCCGGCCCGCCTTTTTTTTAGCGGGAGGGCAGCTTGCCGGCGTTCATCATAGACGGTGCCGAGTGTCGCAGGATCCTCGGCCTCATCGGGGGCGGTTCGAGGAGCGCCGTCCACGGGGGGGAGCCATATATGGTGTCCCACCCCACCTCGCTGGACAGGGATCTGGCTAACGCTTTCCTGGAGATGGAGACGGGGAGGCTGCTGTCGTCCGGGGTAAGCTCCAGGGAAGATTTGCTGGCGTCCGTCTTCGGCGTGGAGCACGCCCAGGCCTATGACGAGGAGCGATCCAGGCTGATGGGCAACATCAGGGCTTTTGGCGAGGCCATGTCAATGACCAACTCAAAAGACCAGGTCATGGAGCTCGGGGCCGAGATAGAGGAAGCGGAGCGGCGGATATATTGCATGGAGATGGAGAGGAACGGCTACCTTTCCGTGTCGGCGGAATCCATGGCCGGTGTGGCCGTGGACGGTTTTTTGCTTTGCAGGTGCTCTTATCGGGGATTCGATGTCCCGGCGAGGGTCTGGGAGACGTATTCTTTATATGAGAACGAGCGGGATCTAGAATTGGTGGAGCTTCTGTTGTCGCTGCTCCGGTCGATGAGGTCGGGGATACCGGTGGCGGAGATACGCGCTGTCGCGAGGAACTACGAATGGAGGAAACGTTGGCTTGTTTGCAAACAGACCGGGACGGGGGCTTTCCCGGGGAGCGTGTCAGAATGGACGAGGGATCAGGTGGAGCTGTGCAAATGGAGCGACTATTATGATTCCCTGCTTGATCTCCCCGATTTTCCGAGGGGGGAGATAATCGACGACGACGAGGCGGTGTCGGAATGGGTCAGGGAGAGGAACAGGACGTACGGGCAGAAGGAGACGGCCAAGGGGCCAGGATCCACGCAGGTGCAGTGCAAACAGCCCTTCAAGGTGAGGCCTAGGGTCAAATAATTTTTGGAGGCGGAGATGTCCGACAAGAAGTCTATCGGCGAGAGCTGGGTTTTCGACGTGCAGCTCGACACCAGCAAAATGGGCGGCAAGGGGCTGGACTCCATGGCGGGCGACCTTTCGAGGATCGACGCGACGCTGTCCTCCGACCTTATCAAGCGCGTCGTCCAGTTCGCCCAGGCGGCGTCCTTCATCCCTGGCCATGTCGTCCCGCAGCCCGCAGCCTCCGCCCAGCCGTCGGCGGCCGACGTCAAGACCGCCGCCGCGATGGATTCCTTGTCCAAAGCCGTCGCCGACAGCTCCGCCAAGAGCGACAAGGTGGCGTCGGCCACGGAGGCTTTGTCGAAGGAGATGGCCGAGAACACCGCCAGGGAAATCAAGGCCAGCGCCTCCGTCGAGTCCCTTGCGAAAGCGGTGTCCGACTTGTCGTCCAGGATAACCGCCCTCGCCCACAAGGAGCCGCCGCCGTCCAAAGGCGCGGCCGCCACGGAGAAATTTTTCGGAGATTTCGACAGGGCCATGGGGGGGTTCAACGCCCGCAGGGAGCAGACTTATAAGAAGATGTCCCTGAACGCCAACCGCCCGGACACCTCCTCCCACATGGCGGGGTCGATCTTCGGCTCCGAGAACCCGGGGGAGAACGCAGCCTTTTACCGGGGTTTGGCGAAGAAGACCTATGAGGCCACGCGGAGGAACGTCAGGATATCGGAGGCTGGATCGGACGTGTTCTCTGGGAGGATGTCCGGGGGGTTCGGATACCGCCCGGCGCACACCAACGACCTGTACGTGAACAAGGAGAACCCGAGGCCAGTCAGGCAGTTCGCCGCCATCCACGAGAACGTCCATGTCAGGACCGAGGCCATCGGGGCCAGGATGGAGAAGGCGGTGAGGAGGCGTAGCGGCAGCGTCCCCTTGAACGAGCTGTTGACGAATTTGATATCGGTGGCGGAGAATGCGAACAACGTGGGCTCCATGCCCAAGGACGACGCCGACAAGGTCTTCAAGGCTGTCGAGAACACCCTGAGGCATAATGCCTCCGGGGCGAAGGTTTCCGGGGCCGCGGACTTGTCCAAGCGCTTGGCGTCCGCCCTCCGCGAGGGGGTGTCTGGGGCTCCCGCCAAAGGCTTGTCGACGTTGGAGAAGGTGTTGTCCACGAGGGCGACGGAGCTGACCGGCAACAGCAGGGAATTGTCTGAGGCCGTCCACGGTTACATCAAGGCCGTGTCCACCGCCACAGGGTCGTCTATCGACTACGCCTCCATCATGGTGAAGGACATCCGCAGGTACACCTCCAGGATACACCCGGCGGCGTCCCCCCGTTCCACCATAATGGCGTCCCAGACCCATGGAAACACCGCCCGCTGGAACCGCTCCCGGCAGGAGATGCTGGGCAGGAGGGTGGCGTCCGGGGCCGACATGGTGAAAATGGCGATGGGGGTTTCGGGCAATCTTGACTCCGACGCCGTAGAGAGGTTCGCCGACTCCCGCGATAGGGCGAGCTTGGACGCCGGAGACCACAAGCCCACCCAGAATGTCGAAGGGTTGAAGTCGGCCATCCGCAGCATCGCCGCCGGATGGGACGCCCGCTACAAGAAAAACAAGACATCCCCGAAAATAGGGTCTGCCGAGGCGAGGAAACAACAGGAGCAGACTCTCCGTTGGCTGGAGTCCGCCAGGACAAAGTCCGACTCCATGGCCCATGTCAACTACTTCGAGAAGCATGGCGGTTCGATGAAGACCGTGGGCGGGCAGGTGGGGGAGGATGGGCAAAGCCTGTTCGACATCATCCCCGACTCCCGCCCCACCCCCGACAGGTATGAGGACAGACCCGATGCGGAATCGTCGGATTCCAGGTTCGCCAAATTCCACACCAAAATCAAATCGATCCCCAAGGACGTCCGCGCCGTCTTGGACAAATATCTGGAGAAGAGCCTCCCGGGCTACGACCGTGGCCGCTCCGGGAAAAGACAGTCTAAGGCGGATTTCGCCGCCAGGTTTGGGGCTGTCGTGGGGGAGTCGTCCGAAGGGCTGTCGGACGCCTACCTCGATTATTTCAGGAAGAACCATTACCGCGACAACCGCAAATCCGGGGCGATCAAGGGCAAAGTGTCACCGCTGCCTGGAAACGAGCTGAGCGAGACCCATTTGGCCAGGATGTTCGCCCTCACCAACGATAGCGGCATGGCGGCCATGCTATCGGGGGACAAAGGGGAGTTCTCCTCCCTTTACGGGGCGGACGTGACCCCGGACGTGTTCAGGAAAGCCAGGTCGATGCCGGCGAGGGACTCGTCCCTGTCCCGTTCCATCTCCAACATGGAGAACCCCGAGGAGCGGATGCGCGCCAAGACCAACAACCTCATCATGTCCAGGTTCGAGTCCGGCATATCCTCCCTGGGGTCTAGATCCAAGGCCGCCGCGGCGGCGCGGTCGAAGGCGTCCTTGCTGCTGGGGATTGGGGGCCGCTCCGTGGCCGGCCCCGGCATGGCCGAGAGGCTGGAGCGCATCCATGGGCTGGGGGGCGACGAGGCGAAGGCCATCGCCGGGGACCCCGGGATGTCGTGGTTGGCGGACTACTCCGCCCCGGTGATGGCTAGGCGCCGCCAGGAGGACGCCGATTCCATGATGGCGGGGAAAAAGCCGCTTGCCATGAAGGAGGAGCGGCCGTCGCGGAGGTCCCAGGACGCGAGGGAGATGGAGGGGGAGCTGAGGTCCGCCGTCCTCGACTACATGCGCGGGCATGGCATGGAGATAACCGAGGAGTCCGTGTCGTCGGCGATGAGGCTCGTCCGCGGAGGCAAGGACGACGGGGTCATCGGAAAGATGGCCAAGGAGGGCGGAAACCAGGATGAGGGGGACTACCTGAAGAGGATCGTGTCGTCAGCGATGTCCAAGAGGAGGAGGCTGCCGTCCGGCCCGTCCGGGGATCCCGCCATGAGCCCGCACGTCGAGATGAAGACGGCGAAAGGGCACACGGTCAAGGGCGTCGTCGGGATGGGAGAGGGATATATCCAGGACTGGTCGTCGGATTATGGCGACTATTCCTACGACAGGATGGACGAGGGGTCGATAGCGAAGTTCAACGCTTGGCTGGAGAAATCCAGGGCGGCCGGCGGCGACATCTACGCCGACGGCAGACCCATGAAGAGCGTTTCCCAGTACGTCCCGGAGAAAGACACGCCCGACACCGAGGCGATGAAGGAGAGGATTAAGGCGAAGGAGCTTTTCTCCAAAGACGAGTTCGGCATGGGGGCGAAGGCGGGGTGGGCAGACTCCGAGTCGGAGAATTTCACCAGGAGGATGGCGAAAGGCCATCGCCTGGACGGGTTTGGGCAGGAGGGGGTGAAAGCGGCGGCGCTGAACACCGTTCTTGGCCGTTTTTCCGGAGACTACGTCCAGAAAAGGGTTGACCAGGATATGGGGGAGACCAGGATGTCCGGGGCGTCCTGGAAACTTGGAGACATCACCGACGCCCTGTTGAACAAGGCGACTAAATCCATGGGGTCGGAGGATTCTGGGTCGTCCCCTGTCACCTATGAGAAATTCAAATCCATGATCGGGTCAACCTTGATGATGGATTACCGCACGGATCCGATATCCGGCAGGAGGGTGAAATATAACCAGGGGACGATATCGAAGGCGGAGGCTTTCAAAAAAGGGTTTTCCGGAACCTTGGAGAAAATATTCTCCGATCTTAGCGGAAAATCCGGCCCCTCCGGGGTGGATCCGGAAACTCTTAGAAACGAGGTTTACAACAAATATTACACCCCCAAGGAAAAAGGGGGCGACACGTATGCCAAGTGGGCGGGCGACATAGGGTTCACCCCGCTGGACGAGGCGGTGTCCAAGATGCTGGACGCCCTTGGGACGGGGGTTTCAAAAACCCCTGCCCCGTTGATGAAAGACGCCAAACCCATGGGGGAGGCTCTTCTTGGGTTGTCAAGCGGGCTGAAAACCCACGAATTCTCCTCGTCCGAGATGCCTTCCGCCATGAGCTCCGGGACCGACCAGGACAGGGTGGAGCTTTTGAGGAAGAGGGCCGGGGAGCTTCGCAAGCTGCATAGCAGATACGCCGCCGGGGATTATGACATAGACGCCAAGACGGCGTCTGGCGGCTCCGACAAGGTGGCGAAGATAAATTCCGTCATCGCCCAGAGGACATTGGCCTCCCAATGGCGATCCGCCATGGCTGCAATAAATGGGATTGAGGCCGGCAAGTGGGGGAAGGACGACACCTACAAAACCCTCGCCAAAGAGGCGTTCCTCAACAAAAATTCCTATGGGGAGGGGATGGACGCCATCAGGGGCGGGTTGAAGTCCGGCGGCGTAGACAAAAGGACTTCCGACAGGATCGTCGAGGAGTATGTCCGGCTCGCAAATGACCCAGACTTCAAACAGTCGTTCCATGGCAAGAGGCCGATCACGGCGATGGGGATGGCGGCCGCCTATGAGAGACAGGCGATTCACGGCAAAAGCAAGACGGGCAAGCTGACGTCCCGCGGCTCGGAGGCCTCCCTTAGGGCGGAGCTTGTGAAATCGATCACGGGGATGTCTCCGATGAGCGATCGGTTGAGGGAGAGGCTGGGTGTCGTGGAACATCTGTCCAAAAGGGAGGGGGTGTCTTCTTCGAAGCTTGTCCATGATGAGATTCCGTCCACGGTGGATTCCATGAGGAGCGTGCTCGGTGATCCCGGAGACGTCGCCAAGGTGGAGGAGATGCTGAGGAGGAAAGAGGCGTCGGAGAGAAGGACGGCGACCGCCCAGGCCAATTCTTCCCGCAGCGCGGGGGGGGCGTCGTCCCTGAAGTTTGATTCCACCCGCTTGCTTTCCGCCGCGCCCGGGAGGATGTCTTTGCCGGAGGGGGTGGTTTCCGGGAAGCCCATCGTGACGCCATTTGAGCGTCCGTCGAAATCAAGCCCGGCGAATCCGATCGTCACCCCCTATTCATCCGGGGCCATGGAGGAGGCTGCCGCCGGGGATGATCCGGAATCCATCGCCATCCCCCCGAAAAAACCCTCGGGCAAAAGACGCAGACGCCGTTCGGGGACGCTGCCGCCGCCGGAGTTGTCCGGGGCGATGGACGACGAGATTTCCGCGTCGGTGCGGGGTGTGTTCGGCAAGACACCTGACGTCTCTGGATCCGCGTCCCGTGGGGGGACGTCCATAGACATCATAACCAACGCCATCGCCGACATCGCCGCCGGCGTGCAGCTCCTCACGGAGATCCTCCCGCAGAGGCTTGACCTGATAGCCAGCAAGCTGGACGCCCTGAAAGCGAAGAGGGCGAAAGGTGGCGGCCCGTCGGGCGATGTCGATTCCATGATGGCCGGGGAGCCGGAGCCGTTCACCCCCGACATGGTGAAAAGAAATTTGGCGGATTTGCCCCCAGTCCTCCGGGAGTGGACCGAGAAGGGCAACCGCACCAGCAAGGGTCTTGACGTCTACGGCCAGGAGCAGAAAAGGAAGGACAAGGTCAGGGAGGTCTTTTACGCCAGGACCGGCTTGGCGAAAACCGTGGTGGACACGAAGGACGACCTCGGCAGGAAGAGCGACATCCTCGCCGACGCCAGATCCGGCCCGCTCGCCTCGGACGACGAGTTTATTAAGGGTGTCGAGACCAACATCAAGAAGACCCAGAAAGATTTGGAGCGGGCCCAGAAGGCGTTGGACAAAAACCACATGGACTATCAGGAGGCCAAGAGGGGTCTTCTGGAATTCCGTGGCACGGCCATACAAAAAGGCATGATGGCGAAACGCCGGGAGGACGGGAAACAGGCGGGGATAGCATCCAAGGCCAGGGCTTCCGGGTTCGACTCGGAGCTGGACGCCGGGGTCAAGACCGCGGTGGCGGAATTGAGGGAACGCACCCGCGCCGTCGAGGCGATGTACGCCAAGATGCACAGCGACTGGCTCGCCGGCGACAGGCAGCCCGAGGTGGAGGAGATGCGCCGCCACCTGAAACGCGGCGAGCAGGCCCTGAAATTCTCTTACGGGAAGCTGGAGGAGTCCGACACTGGCAAGGCCGTCATCAGGAAGCATGGCGAGATAGCCTCCATCCTCCAGCCCACGTTCCTGAGGAAGGAGCTGCTGGAGAAGGGCGGGAGCGAGGCCGACGACGCCTACGCCAGCCGCATGTACACAATGCTCAAGACCGTCGCCCAGAGCCAGGAGGACAAATCCGCGTCGATCAGGCGGGTGGAGGAGGATCTGGCCTCCAACGTCAAAGGGTTCTCGAGCAAGGATGTGGGGGGGACGCTGCCATCCCTGGACGCCGTGAGGGACAAGACCCCCGGGGTACACGCCAAGGCCGCCGGCGACATCGTGCGGCGCGAGCTGGAGGGGATACTTTCCAGGTCGGGGGGCGTGGAGCTGCCCGTTGCCAGCCCCAACAAGACCTCCGAGATAGAGTCCATGGTGAAGGGCTACTCCAGGATCCGCAGGGAGATGGAGGCCGCTGATTCCAAGGTGGGATCCCTGGTGAAGGGGATATCGAACCGAGTCTTCATGTACGGAGGGCTCTCCTTCGCCCTTTACGGCGTGCTGGGCGGCGTCAAGAGCGCCGTCGGGGTCATGGGCGAGTTCGAGACCGCCGTGGTCAACGTCACCAAGGTCATGAACCCGTTCCTGGCCGACAACGCCAGAGTGGCCGGGGCGGCCAGGGACATGGCCAAGGAGTTCGGGCAGGGGACTGTGCAGGCCGCCGGGGCCATGGCCGTCTATTCGCAGCAGGGCAACGCCATGAACGACGTGGTGAAGCTGTCCCGGGTGTCGCTGCTCGCCCAGAACGTCGCCGAGATGGACGCCGCCAAGGCCACCGAGAACCTCACGGCGGCCACGATCCAGTTCGGGATAGAGTCGTCCAAGGCGTTCTCCATCCTCGACTCCTGGAACGAGATAGAGAACCGCACGGCCATCACGGCCGTGAACCTCGCCGACTCCATGAAACAGTCGGGGGCCGCCGCCAAGGTAGCCAACATCTCCTTCAACGAGTTGAACGGCATGACCGCGGCCGTCGGCTCCGCCACGCGCAGAACCGGATCGGAGATAGGACACGCCTTCAAGTTCCTGTTCTCCAATATCCGCTCCGACAAAGCGGTGGGGGCGTTGCAGGAGGTCGGGGTGGCCTCGTACGACGTCGAGGGCGGGTTCCGCGGCGTCTACAGCATCCTCACAGACCTGTCGGGGAAATGGGGGGAGCTGGACTCCGTGCAGAGGACAAACGTCGCGCGCATGGTCGCCGGGACGCGCCGCTACAACGACCTGCTCATCCTCATGGACGGGTGGAGCACCGCGGTCGACTCGGCGGCGATGGGCGAGGACAGCTTCGGCTCCGCGCTCAAGGAGAATCTCCTGGTCATGGACACCTACCAGAAGAAGGTGTCCGTCACCAAGGCATCCTTGGAGAGCCTCTACGAGAACATGGGGGCGAACGGCGGCAAGGCCGTCGCCGGCACTTTCGTGGACGCCCTGGGGAACATCCTCGGGTTCCTGGACAAGATGCCGGCGTCAGCCGCCGCGGCCGTCTCCAGCTTTGCCCTGCTGGGCGGCGGGGCGGCGGCAATCGTCGGGGGGCTGAACTACGCCGGGATACCGGAGATGGTGTCCCGCATGGGGGAGCGGAGGGGGGCGGAGAAGCAGATAGGGGCTTACATCAAGTCCAACTCCGGGGCGACCGCGAGCTCCGTCGCCGACCATTTCGTCGGGGACAGGGACAACCTTGGGCTTTACACCAAAAGGGTGATGGCGGGGAAAGCCCCGGAGGAGATCTCCGAGGACGATTTCCGCCGCATGCACACCCAGGTGAACACCATAGCGGCCTCCAAAATAGCCGGCGAGCAGAAATACCGCCAGCTATTGAACGACAACACTAGTCTCGTGGAACGGGGCGCGATCAAGGCCGTCAGGTTCGCCAGGGAGCATCTCATGCTCACCATGGCCGCCGCGGCGGCCGCCAAGGTCTATTCCCAGACCATGGAGGACAAGGACTCCGCCACGGGTCGGACGGGGTTGGGAAATGCCCTCAATCTCGGGGGGGACGCCGCGTTGTTCGGGGCCACCGCCGCCCCCGCGGTGTTCTCGTTGTCCAAGGGGATCATGGACAAACATCTCCCCAACCTCGGAAAGTTCAACGGCTACGCCTCCGCGGCGGTGGCTTTGTTGTCGACCATGGCTCTGTCCGCCGGTTCACTGGGCGATGTCCTCACCTCCGTGAAGGAGACGTTCGTCGGCAGCGAGGTGCTGATGAAACGGCAGGCGTCGCTGGAGATAGACCGCCTCAAGGGGGCGAAGGATTCCCTGCGCGTCTACGAGCGGATCAACGACGAGCTCGAGAAGGGCGTCAAAATATCCAGGGTGAATTATTCCGACCTGGCGAGGGCGAAGGACACCTTGATGCGCCTTTACCCCGGGGCGGTGAGCGGCGGGACGCCGTACGCCCCGGAGCTTGACAAGGGGATGCTGGACAACGCCTTGGGCACGTCCATGGGGGTCAGGCGCCAGAGGTTGAAGCTCGACGAGTCATCGGCCAACATGATTTTCGGCAGCTCCAAGAGCGGCTGGTTCTCCTCCTCGGGCATGATGGAGGGGATGCGATCCGATTTGGGCGGGGTCTGGGGCAAGAGGGACAAGCTCGCCGAGGATATCCGCAGGCAGGAGATGGTGGTGGATGGTGAAGGGGACCCCTACACCAAGGCCAAGCGGTTGTCCACCCTGAACCAGATGCGGTTCAAGCATTCCGGGGTGCTGGACGAGGCGGACAAGATCCGCGGGGAGATGGACAAGCTTATCAACCCGTTGCTGGACGCCTCCGCCGGGGCGGCGGGGCGCGGGTTCGGGGAGTTCCGGAGAGGGGTCGTGCCCAGGCTCGCCTCCACCTCCGGATATGAGCGTCCGGAGACCGCCGGGAACCTCGAAAAAGTGCGCGAGATCATGGGCAAGGATTTCTCGCGCAGGATGCTCGAGGTGTATTCGACGGGGGCGTTCGGCCTAGGATCGTCCATGGAGACCCCGAAGAACGCCAGGGAGGCCTTCGAGAAGACGAACAAGATGTTCTCCCTCACCTACACCGGGGAGGAGGACGGGAAAAGGAATTTCTCCGTCCATGGGTACGACGAGAAGACCGGCAAACAGACGTTGTCCCCGTTCTCCATGGAGAGGGGCGCTTCGATAGACGAGATTGTCAGGAGGGCGGAGGAGAGCGTCCGCAAGGCGGAGCCCGCCCTGAAGTCCATAGGCGATTTCATCATGCACACCGGCGAGATCGCCGAGGGGGCGTCCAGGATACCGGCGGACGCCGCCCGTTTGGCGTTCGGGTCGGCGAAGACCCTGTACTCCGCGATCTCCGACGCCCGCTCCGGCCTGGTCAAGAGGATGGGGGCGAAGCTGGACGTCGAGGCGGAGTCGCCTCTCGGGCCGGAGTCCAGCATGGCGAAGGCGGTCTCCCGCCTGGGGTTGCTGGCGGAATACACCACCAAACTTGGCGGGTCGGTTGGAAGGGTCACTCCGGAGTTCTCGTCGTTGTCGAAGTCGATGTCCGGCGGGGCCGTGGGGCCGAAGGAGCTGGAGTCCGTCGTCGCCCATCTCGAGAGCCTGCGCTCCACCGGGGGCGGCAGCCTCTCCTCCACGCTGGAGGCGAGCCAGCTCGCCATGGGGATGACCCAGGTGATGCAGAGGGGGGCGTTCGACTTGGCGGCCGATTACGCTGCCGCGCAGTCCAGGGAGTCGGGCAAGGGCAGGGATCAGAGGGAGGCCGAGAACGGCGAAGAGGGAATAACCTCGTTGCAGCAGGCCACCGCGAAGGTCAACGAGATGCTCAGGAGCATCGGCTCGGACGTCGACGTGGAGTCGTTGGTGGGCGGGAAGAAGGGCGACGCCGCGGTGGCTTCCATCCTGCGCGAGATCGGGGCCAGGATGCCCAAGGCCGTCAAAAATTGGGACGAGCCGTTCAACACCTCGGCGAACGACTTCACCAAGGAGGGCAAGGACATCGCCTCCAGGATGAAGGTCGCCTCGTCTTCTTTGGAGGCGATGCAGAAACATCTCGCCACCTCGTCCGTCTCCGGGTCGAGGTCGGGGATGACGGCGGCCCAGGCCGAGGCCATCGACAGGCAGATCTCCTCAAGGCGCGGCGCCATAACCGCCGGGGTGTCCAGGTACACTTCCGCCGCGGGGGGGACGGAGGCGTTTTTCCGGGAGGCCCTGGAGGCCAACAAGGCCGGGGCGGAGGACATCCGCTCCAGGGCGATGAAGATGAGGGAAGAGGGCAAGACGGAGTCCGCGGAGATTCTTGACAAGGAGCTGGAGACGGCCGAGGCCGGGATCAAGCGCTGGTCGAACTCCCTGGACGACCTCCGTGGCGTCCTGGACATGGTGTCCGAGGCCTCGAATTCGCTGGTGACCTCGGGGGCCGCCGTCTCGCGGGTGTTGGACAACCTCGGGTCTGACGCCGAGAGGATGGCCTCGTCCTCCATGGTGGTCGGCGGCCGCGGCTCCAGGGAGAGGTCGGAGATCGACCGGCTGAGCGCGGCGATCAACATCCTTGACAGGGAGCTCTCGGGGATCGACGCCAAGCGCCGCGGGGCGACGGGGTCGGACAAAACGCAGTACGATCAGGACTACCGGCAGCTCGAGGAGCGCAGGAACGCCTCCGTGGTCGACAGGGACAGGGTTTCTAAGAGCCTGGAGACGATCCTCGTCGGGATGACGCAGTCCGAGCGCCGCCGCCAGATGGCGGAGCTGGACGCCGCCAAGGCGATGAAATCCCCGAACGTCCTCGACGCCCAGCGGTCGCTATACTCCACCAGGATGTCCGACGCCGACGAGCTCGCCAAGCGCGTCGAGTACGCCATGCGGCAGCGCGGGGTGGAGGGGAAGGACAGGGAGAAGATAGAGTCCGCCATGAGGGAGGTGGGCGACGCCGCCCGCCGCGTCAGGGACGACTCCGACCCGTCCATGAGGAAGAACCTCGCCCTCTCCTCCTCCCAGGAGCAGGCCGCATACAGCCAGATCCAGGGTTTGCGGGAGAAAGGCTACGAGTTCAGCCAGATATTCTCGCTGCAGCAGTTCAAGGACATAGCCAAGACCAGCCCGCTCGTCGGCGGCCTGGCCGACAAGATGGCGCAGGAGCAGTTTAGCGACAAGCTGGCGGACTCCACCAAGACCTTCGACGACGCCGTGTTCCGTTTCGCCGACGTGGTAAAGGAGATGCTGTCGTTGAACGGGCCCTCCGACTCCGTTGGTGCCAAGGTCTCCGATAGCGTTAAGGCAATCGAGGCCACCAAAGGGCATTCGGCAGGAGGGTTCACCGGAGCCGGCGGTAAATTCGAACCAGCCGGAATTGTGCATAAGGGCGAGTATGTCTTGCCCCAGGAGATGAGTGAGCTGTTTCCCTGGCTGGAGAAGATCCGTAAGCAGGGTGGTGATGCTAAGAGCGAGATGAAGAGCTTTCCGGGTTTTGCCGATGGAGGGCCTGTTACTTCTAAAAGGGCATCCTATGGTAATGGTTTTATCAAGAGCGTTTTTGGAAATACCAAAAATGAAGACGTTTTTAAGTATGCCGACACTCTGAGAAAAGACACCCCGATGATGGGTGATAAACCGGTGACTTTCGACTTCACCAAAATAAAAGAGAATGCAGCAGGACTATACCATGAAGAAGATCATAGGATAGAGATTGATAAAAGGCTTCCAAATGCCACCAAAATGCAAACAACTGCGCATGAATTTGTTCATGCCAGGAATACCGCCACCAGAAGCCGTTTGGAAAATTGGTATGGTTATAGTCCAGAATACACTAGGGCGGCGGAGCTTTCCACAAACATTATAGCGAACGCCGAAGTTTCCGGCAAGCGTTCGGAAATGTCCATGTGGGATAAGAAGATTTTAGACGATGACTTCAAAGAGTTTCTTGGTTCCAACTCCGTCCCTGATAAAAAGGCGTCTGCGAATATTGTGGGTGGTTCGAAAAATAAAAGATCCGCCGCCGCTATCGCCAAGGCCGTTAAAAATATAAGGACTGAGCATTTATCTACCAGAGACATTGTACCTATTCAAGACAAAATGCTCAACTCCATAGAGAGGGCCACCACCCTTCCACAAAACGAGCTGACCAAGCATGAGCTGGCTTTAAGAAAGGGGATTAACGAATATTTTTCTCCAGAAAACGGATTTGCTACAAAATTTGACCATTCTGATATAGGAAAGGAGGTTGCTCATTACAAGAGGAACCGTGAACTAAATAAATTTACCCCAACTCCAAAAGAAAGGGTAGCAGCTCCTGTTCCAGAGGGGATGGAGCTGGTCTACAAGAAGAATGGAGGGAGATCTAAATACAGGGCGGATGCGGCCAGGCTTCTGACAATGGAGGACGAACGCAAAGAGTTCTCTGATAGAAGGGAGGCCAATAAGAAGATCTGGAAGATGTATGATAAATTGCAGGCAGAAAGGACGGCGGCCCCCACCCATCAGCCAGCACCGGTTGCGCCACCCCCGTCCGCCCCTCCTGCAGCTACCTCCGCAACCCCCGGTGCTCGTCGTCCTAAGCGTCCCGTCCCACCGGCCGCCCCTCCTGCAGCTACCTCCGCAACCCCCGGTGCTCGTCGTCCTAAGCGTCCCGTCCCACCGGCCGTTCCCGCCGCATCTACGTCATTTCCATCCGCTCCTGCGGCCCCCGTTCCTCCAACAACGTCCGCCAATCATATAAGATCCTCCAACTGGATGGAGAAAGTCGGCGGAGCCGCGGCGATCGCCTATTCGGCGAACACCTGGAAAGGTGCTACAGACAATCTCAATGAGACTCGCCGCCGTGAAGCCGCCGGAGAGAGTACTTCCGCAGCAGACAACGCAATGCCTTTCGTCGGGGCGGCCGGGGAGACCGCCTACGGAGCGGGGTTGATGATGGGAGGAAAGGCTGGCGGGGCTATGAGGCTTGCCGGTCTAGGGGCGCAAGGCGCCAGCCTGGCGTATAAGATAGCCAATGGCAGGGCAAGTATTACAGATGCGATCCCTCTTGGAGTAAGCGGAGCTATAGAGCTTGCCACCAATCCGGCGACGCAGGCTCTGGCGGGGAGATATGCCCCACAGGTCATTAGAGGATTGTCCGGGATAGCAGGAGGAGCGCGGGCTCTTCCTGGAATTGGCAGAGTGGCTTCGATGGCAGGAAAATTTATTCCAAAGAATATTGGAAAAGGGGGATTGGTAGGAGCGGCCGCAGGGGTCGCCGGGATGGCGGCTTCTTCCATAGGGGACTATTGGTCCGACCAAGGTAGAAAAAAAGGGGGCGGGGGGTTGGCCGCCGAGGTTTTGTCTTCAACCGGAGACTTTACGACAGCTCTGTCTGGCGGGAGCGTATTCGGCGCATATGACACGATGGTCGACTCGGGAAGAAAGGATGGCGGCGACGCCGGTAATGTGGCGATGATGCTTGACGACGCAGAGGGCAACGCAGAGATAACATCCGGATTTTTGTCCACAGTACATCCTGGGAAATTCAAGCAGATCGCCAAACAATACGCCGATTCCAGGAAATCCGACACCAACGCCATGTCAACCGAGAGGGGAATGAAGGCCGCCAGGAGGAAGATGTCCGGCTCCGCGGACGTGGCGTCCAAGGTGAAGCAGATCGTCGAGTCGTTGAACTCCGCGCTGGGGGATGACGACCCAAAGATCGACGTCGACGCATTCATGTCCATGAACGAGGGGAATCTCGATATCCTCGGGTCGGTCGCGGATGGGAAGGATCTGAACGAGCTGCTGAGCAACCTCACTGGCGGCAAGGCAAAGATGGGGAGGATGACCTCGACGGCGGGGGGAAAGGATAAAATCCTTGAGAGGGTTGAGCTGCTGAACAAAGCCATCTCCGACGCCTCCAAAAAAGTCAGGGATGGCGAGTCGGGGGACGCCGTCGTCAAGGAAAAGCCGGTTCCCAAGGCGATCAATTTCGACCCGGCTTTTTACGAGTCAGACGATTCCATCGAGGGGATGTCCAAGGTGGAGGCGGGGGTTGACGCCAGGGTTGCCGCTAAAAAAGGTTTGCCTTCCGGCGAGAAGCTGAAGGCGTGGACGGAAGAGGCCTCCGCCGATCCGATTATGGGAAATGCCCCGAAGGACAAAAAAACAAAACCAACGGTTTCGCTGGAAGAAATCTATGAAGGCGGTTTGTCCAAAAAAGAGCTGGGGCAAGCTTCCATGGCGCGGAGGAGGAGATCCCCGGACGCCGAGAGGCGAATCCGCAAACATGGCGGGCTCATCACCGGATCGGGCGGGAAGAAGTTTTTCGGGGAGGAGCTGAAAGGCGACGACACGCTGGCGATCCTCTCCCAGACGGAGAAAAAGGAGAAGACCGTATACGAGAAGGCTGCGGATGAAAGGCGCGCGATAGATTTCGCCACGGGCACAAGCAAAAAGGACATCCGGAAACGCGGTGGGCGGATCATCGGGGCCGACGCGGGCAGCGTCTACGGGGACAGCCTTGGTTCCGACGACATCTCCAGAGCCCCCGACGAATATGGTATCGCCGGGATGTTCGACGCCCCGAAAAAAGGTGACGGCGGCCCCGCCGAGGCCATTGTGTCCGCCCCCGTGGTGAAGCGTGGCGGGGACGAAGCCTCCGAGGGGTTGAAGGACGCCCGGAAGAGCCCGTCAGTGAAGGACGCCAGGGTGGACGGCAAGGTCGATGTCAGCATCACGTCGGACAGCGACCTGGGCAAGCTCCTGGCGATGTTCCCGACGCTGGACGACAACCTGAAGAAGGCGATCGAGGTCATCCAGAAGGCGGCCAACTCCGCCTCCGGGTTGAAGGACGGGGCCAAAGTGTCCTCGAAGCTCAGCATGAAGGCGGCGTGACATGGCGTTCAAATTCACCAACAACAAGGGATCAGCCAACTGGCCGAACGGGCTATATAGCCTGAAGCACGTCTACAAGAACGGTCCCGAGGGGAAGAAATCGTCCTTGGAGATAACCGTTTCCATGGTGATCTCCGGATCCCAGTACGAGTTCGACGTCCTGAGCTCCGCCCAGAGGGACGGGGGGCTGGGGACGCTGGAGCTCCCGCACAGGGTCTACGAGGGGGCCGCCGTCACCGGGGTGTCCACCGAGGACGGCATATGGAGGCCTTTCGGGAAGGCCACCGTGTCGTTCCTGGTGGACGCTGAGATGGGCTTCGGGATCGCCACTTTGAAGGACGCCGGCGGCTCCGGGGAGATCACGCTCTACTCCTCCCAGCTGTCGCTGTCGTTCGGGGGGCGCACGGCCACCTCCTACAAGCTGCTTCACAACATGGGATATTTCCAGTTGGGCGGGGTGGCGTCGTCGAGGATCATGCTGACCGGGGTCGCGGTGGCGAAAACATGGCCGGACGTTGTAAATATTCTTGACGTGTTGGAGCAGCGCGACGGGATTTACGCCCCCCACGTCAAGGATTTGGGAGATTTCGTCCCGGAGGCGGCCACGGCGCTGCCCTTGAAGAAGGTGGTCATCACCGACGGCTCCGTGGACTGGAGGGTGGAGGACCTTTGCGCCGACGTCAGGGTGTCGTTCCTGGCCCCGCCGCAGAAAATCTGAAAAAGGGAAACAGGACATGGGAATAGACTACGCCAACATCCCCGACGCAAGGCCGGGCGACATACCCGACGACGCCTCCTATGACCAGACATGGGGGTATTACACCGCCCATCAATCGGTGGCCATGGACTACGACGGGGCGTCGGAATATTTGTCCGCCACGGAAATCACGGTGAACGGGGTGTTCACCCGTAACAAGGCGGCCCCCGGGCTCGGGACGGACATCGCGGCGATGGAGGCGTTGTACGCAAAGCTCAAAGCCCTGGAGGATTCGTTCTCGGCGTCCGCATCCTCGAAACGTCCGGCCGACCCGGACAATTGGGGGACCGCGGCAGACCCCACCTGCGTCCGGCTTCCGTCCGGGATATGCGCCGAAGGCTACGCCAAACCGCTGGGCCTGGAGGCGAGGCAATCCTCCTGGGCGTCATATCTCTCGTATTCCGCCACGCTGGAGTCGGTCCAGGCCAGGCCGGCGGCTTTCGACAGGGACGGGGAGTCCCTCGACTCCCCGACGCTGTCCATAGTGGCGAGAGCCCCGGTGCTGTCGACCTCGAAGATGGCGGCGTCGCATGGCGAGCATTACATGTTCCTTGGATGGTCGAAGAGGAAAGCCTCTCTGTCGTTCAAAGCGTCGTTCCCGGGGGCGTCAGGGGAAATACTCCCGAGCGGGGTCTCGGATTACTATGGCTTGGGAATCGACGGCTTGGACAGCCTTAGCGTCGGAGGGGCAACTCCGCTGTCCGGATACCTCGTGGAGAACGCCGACATCTCCGGGCAGTCCAGGTCGGCCGGGGTGATAACCGCAAAATTTGAGTTGAGGCAGCTTTGATGGGTCTTAAAAATTCAACGGATGTTAATCTTTCCCTCACGACCTACGGCGTCAGGGTCGAGAAGAGGAACGGGGGCGAGTCCCCCACCGAGGTTTTCGCCGACCTGAAGAGCGTGGTGTGGACGAGCGACGCGAGCCCGGGGGAGTGCATGTTCCTCATTCCCGACCCGTCCGGCTCCTCCCCGAGCGGCTGTTTCGTCCCTGATATAGGGTCGGAGATCGACGTCTGGATAAATCCGCCGTCCAATTGCGAGGACAACGAGGCCTTGTCCCCGGAGAGGCTGATATTCCACGGCATCGTGGAGGAGCAGTCGCACAGGTCATCGGACTCCGGGTCGTTCTACACGGTGCGTTGCGCCGACATGAAAAGGAGGATGGACGACATCTGCGTGATGAAGTCCTACAACCACCATTACGACATCGTCGGGCACCCCAATTTCGACGAGGCCAACGTCCTCACCACCCCCCTGGACTGCCAGCTCTGGGATGTCATGAAGATCGTCGAGGATTTGTTCCATTCGGCGGAGGTGACCGCGCTGGAGTTCGACCTAAAATACAAACCATATACTTTTTTCGAGTACGGCGACATCGATTTCTCCCAGGTGCCGGAGTTGAGCGGGTACATCCCCGAGTCCCTCACCTTCGACAACATCTCCCTCGGAGAGGCCGTCTATAGGACGATATCGTCCGCCGGCTCCTACAGGATGGTGTACGACCACGAGAGCGACAAAATACGGATCACCAGGCTTTCCATAGGGGCGTCCGGGTGCGGCCCAAAGGTCGACGTCTCGTTCCCCGCGCAGCTGAACGGCGGCGACTTGTCCGCCTACGCCGACGAGGTGAACGTCATGTCCGACAACACCGTACGCCGGGTCTCCGACCTGGCCACCGTCTACCGTGTCTACGGATCCCCCGTGGAGTGGTACTCCGGCCATTTCCATGTGGCGTCCGGAATCCAGACCTACGTCCCCCCGTCCGGCGAGGGTGAGGGATACGTCCCGTCGCTGAACTGGGACGGATACCAGTACATCCCCACGGACAACGGAATAATGCCCACGGGTTTCTGCGGGGTCGTCGGGATGCCCCTCTATCCGTCCTGGGATCCATCGAAAGGATATGGCCCGGCGAAGAAAAAGGTCGAGAGGGTCGTCAAGTGGAGGGATGGGACCTACGGGGCGAGCGGCGTCATGGCGTCGGGCAGCTGGGAGGAGAACCAGGGGTTCTCCGCCCTGGACCAAGCCTTCCCCGGAAGCGAGAGTTTTGTTAGGGATGTCGGCGAGGCTCCTGTGGACAACGCTTTCGGGTTGCTCTACGAGGCCTGGATGCCATACCCCGGGCCATGCCCATATTGCCAGGGGAAAGGCGCCGTGAAAGCCATCGTGGGCGACTGGTCTGACTCTTTCGGGGCGAGCAGGGACGCCGGCGGAGGTATGTCCAAAGACGCGATGGAGCCCTTCGACTATAGCGGGTCTGGCTCCCAGGCGCACCCCGTCCCCTGGCTGAACACCTGCCCCGCCTGCAGGGGGGTGGGGATGGAGCCCAACTTCAAGGTGACGAACATACTCGACTCCTTGATGGACGTCCCGCTGGACAGGATGAAATTGAAGGACGCCAAACTGGCGGCGTCGGGGGTGGCGAAAACCTGGGACGAGCTCGCCAAGGAATATAACTACTCCTACGGCCCGCGTGTCCACGTGGAGCAGTCCACGCAGTTCGCCGCCGCCTCCTGGACCGCCAGCGGGACGATGCCGCACCATTCCCTAGCCGAGGTCAGGACCCTTGTCGGGGACACGAAAAAAGATATTTTCTCCACGGACGAGGAGAAAAGCGTCAGAAAGATATTCCACACCCAAATCACGGAGGCTGGCAGCGTCACCATCGACCACAAGAGGGGGAATGTCATGTTCCCCGACAGGATGGGCGTTCTTTGCGCCAAAGACTTCAAGGCCGTGAAGGAGGTTGAGAAGCCGGCGGGAAGCGGCAAGTTCTACTTGGTCCAAAATAGCACCGAAGGGGACTCCACCGTATATGACAAAAGCGGCGACGGTATCAAGATCTCCGGCGACACGCTGTGTTTTTGGAGGCCTCCCCGGGCTTGGGTGACCTGCTATTTCAACCGCCCGGCGTACAGGGACGACACCCTGAAAACTGGCGTCGCCACCATCTTCCCCAGCGGAACGCAGGATTTCAGCTCCTACAGGGCGGCGTTCCGGATAGACTCCGGGCGTCCCGTCGTGGAGGTGTCGAAAATATACTCCGGGGCGAACGAGTTCGTCGGGAGGCCCGTGATCAAGGGCGAGACCATCGACGACCACCGATGGCAGGTGCATCCGGCCGACTACAAGGCCATCCCGACCCCGTCCGGGGCCTCCGACTCATGGGAGGCGGACGGATACAAGCTGAGGTCGGAGGCTGGCTACATACATCCTTTCGGGGAGATCGCGGTGTCGGAGGGGCTCCGCCAGTCCGAGGCCAACGTCCTCGGGGTGTCCGGCGAGATCGTGATGCGCCCGGACACGTTTATCAAACCTTTCAAGTGGATCCACCGCGACGACCGCTATAAACTGGCGTGTAAGGCGGCCAGGGAGCTGGAGCGAAGGAACGACATCCAGATATCCGGCGACCTCACTTTGAAGGGCATGGTCTACGGCCTTGACGAGGGCATGGGCTACGTGGAGTTTCCGGACGGCAGGAAGGCTTGCGTGGTGAAAGTGGAGCATAGCTTCTCCGACGGGTTCATGACATCGCTGGAATTGACCACGGAGGAGCTCCGGGTTGGCGACAAAAGGGAGTCGGAGAAGGATTATTCCCGGACCATGGAGATGAAGATACTCCGCCCCAAGTACGATTCCTGGAGGGGGTATGTGCCGTTGGCAGGAAACAAGGTTAAATCAAAGGGGTCTGGCGGCACCGACCCTGGAACCATATATTAGGAGGCTGCGATGGAGGACAAACTGGTCAGGTTGACCGCAGAGGCCTTGGCGACGAATATCGCACAGCTGATCCGCTCCGTCAACGGCGACGACGACGAGACGGCCGCCCAGCATTACCACATGCTGCTTTCCATGATGCACCAGCACGACGGGCGGCAGCCGTCCATCGCCTGGAACGACGTCCAGGCGGTCGTCGGCTACAACAAGATGACCAGGGGGTCGAAGATCGAAGTCCCGGCCACCGCCACCGAGGGCTACAACCTCCACCACCACACCTCCGACTACGACGGCGGCGCGATAGCTGGCGTCCGCGGCCAGCATTGCCACACACGGCCGGAGGAGGGCGGCTTCGCCTTCGCCACCTGGGCCCCCACCGGCCCGCGCCAGAAGCCGTGGTGACCGCCATGGACGAGGCGAAAAAACTGGCGATTGAAATTCTCAAGATGATTGAGAAATTCAGCGCGGCGTGGTATCTTGACAGCGCTGGCAAAAGGACGATAGGCTACGGCGAAACTTGTTATGGAGGCGATTCCATCACCAAGGAGGAGGCGTCGAAGCTGTTGGAATACCGTGTGGACGGTTTTCTGGCGCATGTCAGGAAGGAAGTCAAGACGAGATTGCTTCCATGCCAGGAGGCGGCGTTGACGAGTTTCTCATATCAGCAAGGAAAGAGGGCATTCTCTGATTCGACCTTGCTGAAAGAGATCAATCTAGGGCGGCTGGCGTACGCCATCAGGGAATTGAGGAGATGGGTCTACGTCCATAAAAACGACGTTGCCGTGGTGGAACCAGGAATAGTCCGGCGCAGGGAACACGAGATAAAAATGTTCCTCGGCGACGAGACATGGCGGATGGGTTGGTAAAAATGCCTAGCGGGATCATGGACGTCAATGTGAAGTGGCCGGATAAAACCGGTTTCTCCTTCGACACCTCCCCCGGAGAGGCGTTGTTCAATCTGGACCATGTCCAGGAGAGGGCGAACTTTTACGGGGCTCCATGCGTGGCCAACAACGCGTCCGGATATCAGCGTTGGGGCAACTGGTCGGACAAGTTCGAGCCGGACGTCCGTTTCGCGGCGATCTCCGACACGAACGCCTTCTGCCAGCAGTTCCCCGAGGTCGATTCCCCATGGAAGTTCACCGACTACATTTTCCAGGGGACGGCCGCATCGGGGGTCGTGGTGGAGCCGCCGTTGTTCAACCCGTTCACTTTGGCGGTCGCCAACGGGGTCTATGACATCATGGCCCCTTACGGGTCGGCCCCCGCCGTGGCGTCCGGTTGCGGCAAGGAGGAGACGTTCCGATGCGGCATAGTCGGGGGCGTGAAGCTGGTTTCCTTCGAAAGCCTCTACAATTTCAAAGGGGTCTCGGGGAAAGTCTACAAGCAGGAGGATCTCGAGAAAGGGACCCACGGAACTCCATGGACTGACCCCGCCGCCCCGGAGGGGAAGCAGAGGACGTTCAAACGCCAGGGGGTATACGGGCGGCGGGGAGGCCTCGGATATTGGTCTGAGAACAAAGGGGTCAGGATCTACAAAAAGGATTTGCCGGCCACATGCGTGAAGATTGGGGCGCACGGGAACATCCCGCCCCATTCCCTGTCCATGTCGGCCCCGAAGGCGTGGCTGGAGCCGGACGACATGTATTCCGACGTCATCGTCCCAAAGGTCACGGCCACGTTCGGGGCCCCTTTGTACGCATGGGCGGACGGGGTGGTGTCGTTCGCCGGGCGTCCCACCATCCAACCGTGCGGCTACACGAAGACCAGCGCCTCCGGCGTGATCCCGTTCAGATATTCCGTGGATCCTGGAGGTGTCCCCGTCCCGATCCCGGAGCAGAGGATGAAAGGGGCGTCGATAACCCCGCACAACTGCGACGAGGGGGACTTAGTCCATAAGGGATGCCAGTTCTGGGAAGGGACGCTGGCGCAGGGGGCGGGGTGCTCTATACAAGAGGAGGTCGGGGAAAGCGGAGTGGTCGTGGATCCGTCCAAATGCCAGTTCTACCCGTCCAACGTCGGCCCGGGCACGGACGTCAAGGCCGAGTATTCGGCGGCCGGGGGTTTATGCCCGCTATATCAGCACACGGGGCAAAGGCTTGTCGGAAATTTCTCCGTCGAGGCCACGAACAGCTCCGAGTTCGCCTCGGCGTACGCAGGGATCGAGGGGTATTCCATGGCCGGGGGGGCGGCTAACCTCGTGGACGGAAAGTCTGCTATGGCGATGAGCGACACCGGGCTTACCAGCCTGGGGTTCGCGGTGGCCGGCGATGTTTTCAGGAAGCTGGGGCAGGACAGGACCGAGGAGCCGTCCGACCTGGCGGAGGCGGACATCACATGGAACGTGACATACGAGTTCAAGAAAGTTCAATCGGAGGGGAGGGAGCTGTCCTCTAAGGCTTCGGCGGGCATCGGTTCGGACACCTACAAAAGGGGGACCGGCAAATTCGCCTTCGACAAAAAAGAATATAGCTACGGTGGCGTCGACGAGAATTTTTTCGGCGACAGGAACAACCTCAGCGCCCATCGGTTCGGCCAGAGCTGCATGCCCTGCTACAAGCCTGGGGTGTGCGACAAAGCCCATGGGTTCCAGTATTCCGACGGATATTCGGCGGGGTCTCTTGCGGGGGTTGACGGCGAGCCGTACTGCAAATATTACAATGGCGGGTGCCCCGGGATGTCCATTCCGCGGAGAGCCCTTGAATATGACGAGGCGTACTCGACGTTGCTGGGGACGGTTCTGGCGCCGTTCCGCCAGTTCGGGATGGACGGGTTCCCGTCCCTGTCCGTCGCCATGATGGGGAGCGGGGTCTACCATGCCATGGGGCAGCCTGGGGACGTCTATGGCGTGGAGGCCATGACGACGGCGTCCGGGGTTTCGTTTTTCTGTTTCGACTCCGACCCGTCGGCGTCGGGGTTTAACTTGTCGGCCAGAGTTTTCGGGTTCATCGACCAGCGCGACGCCGACGGCGTCCAGCTATCCGTCCCCGGGGCGTCCGGCGCCCCATGGCTGGTCGAGCTATTGGAGGACTACGCCTCGCCGTCGAGGTTTGTCAATTACATCGACAACGAGAGGCCGTTCATGGGCGGCAGGGCGCCAGAATACAAGGACTATTCCAGGATGGGGGAGGAAGTCCTCTGCCAGGTTGGCGGGGGAGGGTCGATATACGGCCTGGAGGGGGGAGACAACGACCCGGAGTCGCAGCCGGAGCAGGGGTCGTCGTATTACATCGGCTACAGGGTGGACAAGACTGGCGACTACATAGTGGACGGAAGGGGGTTGGGCGGGCCGGCCTCCGACGGGTCGAGGATGGGGACGGGCGTCGACGCGAGCGGGGCGGTCCCGATTTTCGCCTACAGGACGAACAGCGTGATCACCGCCGACGACAGTTTCGGATCCACGGCCGGGGCCATCACGGTCTATTCGTCCGACACCCAGGCCTCTTTGGCGGCGGTGGACGCGCAGACTTATGAGAACGATCTCGGGAGCCGGATATATCTCCCCGACATGAGCAGGGACATGCTCCCGGCCGAGAGGGATTACTACATCTGCCCGGCGTGCGGGGTGGCCGCCTCGGGATCTTCCCTGAACTATTTCGGGGAGCCGGTGGTGGACCAGGTCGTAACCGATCTGGAATATGCCAGGGATACGTCGTGCCCGAGATGCTCCACCGCTTTGTCCCCTGGCGGAAAATGGGCGGCATTCCCCGGGGTGTACGCGAAAGGGGTGGTCAATGTCTGGGGTCTGCCGGGCCAGGAGGTGTGCGGGGACGGATATTATTGGAGGAACCCCGTCCCGGTTGGGCGCCAGTTCGTCACGCAGATATTGTCGAAATTGGGGGGAGGCAACACGGGAGGGGGATATGAGCTGGGGTCGTCCTCGGCGAACGCCACCACGGAGGCGTCTGTCGCCAAGCTGGATTTGCCCTATTGGGCCCATATGATACAGGGGACGCCCGGGGGATCGGGGGATCTTGACCACGCCTATCTTGATCCTGGATACGAGGATGGGATGTTGGCGGCCGGGATGTCCGGCCTGGATAATTCACGGCCGTCGTCCGGGGTGTACACCGACAACCTCGTCTCCCCCTACGCCGGGGCTTCCGGGCTTGACATGGTGTCCGTCTCCAGCCTGAAGATGTTGAGGAACCACATATCCCCGGTGTTCGCCGTGCAATTGGGCGGGTCTGACGGGGGGGTGGATTTCAGCGTGGACAAGCAGCCGGGGTATAAAGACAGATATGGGACGAAGACGGTCCGGTCATGGGAGAAAAAAATGAAAGGGCTCCCCGCCCAGGTCATAGGGGCCAATAGCACCGGGCGCCGCCAATATGTGGAATTCTGGGACGGTAATTTCCCGGGCAGGTCGATCTACTACTATTTCCCCACCGATCCGATCTGGTGGAGACGCCACAAATACGTCGGTTTCATCCAACGGGACGGGCTTGGATCCGCGCTGGGGCTGGACAGCGCCGCCGTGGGTGCGGATGGGGGGCACTGGCTCAACTACACGGGGAATGTCAGATCGAACAGCTTCCATTTCTTGCAGGGCTGGCTGCCAATGGATAAGGAGGTCGACAAGGCCTTCGCCGTCTTCGAGCCGGTCTGCCATCCCACGACCCCGGCGGTCGGCATCGTCTGGTCGGGGGCGCGCTACAGGCAATATTTCAACGGCACGAACGAGCAATGGGCGGAGGGACGCTCTCAGGCCGACAACCCGTTCTACTGGACGACTGACAGCTACCGCCCGTCCCACGGGATGGACAACCCGTATTTCGGGCTGGAGGACTCCGCCATATCGAAGTTCGTGGACACCGCCAGGGGTTATTTCGTCGACCAGAGCGTGCTTGCCTGGGGTGGTTATGGAAGCGGGATAATTTCGATCGTCACAGAGCAGGAAATGTGGAAAAGGTACACCTCGGCGGAGTTCTCGGCCTACATGATGAAGGAGAGGATAGACGGGAGGATGTTCGCCGGGAGGCCTGGCGTCGACGGAACGGAGAAAGATTTCAAGATGTTCTCCAGGTCTTTCCTGGACATCCACGCCAACAACGAGACCCAGCCCATCCCCGGGTATTTCGACCTGTCCGGGATGAACGACAAGTTGCTGTACCACAAGGACGGCCCCAAGATGGTCCTCCCGTCCGGGCTTGATTGGACCGAGGGGGGCGAGGTCGTCATCCAGGACGGATCGGACGCCACCTATGGCGGCGGGGACGGAAGCTCGGGAGGGGCCGGGAATTTGAGCGCCGGATGGAGCCGGCAGGTGATGGACATATCCTCCCTGTTCAAATCCAGGTATGACGAGAGGATCGACCGGGGATATAAGATGTCCACCGGAAAATCCTTCCAGGCGCTCGCGTCCGGGACGAGGGACAGATTCGAGAAAACGGAGTTCTCCGACGGTTTGGACGACCCCCAGCAATATGTCAACTACAGATATTTCAATTCCCACGGGATGTGGTTGTCGGATCCATGGCATTTTCCGTTGCTCGACGGGGGCGAGATGCCCGTCAAGGTGTCGGGAGACCTCTACGCCTTCTCGTCCGGGTGCAGGTTCCCCGAGGATCTGGTGACGGATTTTTTCGTGGACGCCGGCCCGAGCGGGTTGCTGGAGGAGGGGGATCCGGGATATGATGGATACCATGTCTCGCAGCTGGCCCTCGGCGCCGACGGATCTCCCCTTCCCCAAGGATCCGAGCCGGCGCAGCCGTCCGGGTATTGGATGTGCCAGAACGCGCTGGGGGTCGACCAGAGCTTCGTGGTCGATTTGATCGGGTTCCCGGTGCAGACCTCGCACAGGGACTGGCGGGCCAAGGCGGGGCGGTGGAACATGGCGAACGCAATCTGCCAGAACCAGAACTGTTTCGTGGGCAGGAACAGCATGTCCGTGGCCACTTACATTCAATGGTGCAAATCCAGCCCCTCGGCCACGGTCGTCCCGACGATATACGGGACGAAGTGCCTGAAATGCGGGTCGTCTTTGCTCTCCGCGTCCGGGGCGTTCTACGAAGCCGGGGACGGCATAGAGACGGCGTTCTACGGCCCCGAGCCCGACAGGAACCATTTTGTCACCGCCGTCCGCGTGGGGCATGGGATATCCGGCCTGGACGCCCATCACGGGTTTTGCGTCGACTATATGCCGGAGGACGGGCAATGGAGGAACTTGTTCTCCGTCGGGTGGGACGACGGATCGAAGAAATGGAACATCCCCGAATACGGTTCCGACAAGGCTCTGAAAATTGTCCAGGCAAGCTCGCTCCCCGATTTCTTCACGGGGTTCTGGGCCCAGGGCGGGGATGTCAACACGGCTTCCGACTACGAGGGGAAAAATTTCGTGGTGCCGCTCGCCAGGATGGTGCGGTTCCGCTCAAAGCCGGTGGCCATGGTGTTCCACAAAGACATCCCAGCCGGGTCGCTCCCGGCATCCGTTTCGTCATATATGCCGGCGTCCGGGCTTGTCCCTGGATACTGGGATGGTGGATCCATGGAGATACCGACCTCGGACGGCGTGGTCGGCGTCCCGGTGCTGTCCAACTCGGCGAGCGGAGTGTTTTTCTCGGCGGCGTTCGATTTCCCCTCGGTCGTCCCGTCGGGGTCGCCCAGGTTGGAGAACTCGAAATATCTTTCATATTGCTCAAGGTTCGAGGTGTATGGCCACGAGACCGAGCCGGGGGACGTGCTGGTGACCCCGGAAGGGGAGACGGAGCTGTTCCCGTTCTACACCGGGCTCAACAAGTTCCAGCTGGGCGACCGCCCGACAAAAATAACCTCGGTGAGGGCGAGCAGCGACGGGACTTACGCCATCCCGATGGATCTGCTCAGCACCAGGGACGAGACGAGGTTGCGCTGGCAAGTGGGCCCGGCGGCGTCCGGGACGGGCATCGTCGGAGGGGCGTGCTACTACGACCGGGCGACCAATTCCGTGGAGTTCCCGACCGTCTACGGGTCCGGGGCGTCCCCCGCCAATATCTGGGACATCGACGGGGCCATAAACCCGGACAGCGTCCCCGTCTCCTTGGAGGTGAGGTATTTCACCGGAAACGGGACCACGGTGGAGACCACCGCCTTCGCCGTGGGGACGGGCCCGTCCTATGTGGTTGAAAGGGACGCCGTCTGCAACATCCTCGGATGCGAGCCTGCGGGGGAGACGCCACCGGCCGTGGTGGGCATCCCGGCCGCCGCCCCGTCCCCGTTCCCGGATCCTGGTTGGTCCCTGCCCATCCACGGGGCGGCGAGGAAGCTGCAGTGGACATGCTACAACACGACCAGGATGGACGGAGATTTCTCGATCGGCTACATCAAGGGTGATGAGCTTGGCGCCTCCAAGTGGAACGAGGGCGACATGGCGGCGTTGTTCGGGGGCTCCGACCAGATCATGGCCGGCATCCCCGACGCCTCCGGCAACGTCCCGAAAACCTTGATATCCGGGACGGCGTCCGGGACGGTGGAGGTGACGGGGCCGCCGGGGACCATGCTGTCCGGGGACGTCTACCTCTACGCCAAGAGGATGACCAGGAGGGACAGGACGCTTGTGTCGGAGAACGGCTCGATGTCGGTCGTCAGCACATATGAGCGCACCGGCGGGTTTAAAAGCACCGGGTTCGCGCTCGGATATTCAAACGTCTCCGCCGGCGGCGGGTCGCAGACCGGAAAACAGGCGGTGTGCTTCTCGACGCCGCAGGTGTATGTGTTCATGAAAGAGCGCGACGAGGGAGTTCCCCTGGCGTAAATATTCAAAAGGACGGATTTTTTATGGGCGCACCAAAAATAAAGCTTTATGAGCTCCCCGTTGGCTATGTCGCCTCCGAGGACGCCGACATCCAGCAGACGCTTTTCGACGAGCTCCTGCCCGTGGTGGACAAACCGCAGTCGCCGGACGACGCCTACCAGATGACCGGGGTGTCCGGGTTGATCACGGAGACGCTGAAGGCCGTGGACGTGGCTTTTGGATACGTCGACTCCCTCCTCGAGGGCACATGGCCGTGGCTAACCCCGGAGACGGCCGCCACGGACATGTTCGTGAACGGCGTCTCCCCGTTCAACCCCTCCGTCTACGACGGGGGCGGATCCATGGTGGCGTCCAGCGGCTACCAGGCGACCCCGAGCGGGGTGATGTTCACCGCGGCCGCCCCGTCCGGGTGCGGGGTGAGGTATTGGAAGGAGGGGGCGGCGTCATCCCTGTATTGGGCGGCGTCGTGCTCGGGTTTCTACGACGGGGGCAACAGGTCTTTCCAACCCGTGGTTTTGGACGGTTCCCTGGAGCTGTTCCCCTCCGGGTATTCGACGGTGGGGGCGTCCGGCCTTGTGGCCCTGTCCTCCGCGCCGTCGGGGGAGGTGTCCATGGAATTCTGGAAACTGTCCCCATGGTCGAAGACGTTCATCGCCGAGCACGATCTCTGGGTTTTGCCAAACACGAAAGGGAGGGCCGGGGGGCACATGTATATGGGTCCCGACGTGTTCCGCGGGATGCACGACTACGCCGGGGACGACACCATAGACGAGTCCACGGGGGTCCCCATAGTCCAGGGGGAGATACCGCACTATGTCGAGGAGGCGGAATACCAGCTGGACTGCCGCATGGGGATGGTGCTGTTCGCCTCCGGGGTGGACTCGGCCTCCACCCCCGTGAGGGCCAGCTACGCGCATCTGGCGGGGGTGTCCAACGTCACGGGGCAAACCCTGGAGCCGGTCGCCTCCGGCGAATGGGGCGTCGCCTACGCCGCCTCCCCCGATCCCAGGCACCCGTTGTCCCATGGGGCGAGATGGGTTGGCAGGGACGACGAGACCACCGTGAGGAACATCTACGCCGGCGGGGAGCTGACGCCGGTCGCGAGGACGATAACCCCATATGACAATTTGACCTTGAAAGGCGTCTGACCATGGCCATCACCATAAATAATTTCACGGCCGTCCTGGCGGGCGACTCCGTCAACTTGATCCCATTCGTCCAGGCGGACTTCAAGGTCGTTCAGGACACGCTCCTGGTCTGCCATGTGCCGGCGTCCGGCTTCCAATATTGCCAGGCTTCTGCGTCCGGGGATTGGACCGAAGCGACGCTGATGCCGTCCACCCCGGGGACCGCCATCAGCAGCTACTCCACCGCGCCGGGCAGGTCGGCGCAGCTTTTCTGGGACGTGGACGCCGATTTGCCCGGTTTCGACGGGGACGTTTTTCTCAGGCTGAAATTGATGGACTCCGCTTCCGGGGAGTCAGCCTACGTGCAATCGGGGGCCTTCCTGGCGAGGACGGAGAAACCCTCCTTGTCATTTTCCCTTCCGGCCTACATAAACGGAGTTTCGCAGACCATCGCCCCCTCGTGCTCGGGGGAGGCGACCCATTACCAGACCACGGAGAGCCTGTCCTTCCCGTCCGCCTGGGCGGCTTTGTCCGCCAGCGGCACGATGTCCGTATCGTTCGCCTCGGCCGCCGAGGGGACGAAGACTTTGCGGGCGAGGGTCAGGGACGCCTATTTCAACGTCAGCCAGGCCTACGTCGACTCCACGGTAATGCACACGACGCCGCCCGCCAGCCTGGTGCTGGGCGTGGAGGGGGCGGCCGGCGCCGGGCTCCCCTACACGGGGATGGTCCCAACCTCCAGCGGCTTCGTCCCCGACCGGTCGGCGGTGGTGTCTTTCTACGCCTCGGACGCCCTCGATCTGGAGGTGAGGATAACCGGGTTGGACTCGGTCAGCGCCAGCGGCTGGTTCCAATACACCAGCGGCGGGGATGTCCTGTCCAGCAGCGTCTCCGGGGTACTTCCGGGCGACGACTATGGTTTCGACGACGACGTGCCCGTCACGATGGAGGCCAGGGACGCTGCCGGCAACACGTCTTCGGTCACCTCCTCCATCAGGTTGAACACCAAAGTTCTCCAAACCGCGCAGAAAAACCTCGTCCCCGAGTCGTCGTCGTACGCCCACCAAGTTTTCATGGTCACCTCGGCCAACGCCGAGATAACGGTGCCATCCTCGGAGACGTCGTCCTCGGAGTACATCCGCAAATGGAAAGACGTCTTCTATCCGGCGTCCCATTCGTTTCCGGTGGACGCCAACGGCGATTTCGACGCCGTCGCGGGGTCGGCGATGGCCGGGGTCTCGAACGAGTACAACGACGCCCCGGCCGTCAGCGCCGGGGCGTTGTCATATGACACGGAGGGGCGTCCGCGGATCATCGCCTGGACAACAGACGGGACCAAGAACTACTCCAACCTCGAGAGCTCGCACGCGGGCAACGTCCGCTCATGGGTGATCGACAACACCGGATACGGCGACATAGAGCTGGAGTTCGAGCATTTCCGACTCGACAGCGGATCCTACGGCCCGCCGTACAACAAGTGCTCCCCGCACACCGGGGACGTCCTCGTCGTCTATGACGCCACCGCGGCGGGGGCCCTTAAAGCCGTGGTGTCCTCCGACGGATCCACGGCGTACGAGTTGGACGACTCCTCCAAACTCGTGGAGATAATGGCCTTCACGGGTTCGGGGTCGCAGGTCCTGGAGCTTACGGGAGGGTATCTCGTGGGGGCGGACGTGAACGGAGGTTTCGTGGCGGAGGCGATAAAGGACTGCGCCAAGATATGCCTGATCCTCTACACGGACGCCAGCAGCTCGATGAGCGGTTTCCGCCTGAAGTCGGGCCCGAAGCACGAGACGGTCTTCTCCAACTACGACATGGACAACGTCAACGGGGAGCTTTGGCTGCACCGCTACCCAAACGGGGCGGGCTACAACGGCACGGTGAGGATGGTCTACGACTACTACGACGCCGACGTCTCCTATTCCCTGGACGATGGCAGGGTGGTGTTCGCCGTCCCGCCGTCCGGGGAGGTCACCGCCGACTACTCCCATTACATCAAGGAGGAGGATTTGTCCAGCGGGGACAGGACCAGGATGTACTTGGCGGGGGACGACGATTTCGTCGACTACCTCGACCCCGTTCTCCGCGCCGCCCCCAGCGGGGCCCCCTTCGACGATTCCCTCGTATGGACCCCGGGATCCCCGAGCGGCGTCGTCGACTCGCACCACACCTGGGACAAGGACAGGGGGATCGTCGAGTTCGAGAACGGGGCGGGATATGGTTTGGACGAGTTCTATTACACCCCGTCCGGGTCAAGAGTCCAAGCCGACTATTACCGCCACACCTACACCCGGCTGTCCAACGACGGCCGCGGCCAGCTCGAGTTCCGCAATTCTTTGATTGTCGCCGACAACACGACGGTGTATCCGGATTTCACCTGGGGAGACATCAAGTTCGTGAACGAGGGCGAGGCGATTTTGGAGAACGGCAAGTTCGAGATGGTCGCCCGCGGCTACGACAACGACGGGGATGGAACGGTGGACCAGGTGGTGGACGTCAACCGCCCATGGGACATCCAGACCGGCACCGCGGCCGAGACCCATAGCCGCTCGGCCGTCGAGATGAGGCAATATTACACTTTCAACGCCACCCCGGTGAAATCGGAGGCGTCGTCCGCAATATCTGTTTGGAAAAACAAGGTCTTCGGCTTCGTGCTTCCTCCGAGAGGAGTTTGCTTCGGCAGGTGTTTCTGGTGTCTTGACCTTGGGGGCAACAGCTATCCGTCGACAACCGCCGGAAAAAAAGCGTTTAGCGGGAAAATATCCGGAAAGTATTATGACCTGTCCGTTTGAACTAGGGGTGGCCGATGCCTTCCGATATTTTAAATTTCGTGGTGTCCGTGGCGGGCGACGGGCTGGCGTTCGCGCTTCCCGCCCCCACGGACTCGTCGACGCCCGTGTTCTCATGGAGCCCGCCCGATGGTTTCTCCCAAAGACGCAGCTCCGTGAGGATTGTCGGAGTGGAGGGCGGGGGGCTTTACCAGTCCGGGGCTAGGGCGTCCACGGATAAATTTTTCCAATATCCCGTGGGGAATCCGTTCACGGCGGCGTTCCTGGGGCTATGCACGGTTGAAATTGCCTTGTCGGAGTCTTTATCGGGGGACTTCGAGATAACGTCGGGGCCAAGATCCTTTGTCTACGACCCGGGGCTTGAGACCGTCGGGGGGGCGTTCTCCGCGTCCTGGGGGAACGTCGTGGACCCAGATGGGCAGACGATCACCTACCAATATCAGATGTCCAGGGATCCGGTGTTCTCCTCCCCCGGGCTTATGGTCGCCGATGGATGGTCGTCATCCCCCGGGGCCGTTTTCCCCGACCTGGAGGACGGGCATTATTATTGGAGGGTGCGGGCCTACGACGGATATGACCTGGGGGCATGGTCGGTGACCAACGCCGTGCGTGTCCTGGACGATCCCCCGCCGTCCGTCAGCATTGTCTCCGCGAGGGTGGTGGGGAACTCCTACGGAGATGTCGAGATCGTCGTGGAGGTGGCGGACGGAGGGGATGTCTCCCTTAGCCTGAGATATTCCGTCGACGGCGGGGACAAGGAGCAGGGGTCGACGCTGCAGGCCCTTTGCAAGGTCTCTCCCGGGACGTTGACTCTCGTCTGGAGAAGTGGAAGGGATTTCCCTTTGACGTCCGGTGGGTGCGTGCTGTTCGTCATGGCCACCGACGCGTCCGGATCCACGGACGAGGACTACATCGACATCGGCTTTTTGGACAACTCGTCGGTGGGCGCCGATCCGGGAGGCTTCGGGGCCGTGGACGACACATATCCTTTTTTCGGCAGGATGGCCATCAGGACGGAGACCGACGCCGACGAGCCGCAGTTTCCGGTGTCTTGCGCCACTGCCGCCTCCAGGAGCTCCCACGACGGGGGGCATTTCCCCGTCGCCGGGGCGCAGGCGTCCCATTCGATTTATTTCGAGGGCGAGGACAGGGGTCAGTTCGGATGGGTAAACTCCGCCTATGACTATCTCGTCGCCCCTAGGGGGACGATGTTGCCATTGAACAGAACTGCCTATGGGATGGACGGGGCGGCGGCCGAAGATTTGGACCCCGGCGATCCCGACTATGCCTCCCTCCCCCTGAGATGGTCTCTTTCCGGGGACATCGCCGTGGCCGGGCAGGACGACATGTCCTCGCCTGGAAAGGCGGCGATCCGTTTTATGGACGTCATCCTCTCGGACAAGAAAGTCTGCTCGACCTGCTCCGGCAAGGGGTGGGTGGCGGCGTCCGGAAGGGTTATGTGCCCGGTTTGCAGCGGGGAGAGGTTCGAGGACGTTTATGTCGACGGCGGCGGTGAGAGGCTTCCCGTCTTGGCGTATGGCTTGTCGCGATATGAGCCGCTGGAGAGATGGCTGGCCCCGTTGTCCAGGGGAAGGAGGTCCGCCCCCCCGTTCGGCGGCCAAATATCCTCCAGGCAGACGTTGTTCATGTACGACTCAAAAAGGAACTCCGCGTCATGGGAAGCGGTCGGGGACGCTTCCGGCAGGACCGTCCAGGAGGATTGCCCGTCGGCGTCGGGGGGGGTCAATCCGAGGTTCGACGCCGCCGGGCATATGGCGGTCAAGACGGAGACCGCTGTGGAAGACCCCCACGCCGCCCCTTTCCAAGGCGTTTTGGGGGAATCCGTGGGCTTTGGCGACCATGTCTCCCCGGCCGTCGGGGAAATCGGGCATGGCATGACCGAATACGTCCCTGGATATTCGCCCTCCGAGGCTCCCGGGTTCTGCAACCGCGTGGAGCCGACCAACCGCTGGGAGAGGGGATTGTACAGGATGGGGGGCGGGGTGTGGAAGAGCGCCGACGTCCAGAAGCTTGGAATGGCATACCTCCAGCCGGAGTGGGATTCATACAACCTGCTCCATTGGAGGGGGACCATGGGGGCGACGACCAGCGTGCAGCTCCAGGTGTGCAGGCTGCTGGAGGACGGGTCCAGTACGGAGTACGTCGACGTCATCCTGGACGGAGCCTCGTTCGACATGGGGGCGAACGCCTGGCTCGCCACCAAGGGGGCGTTCTACGACTATTGGGACACCATCGGCAGGCAGGGTTTGGAGCCGGGGTTCGACTACAAGATGAGGATACGCCAATATGACAAGACCAGCAACACGTTCTCGTCTTGGGTGGGGTCTTCGAAATTCAAGGTCGGCGGAGGGGCTCCGGCCGCCCCCAACGTCATCTCGTGCGAGTACGAGCCATGGACTGGCAGATTGGTCATAACTTATTCGATAGACGACGTCAACGGCAACATGTACAACGTCATGGGCTTGTGGTACAGCGTCGGGGGCGATTTCCTGCAGGTGTCCATGGGGGATGTGATGGGCGACACCGACCATCTGGACTCCAGGACGTCCCCTTCGGCGCAAGGCGGCGTCCACAAGCTGGTGTGGGCGGCGAAAGGCTACATATCGTCCCCCACGCAGTCATGCCGCGTGGCGATAGAGATAGTCCCGTCCAAGATAGTCGACGGGATGTCGCCCCCCAGGCTGTCGTTCTCGGCCGACTACAACCCCGCCTGGAAAACCGGCGACGACGGGGTCGTGTCGCTTTCCGGCAAGACTCAATATTACCACTACAACCCCGACACCGGAGAGACCTCCGTCCTGGCGGCCCCTGTCAGATATCCCGGAGGAATCGACCTGTCGATGTCCAGGATAGAGGAGTTCAAGTCGTATCCGCCCCCCTCCGGCCTTTTCGCGTTCCTCGACGCATCCGGAAATGTGGCCGACGGCGCGGGGTACGAGGGGTGGATGTCGGCGGCGGTCATCCCGGGGGTCACCAGGCGCGACAGGTTGATGGACATGGAGCAGGAGCTGTCCGGGATGATAGACGGCCTCCCGGCGTATGTCGACATGAGGCTGGACGCCCTGTCGGCGGCGAGGGAGAGGCTCATAGACCAGGGTTTCTATTGCAATGGGTTCAACGGCAATTCCCCGGAAGGGGGAGTTTTCGATTACCGGGTGCTGAGCGGGGCGAGCGGGCTCTATGATCCCAGATGCCAGGTTTACTGCGAATTCCAGCTGGACCCTGACCCGGGTTTCGCGTCCGCCTCGGGGGAGCCGTTCCGGACTTTGCTGTTTGACAAGTCCGGTTCGAGGATACATTCCGACGACACCACCATCACCTCCTATTCCGTCCCGTCGGGGACGGTGGAGTCCGTCGTCGACAACAACTCCTATCTATGGGCGGGGGAGGTCATGGACACCGGGGGCGACGCCGAAGCCGAGGGGGAGGAAGCGCAAAAGGAGAGGATTTACACGACGTTGACAATACCGATGGCGGCCCTGCCCGGGGAAGCCTCCGGCGACCTCCCCCCGTTTGGCGGGTCGTACGCCGGAGAATATCTGTGGCGTGCAAGGTCATACAACCTGGTGACCGCGGACGACTTTTCGTCCGCGTCCCCCGAGATCCTCTCCAGGGCTATGTCAGGATCGTCGCTGTCCGTGTATTTCGCTCTTTGGGCGCCGAAAGGGGCCGGGACGTTCAACATGTCAAAGCTGGAGTTCCGCGTCTCCTCGTCCGGGGCGTATTTGTACGATGAGGCGGCGGTCGAATGGCCGACCGACCCCCCATCCGGGCACGAGGACGAGTTGGACGTGTGGACGCCGTTGTCCAGATCCAGGTCGAGGCCGTCGGTCGTGAAAACTTCCGGGATGGAATATTTCATGTGGTACTCCAAGACCGGGTCAAGGGGGGAGCCGACATTGCTCCACGCCAGGGCGATGTCCCCTTCCAGGGCCGGGGAGAGGTCTCTGGCTTTGCCGATGGGGAGGTATGAGTCGCTCCAGGAAAAATTCGGGATCTCGGCGGCCCATTCGCCGTGCGTGGCCAAATTCGGAAGCCGATGGGGGATGTGGTTCTCCGCCGTCAAGGACGGGTTGAACGCCATCCATGTCTCGTGGTCGGAGGACGCCTCCTCGTGGGGGGATCCGGTGCAGGTGTCAGGGCTGCCGGCAGGGTATTCACCATGGGTCAGCGTGTCGGGGTCGGTGGCGACGATGTGTTTCGCGAGGGCGTCCGGGGGATTGTCCGTGCTGTCGTTCGCCGAGTCCCTGGACGGTGAGGTATTCTCGTCGACGCTGGATGCCGGGTTTGGCGGAGGGATGGATCTCACCTCGCCATGCATGTTCGGGGGGAAACTTTATTACACCGGATACTCGGGCTCGTCCCCCGCCACTTTCGTCAGGGACGCCTCCGCCTCCGGATGGGGCGCGGAGTCCATGTTGGCGTCAGGGGTGTATAACTTGAGCGCGCTGGCGGACTCGGACGGAGGAGACCCCGCCACAAGGGTCTATTATAACAGGTCCGTCGACGGGGACGACCGTATTTTCACCGCCGTCCTGCGCGGGGGAGGATGGACTCTCGTCTCCAGCAACCCGGCGCTGGCGCTGTCCGGAGACGTGACGGGCATATCCGGGGATTGGAGAAACCCTTCCGTCCGTTCGTTCACCGTCCTCGACAACGGTTACGTGTCCGCGGCCTACAAAGCCCTGGAGCGCCCCCAGGACGCCCTTTTCAGGATTTCATTTGCGCACACGTCCCAGAGGGTGTATAGTCTGAGCTCTGATTGGGTGGGATCGTCCAATGCCGCCAGCTTGGGGGCGGACGCGTCTCCGGGCGCGTTCGTCTACGATCCGGCTGTCAAATATTTTGATTGGGGGGACGATTTCTGATGGCGGTCACCAACACCGGGGTATCCCCAGCTTTTGGAGTCGATCCGGCCGACATGTCGTCCGCCGCCGTGAACGCCTCGTCGCCGTCGTCGGGGGGCGGGGTGAACAGCCCATCCCCCACCCGTGACGGGGCGGCCAGCCCGGCGATGACCCTTGTCCAGCCGTTCTCCTCGTGGGCGTTGGACCATATCGCGTTCCCGAAATACGACGGGGTGTCCAAGCATACGGGCGTCCCGTCGAATTTCCCCGATTTCGCGTCCGAGCATCATATAATCTCTTTGATGAGACAGGTTGACCTATATCTGGAACCAAAATACGAGTCTTACATAGACGCGGCCGCGGGGATGCCAGGGCCGAGACGGATAGACCTTAGCGTGGAGACATAGGATGCCGAATTTCGAGTTCCTTCCGCTGTACCTGATCGCCCATGACCAATGGGGATATCAGATACCCCATGTCAGCCCATGGGGGACCACGTATGAGAATTTTCCGCATTATGGGCACACCCATTTCTTCATGCCGGGATTCGACTACGCGAAGGCCTCCAGGAGGGCGTGGACGGGGGAGCAGCTCTACAAATTCAAGTTGGCGGACGTGTGGTCTCCCAGGACGGAAGACCCCAACCAGACCAAGAACATCGTGTTCGAAGGTCTCCCCGAATGGTATTTTTTGGTGAGGGAGTACTGGAGGAGGGTATATATACAACCTTGGGACTCCGGTGGCGGCAAAGGCATCAAGTACGACGCCAGCGCGTCTTTCCACACCCACGGCCCATGGCGCGAGGCGAGGGGATCGTTCTTCTACTGGAACGACTGCGCCAGAACGCTGCCCCTGGAGTACTTCAAAAATCCGGAGAGGACTTCCAGGGACAATCTTGTCGGGCTTTCCGCGGGGGAGGGGTTGTGGGATCTGCCGGGGAGGGAATACGACGCGGAGGCCTCCTATCCGATACCGACGCAGTTCTGGGCCCCGGACTCCCAGGCGAATGCCAGGGTCCAGGCATGGAGCGACTTCAGATACGCCGGCCCGACCATAGAATACCAGCGGGTCGACCAATTGAACTGGGAGAGGCCGCCGGAAAGGGCGGGGACGGAGGGCGGGGACGGGTTTGAGATCGAGCTCTCGCTGCCCCTCAAGAGCGCCGCGGGCGAGATACTCTCGCCTTTCAGCTCGTCGAGCGACAATTGCTCCCCGTTCGGGGTTTATTGCAACGGGTTCGCTGACAGGCATCCGGGGAGAATCCCGGTGTATCCCTCCGCCAACCCGTCGCCTGAGACGTCATCCAAGGCCGTGTACGACGTACCCTCCGGTTTTTTGGGGCAGCCTGTCGTCTGGCGCGTTCCGGAGGCTTTGGAGCCTTCCATGGACGGGGTTTGGGTGGAGCAGTTCCTTGGCGGCGTGGTGAAGGCCGCCGCGCTGGTGAGATATGTCGACAACTTCGGAGGGAGGCATGAGCAATGGGTGAAGGACTCGCATTTCAGGGTGTCGGACGCGTTCGTGGGGAAGGACTCGACATAGCCGTCCCGGGCGATTGGCTGGAATCTTCCGGGGAGGGCGTCCATGTGGCGGTGGTGGACACCTCGCTGGACGACCCCGTGGCCGGCGTCGAGGAGAGGGACATCTTCCCTGGCAGGCCCGCGCCGCCGATGAAGCCGTTCCATTCCAGGTTTGTCTGCTCGGTGATCCTGTCCATAGCCCCGTTGTGCAGGGTGGTGCTCTACCCGGCCATACTGTGGGGGAGGGTCGGGACCCCGGAGCTGGCCGCGGCGCTTGGCGCCGCCGGGGCCGCGGACGTAATCAACCTCAGCCTGGCCTATGGCGTGGACGACTCCGCCGTCAGGGCGTTGTTGGAGAAGGCCGGCCGCTCCGGGTCGTTGATAGCTGCCAGCCACAACCCCAGGATGCCATGGCCGGCGGCTTACGGGATGGTCGTGTCGGCGGCCGGATCCGGGGGGGACGTCAATATAGACGACAGGGCTTTCGGGATGAGGGGGGCGAGCTATTCCGCGGCGAAGCTCTCCGGCCTGTTCGCTTTGGCGAAGTCGGCCGACAGGGGTGTTCCGTCGAGCATGGTGCTGGAAGCCCTGTCCTCCCTCAACCCAGGATTCCAGGCTCCTCCATGTCGCCAACCTCCCTCAAACTCAAGACATTTTCGAGCGCGCGGGTGATTGCCATGCGCTGCATTTCCCCCTTCTCTTTTTGAACCAGGTACATCCGCCCCTCGGCGTCGAAGCCCACCATGACGAAACAGAGGAGGAATTCCCCCGTGTGGGAGGCAAGGGCCTCGCTTCTGCGTTTGGCCTCCCTCTCGTCCGTCGAAGTTTTGTTTTTGTCCATGTTCCACCTCCATGTAAACTTTACCCATTCGGCTCCAATCGGCGGTGTCCTCCGGGATGAAACCATAAAGTCAGCTACCACGCCCTAAAGGGCTGTGGCTTGCCCGCGCCTCTTGCGAGGCCGAGCTTCGGGGCATGCTGACTGATGCCCACCGTCCCGTAGGACGGCGTAGTTTCGCCGGATGTTGTGCGATGCGTTGACGTCGGCGTGCTCGGAATGGCCGCAGACACAGGAGAAAGAATGACCGGAACGAGTTCCAATCAGACCGCATTTCCTGCATTTTTGGGAGGTGTAGGCGGGGTTGACGAAAGCCACCCCCAACCCGAGCCTCTCGGCCTTGCTGGAACACGCCTGGATCATCTGCCCGTAGAACCACTGGCTGAGTTTGCGGTGGGTTCCCTTGCGTTTCCTGTCGCCCTTGGAGACCTGGTCGAATTTCAGATCCTCGAAGACGAGCACGGAATCCTTGGGAGCCCACGAGCAGAGCTCGGCGGCGGTCTGTTTGCAGAACGTCCGGCTTCTATCGCTTTGTTTCCGTCCCAGCCGTTTCAAGGATCGGCGCACGCTCCGTGCGCTTTTTCCTTGTGCCTTCTGGACGGCCAGCTTGCTTTGCAGCCGCTGGCGGGTCTTCCTCGTCCGGCGGTTGGCCTGCGCCAACGCGGATCCGGACACGAACAAAACTTCCCCGCCCTCGACGGAGGCGACGAGCGGGTTGTTGGCTCCGAGGTCGATGCCGACCGGGGTGATGGATTTGGGATCCGGGACTTCGAGCGTCAGGCAAAGCCTGACCGCCCCGGAACCTGTGACCGTAATGCTGTCGTAGGACACGGCTTGGTCGAAGTCGGCCTTGGCGTAGTCCGGGACGATGAAATCGAGTTTCTCCCTGCCTTGGGAGGTGGTTATGGAAAGTTTGCCTTTGCCGGTGAAACTGAAGTTCTTGTTAAAAAGGAACAACGCCGCCGGACGCTTGAAGATGAACGGCCTGGTGGCCGGGCGTCCGTTGCTTCTGGCCGACGAGTAGGCCGAGGCGACGCCACGAATGGCGGAGCATTTCATCTGAGAAAGGAGAGTGGTCTCAACCGTGTGGTAGACGGCCTTCTGAAGATCGAAGGCAGACAGCGGCTCGCCGCCGTTGAAAGCGGTCTCGCTGATCGCTTTCTGGTAGCGGTTGTATTCCATGACAACCCCGACGAGGTTTTTGGAATCTTTTATCACCAGGGCTATTGTTCTTTGCGTCTTCATGCTGTAAGAATATCACGAGGAGATTAAAATGTCAAGTGTTGTTGAAAGAAATGTCATAGATGGCTGGCCGATTCCTCCCCGCCCTGAAGGGTCGGGGCTTCCTCGGCCAAATCCTGTGAAAAAAATTTTTTAACGCCATTTGCAAGCGCGCCGGGGGGCGCTATATTTTTGTCAACCAGAAAAAGGAGGTCCTAAATGCAGGATCAACGATCGCTCGTCTTCTCATTTCCCCTGGCGTCGTGCGTCGGGGTGGACGGCGCCCTCGCCGCCGCCGCTTTCTTCCGTGGGATGGAACGTCTCGTGGAGAAAAAACTCGCCAAGTTCAAGGACGGGATCTGGGTCGGCGCCGTCCCGCGCGCCGACCTGCTCAAGAACGAGATGGCGCAGATGCCCCCGTCCCGGCTCGACAAGGGGATGGAGGAGCTGCGCGCCGCTGGCATACTGGCCAAGCTCAAGGGCGGGGACGGGGCCGGCAGCCGCACCTGGGCGTGGTCGCCTCTGGCCCTGTTTCTCGCCGAGGCCATCCCCAACGTTTTCAAGGACTGCCTGAAGGACGCCCCCGACGGTTGCCCTTTCGAGATGAAATACATCGACCGGGGGGAGCTGTCGCGCCGTCTTGACAAGGGCTATCTTCCCCCGGGGCCGCTTTCCTCGGAGGTGTTCTGCGGGATCAAGCCGGCCGTGTTCTCCTCGGAGGTCACGGGGGAGAAAGTCCTGGACGTCCTCTCCGCGCTGAACCATCTCTCGTCCTTGGGGATGCCGTACTCCCGCGTCGAGGAAGACCGTCCTTGCTCCCCCTTCCTCCCCGAGCTGCAGCTCGCCCATTCGGAGCCTTTCGGCGAGACGGCGTGGTTCGACGACCTGCTCGACCTGGCAACGCAGTTCTGCGTCGACGGCATGGCCGTCCCCGGTGGGCAGGCCCAGGTCGATCCCGCCCCGCAGGCCGCCGCCCCGGCGCAGGACGCCCCGAAAGACGCCGCCGAGGCTCTCCGCGAGGCCGCCCGCAACGATTTCGTCGCCTATTGCAACTACATGAAGCTCCCCGCCCTCAAGAACAAGGACGTGGCGGAATGGAAGAACCCGGACTTCGTGGCCCTTCTTTATTGCCTGGCGGCGAAGGACCGCAAGGAGGAGGGCGGGTTCTCCTTCCCCAGCTACCCCGGCGACCCGGCCAGGATGAAGCCGATCCTGGAGAAATACGGCCATCAGCGGCTCTACGCCACCATCATGTACCTCGGCAATTTCCGCTCCGGGATAGCCGACGCCAACCCCAGCGTCGGGGCGGCCGGTTTCGACCTCTCCATCTCCACCCTGGCCACCGATTGGAAGTTCAACGCCATCGAGGCGTACGGCAAGGCCAGGGCGTCGCTGAAGGCGGCCCCTGCGGCGGCCCAGCCGGCGCCGCGGGAGGAACCGCCCGTCGTCCAAGCCCAGGACGCCCTTTCCGACACGTCGCCGGCCGTCGAGGAGCCGCGGACGGCGGCTGTCCAGAAACCCCCGGACGCAACCCCCGCACCGCCAATGGGGAAGATAAACTTCGCCGCCCTCCGCGAGAAATACGGTGCCAAGCCTGGCTCCGCCTCCAGGAGGGACTGAGCCATGGCCGCCCAAAAAACACAGAAGCACAAGAACCCGCCGATGCCGGCCGAGCTCGTCACGGCCTTGGCGGTAATCAAGAAGACCTACGGAGGCGACAACCTCGTCATCCGGCTAGGCGACAAGCGCTGCTTCGCCGACGGGAAGGGGACGATCCCCTCCTGTTCCTTCGCGGTGGACCAGGCGGTGGGTATTTTCTACCGCTCCACCAAAGGGGAGAAAATCTATGGCCTACCCCGTGGGAGGTTCATTGAGATCTACGGCGAGGAGTCCACCGGAAAGACCACCTGGTGCCTTCTCACCGCCGCCGCCGTCCAGAAAAAGGGTGGAAGGGTGGCCTTTGTGGACGTGGAGCAGACTATAGACCCCGCCTACGCCCGCAAACTGGGCGTCAACGTAGACGATCTTTGGCTCAGCCAGCCCGAATACGGGGAGCAGGCCCTCGATATCCTCATGGTGTTGGCGAAGACCAACGTGTTCGACCTCATCATCTGCGACTCCATCGCCAGTTTGCTGCCAAAGGCGGAGATGGAGAAAGCGAGCCTTGAGAACGACACCATGGGGCAGCAAGGGAAGATGATGTCGATGTTTTTCCGCAGGAACAACCCGGTCATCGGCAAGACCATGACCACTGTCATCTTCACCAACCAGACGCGCGAGTCCCTGAAGGGTTATGGAAAGTCCACCTACCAGCCCGGCGGAAAGGGCTCGAAATTCTATAGCACGATCCGCATGGAGCTCTCCGTGGTCGCCAAGATCAAGGAGGGCGGGAAGATCGAGCTGAAGGACGGGGCCAAGGACGAGCGTCCGGTGATCGGCCAGCGCATCAAGTTCCTTGTCGTCAAAAACAAGGTGGGCACGCCGTTCCGCTACGGCGAGTTCGACTTGATCTTCGGCCATGGCGTGGACGAGGAGGGCGTCATCCTCGACTCCTGCGTGGAGAGGGGCATGATTGAGCTAAAGGGGGCGTGGTATTCCTGCGACGGCCATAACATCGGCCAAGGCAGGTCTAAAGTCGTGGAATATTTCCGGGGCGAGGGTAAAACCCAGTTCGAGTCTCTCCGGAACGCCCTTATAGACTCCTACATCGACGAGGAGGAGGTCGGGGAGATCCCCGCCGCCGGCGAGGAGCTGCATATAGCGCCAAGCGAGGAGGATATCCTTGTCGAGGCGCTTCCGGCGGTGGCGGGGCAGCAGTTTTGAGCTGCGCCGCCCCCAGGGAGGGAGCTTCGAAGCTCCATCGTTCGGTGCTGGAGGCCGTGAAGCTCGCCTATCCCCTGCAAAGGATAGAGCAGGAGAAGGCGGTGAAAGTCTCCACCCCGGCGGGGGTGCGCACTTTGTATTTCGACATCTCCCTGCCAGGGATGAGGTTGGAGATCGAGTGCCAGGGGCGGCAACATGACGAGCCCGTCACCTTTTTCCATAGGGGGAAAGCGGGGTTCGAAAGATCGAGGAGCAACGACGAAATCAAAAGGAGATGGTGCCGGGAGAACGGACATTTCCTGGTGGAGATCCCCGATGGCGTGAAGCTGACGGGGGCTAGTTTCAAAAAAATGGTCGACAAGGCCATCAAAATCCAGAGCAAGGAATAAAAAAATGGCGACGGAAAACACAGACGCGATGATGACTGAGGACGAGCTCAACGCTATGTTCGGAGACATCCCCCTCTACGATGGCGGCGGCGACGATTCCCAAGACGCCCCTCCCACCCCGCAGGGGAACGCCCCGCCGTGCGCCGGTTGGGGTCCGCCCCCGGCTCCGGTGTGCGCGCCGCAACCGCAAGGGCGTCCGGCCCTTCCATGGAACGCCCCCAAACAGGATCTCCCCGCGGCCCCGGCGTTGCCGCAAGCCCCCTCCGCCCCGCCGGCCCAGCGCCAGGCCGCCGTCCAGAAACCCCAGGAGCCGCCCCGGCGGGAAGAGCCCCCGAAAGAGGAGCCCGCCCGCGCCGCGGAGAACGACTCGCACGCGGCCGCCGGCCAGGACGACGCCGCTTTCCGCAAGGGTCTCAAAGAGGCGTCGAAGGCCATGTCCAAGCCCATCCTCTCCACCATCGACGAGATGGAGGCCGCCCTCTGCCTGGCCGTCCTGAACGACCCGAAGCACGACGAGACGTCCCAGCTCCACCGGGCGATCCACAACATGCGTTTCAACCCCGGCTACTTCAACACCTGCGGCATCGACGAGATGCAGGCGTGCGAGATGGCGTTGGCGGCGCATTCCGCCTTCGTGGCCGGCAAGGAGAACCGCTGGCAGGGGTTGTCGTCCCAGATCAAGCGCGACGTCGAGGAGTACCTAAAAAAAGCCGCCTCCCATATGGAGGGGTCGACCGTCAAGGAGCGCGAGGCGCTGGCCTTGGAGGCGTACCCCGAGATCAGGGAGATGCGCGACAAGCTCGACGTCTATGTCATCAGGGCGAAGATGACGGAGCACATGTTCGAGGCATTCGTCCAGATGGACAACTCCCTCAAGAAGATGATCGACCGCTGGTGCCGAGAGTACCAGAACACCAGGGGTTGACCGCGTGGCCCAGGGTGAGGACGAGCTCTACAGCGCGGGGGCGGAGTCCTTGTTCCTAGCTTGTTTGGCGAAATTTCCGTCATGCGCCGTGAAGGCCATGGCGGAGATAGCGGACGGACAGATCCATTTGCCGAACAACCGCGGGCTCTACCGGATGATGAGGAAGGTGGCGGAGATCGGCTGGCGGGACAACGTCCTGCCGGCCCTCGACCCCTACTCCATCCTGGCGGCGGCCCAGGCGCGCGGCTATGGCGAGAAGTTCCTCGAGCAGGTGGGCGGGGAGCTTTCGTTGAAGCTTTTGATGAAGATCAACCCCGACCCGGCGATGCTCGGGTCGTACATGGAGAACGTTCTGCGGGCGGACGCCAAGGTGTCCGCCTACCGCATGCTGAGGAGCGCCGTGGACAATTTTCATGCCTCCACCAGCGAGATGACCAGGACGGAGATGGTGGACCACATCCTGGGTTTCATGGCCCCCTTGTCCTCCCTGAGGCAATCGCCAGGGCTGTCGAGGATAGGCATGGGGGTGGACGCCGTCCTGGCGGAGGCCGGCATGAACGCCGCCAGGGGGTTCCTCACCGGAGTCTGGGTCAAAAGATATCCTAAGCTCATGGACGTCCTGCACGGGCTTCGCCGCAAACGGATGAACGTCCTGTTCGCCAGGTCGAAGGTGGGGAAGTCCACCCACATGGCGAACATGGCCACCGACCTGACCCGGCAGGACATCCCCGGGCTCTACCTCGACTCCGAGATGAGCCGGATGGAGCAGGCGTCCCGGGTTCTGTCCATGGTGTCGGGCGTCCCGGAGCACATGATCGAGTCCGGGAGATACCTCTCCGACGAGATGTTGTCGGGCAGGCTGGGCGAGGCCGCCGCCACCGTCCGCGGCATCCCGCTGTATTATGTCAACATCTCAGGGAAAAGCATCGACTACATCCGCAAGATCATGGAGGATTTCCGCGCCTCCGTCGGGACCAGCGTCCATGGCGGCATGGTGGCCACGAACCCCTGTTGCGTCTTCTACGACTGGCTCAAGGTGCCTGTCGGGCAGGGGCAGCAGCAGATGAAGGAATATCAGATCCTCGGACAGATCGCCACCATGTTCAAAGACTCGTTGAAGGAGCTTGACATGCCGGGGGTGGTGGGGGCGCAGGCCAACCGGGAGGGGATCGAGAAGTCGGCCAGCGCCAAGGCAGTCCACTCCGCCGACGGCTGCGTCTCCGGCTCCGACCAGATCCTCATGTTCTGCGACGCGTTGATCCTGGCCAGGCGGCTGGGGCAGGAGGAGCAGGCCATAGCCGACCGGCTGCCGAAGCCGTACCGCTTCAACCAGATGCTCCATGTCCTCGACCAAAGGGCTGGCCGCGCCTGCCCGGAGGGGATATGCTACGACCTGGACGGCCCCGTGCTCACCTACCACGAGCGGGAGTACGTCAACCTCAAGCATTTCGACAAGACCGGCGAGATCATCAATTCCCACCACGCCCCGGAGAGGGAAAAAAAGGCCGCCGGGGCGCCGAAGCCGCCGGAGCAGATGACGCAGGAGGACATGGACTGCCTGCTGGAGCTCCCTGGATGAACGCCGAGCTTAAAGACGAGCTGATGGCGAACCTCGACGGCCGGGCCCTCTGCGCCGAGCTGGGAGTCCAGATTTGCCAGGACGACGGGACGGAGCTGCGCAGCCCATGCCCCATCCATGGCGGGGACAACCCGACGGCGTTCGCCATCAACCTCCGCTCCGTCGAGGGAGGGCAGGGCTTCCATTGGAAGTGCTACACCCAATGCGGCGGGGCGCACGGCGACGCTGTAGACTTGGTGATGGCGTTGATGGACGTGGATTTCCCCGCCGCTTTGCGTTGGCTCATGGATTTCTGCGGGGTCGACGACGACGGCGTCTTCCACAAACGGGCGTCCGGAGGGGCGCTCGCCAAATGCGCGGAGGCGTTGTGGGGGGAGAGGGCGAGGAAAGAGGTCATCCCCACCGAGTACCTTTGCGAGGAGTTCGTCGCCAGGTGCAAATCCAGGAGGAACTCCTATTTCAACGAGAGGGGGTTCCCGGACTGGGTCCTGGATTTGTTCGAGGTGGGCTCCTGCCACTCGATGGACACCCCGTGGATGCACGACGAGTTCCCGAACAGGGCGGTGATCCCGATCAGGTCGGGGGATGGATCATTGGTTGGCATCTCGGGCAGGATGGTGGCGGACGAGGACGCCCCGGGAAAATACCGGCAGGGGAAGGGCAGCGACCGGGGAGGGAACCTCTACGGGCTGCACCTGGCCAGACCCCATATAGCGGAGTCCGGATGGGTCCTTGTCGTCGAGGGTTTCTGCGACCTCTGGAAATGCTGGATGGCAGGGATCGAAAACATCGTCGCAATCATGGGAAGCGGGATGACCATGGAGCAGATGGAGCTGGTCGTGGGGCTCTCGTCCACCGTCGTGCTCGCCCTCGACCCCGACAAGGCCGGCAGGAAAGGTTCCGACAAGGCCGTGGCGGCCATGTTCGGGCGGGTGGATCTGCTGAGGCTGCCGTTCGCCGACTCCAGGGACATAGGGTCCATGGAGCCGGAGGAAATCCATAAATTGTTGAACAATGCGGAAAAAATTATTTGCGCCCCGGATGTGCGTGGTGTACAGTATGGGGTTTTAAACCAAGAACCAGAAGGAGCGGGTCAAATGTCACAGGGCTACCAAGACCAGGGGGGCGGATACCAGCAGCCCCGTCCGCAACAGGGAGGCTACCAACAGCGCGGCGGAGGATACCAGGGACAGCCTCCCCCGCAACAGCAACCCCCCCAGCAGCAAGCGCAGGGCGGCGGAGGCGACCTTTTCAGCGTCAATTGCTGCATGTTCATCGGCGAGATCTGCCAGACGCAGATGCAGGGGCGCGAGTCCATCGAGTGGGGCGCGACCCAGAACGGCAAGCAGTTCGCCAAGTTCAGGCTGCATGTGGCCGAGGAGAGAAGCCAGGCCTACATCTCCTGCAAAGTCTTCGGCGACCGGGCGCTTGAGTTCATCAACCAGTGCAACCCCGGCGACATGGTCCAGCTCGTCGGCAAGTACGCCCCCTGGAAGAACACCAACCCCCAGGCGCGCGGCGCCATCATCCACGAGTTCGTCTTCTTCATGGCGGGCCCTCCCGGGACAATGTTCTTCGGCAACAAGGGCAACAACAACGGCGGCCAGCGCCAGCCACAACAGGGGGGTTATCAACAGCGGCAACAGCCCCCTCCCCCCGACGTCGACCGCGACACCCCCACCAGGCAGAGCGGCGGATACCAGGGCCAGCCCCCTCCGCAGCAGCGGCCGGCGCATCCCCAGGGCGGTTATCAACAACCTCCGCCCCCGCACCAGGGATACCAGCGCCCGCCCCAACAGCCATACGGACGCCCGGCCGCCCCGCAGCAACAATATCAGGACGCTCCCCCCGAGGACGACATCCCGGTGTGAGGCAAACCATAGCCGCCCTCCGGGGCGGCTTTCCAAGGGGAACAAGAAATGCCAGAGCAATACATCGTCGGCATCGACGCCTCCATCACAGGGGCGGCCTTGTCCATCATCAAGAGGGGGTCTTCTATTCCGGTGTTGTCCGAACGTTTTCCAACCGACATCGCCGATGGCGTCCTCAGGTCGATCAAGACGCCGGTAAACATAGTTTCCACCCTCACGGAGTTTTTTTTGCGCGCAGAGCCAGGGTATTCCGTGGCCGTGGTCCGCGAGGGCTACGCCTTCAGCGCCCAGACCAGCAACATCACGAAGCTGGCGGAGCTGAACGGGGTGCTAAACTTTTTCATGATCTCCCAGATCGAGGAGATCTTCGTGGGGGCGTCCTCGGTCAAGCTCTCCACGATGCCTTCCACCAGCTGGAAATTCCTGGTTCTCGGCGACGGCAGCGTCAAAAAGGACACCGGCTACCTCCTGCTCGCCCAGAAGAGGACGGGCATCTCGTTCGCCACGGACGATGAGGCGGACGCCGCCATGATCGCCATGGCCCTCGACCGCCAAACTGCGTTCTCGGAGGGCACATGGGACAAATCTTGGCCGGAGCTTTGCCAGACCATGAAATTCGGCATGCTGTCCGGGGACATCCGCAAAAAGGAGATGATCACAAAGGCGAACGTCAAGTTGCGGCGTGACGACGAGCTGCGCCCGTTGGTGTCCGAGTCCATCGCCGAGAGCGTTTTCTTTCCGGTGCCGCCGAGAAAAGCCAAACCCCCCAAAACCAAGAAAGCGGCGAAGCCATGAAATGCGACCGCCTTAGCCAATCCGGGGCGGAGACCTATGAGTCCTGCTCCATGGCCTACTACAAGCGCTACGAGCTCGGGATCAGGTCGGAGAACACCGACGCCACCCGCAAGGGGACGCTCGCCCACAAGATCCTGGAGCTCTACTACGACCCGTGCAAGCTGGCCAACCCGGAGGAATGCGTCCGGCTCGCCTGCGCCGAGGTCTCCTGCCCCGGCAAGGAGAATTTCGAGCACGCCATCAGGATGGCCCGCTGGATGATGGACTGGGAGCCGCGCCACGAGGACCTCGGGGTCATCGGCTGCGAGGTGGAGTTCCACCTGTTCCGGCCGGGCGGCCAGGAGGGCATCGGCTACATGGACCGGCTCGACTACGTCTCCCCCACGGTCGTCCAGATCGACGACTACAAGTCGGGTTTTTTCATTCCTTCGAGGGACGAGCTGGCGAAAAAGCACCAGACGCTGCTCTACCCCGCCTACATCTTCTCCAACCTCGATTTCGCAGGCGTGGAGGAGGTGCGGTTCAGGTATATCTACCTGAACACCGGAAGGGTGGAGACCATCAGCGTGTTCCGCAAGGACGCGATGGAGTACCTGACGTACTTCGACCATCTCTTCGACTGCATCGTCAAGGACGACCATCCGGTGGAGACGGTGAACTCCTTTTGCTGGAACTGCCCCCACCGGGCCGAATGCAAGGAGTACTCCAAGCTTTTCTCCATCGCCGCGAAGGCGATCCCCGGGCTGGCGGACATCGCCGACAAGGCCAGAGGCGGAGATTTGCGCTCCATGGCGATCGTCTACGACGCCCTGGGCGTCATGGAGTCGAACGTCGAGAAGGAAAGGAAACCGGTGAAGGGATGGGTCACCGCAGCGTTGTTCGAGGGCGGGCATAGCAAGCTCGTGTTCGACGACGTCAAGCTCTCGCTGGTGCAGCGCAAGGAGAAATTCTGCGTCAGGGAGGACATCGAGGGGCTAATCAGGAAAAGGGGCATGGAGAAAGATCTCCTGTCCTGGGTGCCGGTGAACGACCTCATCAAGTTCGTGTCCGGGGATGGCGCCGCCTACGCGGAGCTGGAGGGGATGCTGACGGAGATGGACGGGGCGAGATACCCTCTCGTCACCAAAGTTGGGACGTCCGCCAAAAAGGTCAAAAAAACCAAATAGAAAGGCAGGGGGAAAACATGTCCTGGGCGAGGAAACCGAGAATTCTAGTTATGGGAGACAGTCCCCGCATCCACACGGGGTTCGCCACGGTGATCCGGAAGATCTGCGACAGGATCGCCGGGTCGGGGAAACACGAGCTGGCGGTCATAGGCTGGTTCGACAACGGTTCCGGGGAGGCCGTCCCTTACGGCATCCGCCGGACGAAGCACGGCAACGGGGAGGAGAGGGAGAAGGACAAGTACGCCCACGTCACCTTCGACGAGGTGTGCTCGCGTTTCCGGCCCGACCTGGTCCTCGCCGTGGGCGACGCCTGGATGGTCACCGCCGCCACAAAGTCGCAGTTCAGGAACAGGTTCAAGCTGGTCCTCTACATCCCGATCGACTCCGGCCCCATCTACAGCCGCTGGGCGGACGTGTTCCAGGCCGCCGACCAGCTGGTGCTCTACGGCAAGTACGGCGTGGAGGAGATCGCCAAGGCTTTCCCGAACGTGAACAAGGGCCGTCTGGCCGCGATCCCGCACGGCGTCGACCTGTCGGTGTTCAAACCTCCGTCCCCGGACGAGAGGGTTGGGACCAGGGCCACCATCTGCCCCAACGGAGACAAGTTCATCGTCGGCACCGTGGCGAGGAACCAGCCGCGGAAGAACCTCCCGGCCTTGATCCGGGCGTTCTCCATGTTCTCATCCGCCTGCTCCACCTGCATGGACTGCGGTTCCATCGCCTTCGGGCAGGAGCCGGCCAAGTGCGCCTGCGGCGGGTTGTCCGGCTTTCACCGCTTCCCGGCCAAGGAGGACACAGTCCTCTATATCCACGCCGCCACCGACGACATCGGATGGGATCTCGTGGAGCTGGCGGGAAGGGAGGGCGTGGTCGACAAGCTGGTGTTCCCGCGCGGCATGAAGGTCGGCATGGGGGTGGACGTCGAGACCCTCGGGAGGATCATCGGGTCTTTCGACGTTTGGGCGTTGCCGACCACCGGGGAGGGATTCTGTTTTCCTCCAGGAAGCATGGTGGAATGCAAGGATGGAAAGAAGCCTATTGAGGATGTCACCATCGGCGAAGAAGTGGTCACACATGTCGGTCGGCTAAAAAAAGTGACAGAAACTTTCTCTAGAAGATACTGCGGGGAACTGTCCGTCCTTAGTTTTGATGACGGCGTTTTGGAATGTACCCCAAAACATCTTCTGTATTCCCACCCTGGGGATGAGGGGTTCGACTGGAGGGAAGCTTCTTCCGTGGAGGTGGGGAATGGCCTGTTCCGCCCCTCTTTCGTTACTCCGGGAATCGTGTCGGCCAAATCTTCCCGTGTATACGAGGGGGATATTTACAACCTTGAGGTGGAGGATGACAACTCTTACACGGTATCCGGAGTAGCCGTCCACAATTGTCTCCCTGCCCTCGAGGCGATGGCCTGCGGCGCCCCGATGCTCATCACGAACTACAGCGCCCATCTGGACTTCTGCGCCGATTGCGCCGAGCTGATCCGCGTGGCGCATTTCATGACTGAACCCCGGATCAACGCCCAGCGGGCCCTGGTGGACGAGCTGGATTTCGCCATGCGCCTCGACAAGATGTACATGGAGGACAAGGACGGGTTCGTCAAGAAATGGCGCCGCTATTTGGACGAGACCTCGCCAGGCTGGGACGAGTCCGCCCTGGAGACGGGCTCGAGGCTGCGCTCCCGGCTCTCCGGGCTCGGGCTGGAGAGGGCCAAGGAATACGCCTGGGGGCCGTTCCTCGACGCCTGGATGAAACTGTTCGACATGACGCTGGGGCACGACTCCTCGCTCCCCTCCCCGAAACCAACCCTTTTGGAGATTTGAAAACATGCCAGACATCGACAAAACCGTCCGACCGCCCATCCAGGTCCGCTGGGCGGGCTCCGCCCTGGACCCCTCCGGCTACGGGGAGGCGACCAGAAACTACGTCATCGGCCTGGACAAGCTCGGAGTGGACGTCCGGCTGACCCCGCTCTCCTTCTGGAAGGAGCCGGCGGGCATCGGCCAGGTGGCGAAAGACGTCAACCGCCTCTCGAAGGTCCGCCCCGACGTGGAGGGGGCCAGGAAGATCCTGGCCTACAACCTCACCGCCGAGCTTTGGGGGATAGACCCCCTGGCGGACGTCCATGTCGCCGTCACCACCTGGGAGACCGACGGCGTCCCGAAGCAATGGCTCCTCCCCCTTCGGGCGATGGACCATGTCGTCGTCTTCTCGGAGTTCAACAGGGGCACGTTCACCGCGGCCGGCGCCAGGAACGTCCATGTCGTCCCGCACGGGGTGGACTGCGCCAGGTTCAACCCCGGCGTCGAGCCCATGTTCCAGAAGAGGGATGGCGTGTTCTCCTTCGGAATGAACATCGACTGGAACGAGCGCAAATGCCCGCTCGAGGCGTTGAGGGCATATTTCACGGCCTTCGGCAAAAACGACGGGGTCGCCCTGATCCTCAAGGCCGGGGCTAGGGGCGAGAAGGGCGGGGCGGAGACCCTCGCCCGCGCCGTCGAGATGTGCCGGCGGGAGACCGGGAAATCCAGGGCGGAGACCGCTCCGGTGTACATGGTGAGCTCCGTGCTGCCCGGCGAGGACATGCCGTCGTTCTACACGTCGCTGGACTGCCTCCTCGCCCCGTCGCACTGCGAGGGCTGGAACCTGTGCGCCTCCGAGGCCATGGCCGCCGGGGTCCCCGTGGTCGCAACGGACTGGGGCGGCAACACGGAGTACATGACCAAGGACAACTCCTGGCTCCTCGACTACAAGCTGGTCGACATCAGGCCGGCCAACGCCCCCAACCTCCCCCTGTACCATGGCCAGAAGTGGGCCGAGCCCAGCTTCGACCACCTGGTGGAGACCATGCTGGAGGCGAGGGCCAACCCGGCGGCCGCCAGGGAACGTGGCAAGAGGGCGAGGATCTCCATGGAGAGCCTCTGGACCTGGGACATGGCTTGCGTCAAAATGAGGGATTTTTTGCTTTCCGTCTGATTTTTGCTTGACAATCGCGGGGGGTGGTTGTAGATTCAGGTCAGTGAGCGGATTTGTTCCCCAGACACCGCCCTCCTGTTTCTGGTTTGGCCGCCCCTGGATCCCCAAAATCCCGGGGCGGCCTCTTTTTCAGGAGAACCTCATGAAGGATTTGTTCATCACATACAGGGTTTGCCCCAAAAGCTCCGGCAACAGGCCGGTGTTCGACGGCGACAAGGAAGGGCTTGTCAGGCTTTGCGCCAAGTCGTTCCGGATCGGGCTTGGCTCCTTGAAGGCGAGCATGCAGGTCATGCTGGACGGTTGCCCGGATGGTTACATAGAGATTTTCAACGAAGTCTTCTCCGGCTCCAACGTCGGCCTAGAGATCGTCAGGACTCCCGGCATAGGGAACCTCCCGACGTTCCGGCGCCAGCTAGATTCCGTGCCGGATGGCTGGAAGGGGATGGTATGCGTGGCCGAGGACGACTATCTCTATCTTCCGGGGGCGATGGAGGAGGCGGAGGAGTTTTTGCGGACCACCATGGAGGAAGGGTTCGTCACGCTGTATGACCATCCTGACTACAGCAATGGCAGCGCTCAGCACAATCCGCTCACCCAGTCGAACTTGAGGCAACCCCTTGGTCGCCATGGTAGGATATGGCGGGAGCGGGCCTCGACCTGCTTGACTTTCATGGCCACGTCGAGAGCTTTCCGCCAAGGCAAGCACAGGATGATGAGCTATAGCGAGGGCAACCACGACTGTTCGATGTGGCTGTCTTTGACGAAACCCCGCAACTCCAGGCCGGACGATCCGGATCCATACTACCGGCAGGCATGGAAGCACCGGAGTTTCGGCATGTCCGACGAAAGGGCATACCCTTTGTGGAGCCCCTCCCCGTCCCTGTCCACCCACGTAGTCAACAACATGCTCGCCCCCGGGATCGACTGGATCGCGGAGGCGGGGAAAACCATGGAGACCAAATTTTGAAAGCGATATCGGAAGCCTGGTTCTGCCACATTGAAGTGACCAACCATTGCAACATGAATTGTCTGTATTGTTCCCGGCATAGCCGGCACATCCGCCCCGACCAGCGTTTCCATATGTCCCTGGAGAAGATTTCCCTGGCCTTGGATTCCCTGAAGGATTTCCCGGGAAGGATCGGGATCATTGGCGGGGAGCCCATGCTTCATCCGGAGTTCGAGGAGGTGTGTACCCTGATCAAGTCCAAATACCCCAGGCAACGGATGGGGCTGTGGACCATCGGAGGGAAACGGTTCGACTCCATCAAGGGGCTCATAGACTCGACGTTCGGGATGGTCGCCCACAACCCCCACGACGCCGAGCAGCGGAAAGTCTGCCGGCACCAGCCGATCACCGTCGCCATCAATGACGTCGTCCAGGACGCTGAGTTGAAAAAGCGGCTGATCGACGACTGCTGGGTCCAGAGGACATGGTGCCCCACCATCGGCGACAAAGGCGGGTTTTTCTGCGAGGTGGCCTACGCGCTGGACACCATCTTCGACGGCCCCGGCGGGTTCCCGGTCGAGCCGGGCTGGTGGAAAAGGACGCCCGACCAGTTCAAGGACCAGGTGGACCGCTGGTGCGGGAAGTGCGGCATGCCCGTCCCCATCCCCAGGGAGAAGCTGGAGCAGAGAAGGGAGAAGTTCTCCCCGGGGCTCCTCAAGGAGTTCAGGGAAAAAGGGCTGCCCGGGATTGACGATGTCGAGGTCTTCGACGGGACGTTGACCAGGGAGAGGATTGAGGAGAACGCCAAGTCTTGGTATCCGGGAAATTACCGGGGGGACAGGCAAGAGGACGGGAAGAACTGCGAAGGGCGCGGTTCAACAATTTTCGGGAGGAATTGATCATGAATCTGGAAGAGGAGTACACCAGGATATGTTCCAGGCCACTGGACAGGGAGGGCGTCATCAACGGCGACATCTACGAGCATCTCCTGCGGTTGCGGGAGCTCGCGGGGGAATGCGGCAACGCCACCGAGTTTGGGGTGAGGTCGTCGGTCTCCACCGTGCCGCTGCTGCTTGGCTGCGGCGACGTGAGGAGCTACGACATCGCCGACAACAAGCCGCGCTTCGCCCAGGTGGCGGAGGCGGCGAAGGCCGAGGGGAAGAAGTGGATTTTCCACAAAGAGTCCACGTTGGAGGCCGTCATCGAGCCCACAGACCTGCTTTTCATCGACACGCTGCACACCTACGGGCAGCTGCTGGCGGAGCTGGAGCGCCACGCCGCTAAAGTCGCCAAGAAGATTGTGCTCCATGACACAGTGTCCTTCGGGGAACGGGGCGAGGACGGGCGGTCGCCCGGCTTGAACGGCGCCGTCGACGCCTTCCTCCGCAACCATCCCGAGTGGACCAAGAGCGACGTGCGGACGAACAACAACGGCCTGACCACGCTGTCACGGGTGACGCCTTGACCCCGCATGTCATGCGCCCGCCCGGCAGCTTTTGGGAACAAGGGTTGAAGGAGCTGGCGGCGTCGCTCCGCCCCGGCTCGAAGGTGCTGGAGGTGGGGTCGTACGCAGGCGAGAGCGCCGAGATCTTCCTCTCCTCCGGCAACGTCTCCTTGCTCGTGGCCGTCGACGCCTGGATGGACAGGCTGGACATGTTCGACGTCCACACCCGGGCCGCCCCCATGGAAAGCGTCGAGTTGGAGTTCGACATCAGGATGTCGAAATTCCCCGGCATGGTGAGGAAGATCAAGGATGATTCTAGGCGCGCCAGTGAAACTCTTCCTGACGGGGCTTTCAATCTGGTCTACATCGACAGCCAGCACACCGAGGAACACCTGCTCGAGGAGCTGCGGCTCTACATGCCGAAAGTCGCCCCGGGAGGGTTCATCGGCGGGCATGACTACGGCAACGCCTCCTACCCCGGGGTGAAGGCGGCTATCGAGCGGATGCTGGGGACGCCGGACAAGGTTTTTCGGGACACAAGCTGGATAAAGAGGAGGGCATGATGAGAGTTGAAATTGTTTGTATGGCGTTCGACGAGGAGTTCCTCTCACCGTTTTTTCTTGGGCATTACCGCTGGGTCGACCGCATCAACGTGATGTTGGACTCCGACACTACCGACCGCACGGAGGAGATATGCTCCAGGTTTCCGAACGTCGAGGTGATGGAGTTCAAATTCCCCGACATGATGGACGACGACTTGAAGACGAAAGCCATCAACGAGAAGTGCCTGTCCTTGGACTGCGACTGGATTATCTCCGCCGACGTCGACGAACTCGTTTTCCCGCGCAGGGACGGAGCCATGTCCGACCCCAGGGCGGAGCTGGAGTCCGTCTCCCCGGGGCACAGCGTCGTCAGGGCCGCCATGTGGCAGTCTTTCCGGCACCGCCTGGACGCCGACCTCGACCCGGGGCTGGAGGCCGTCACGCAACGGCGGCACGGCGACCCGAACCGGACCAAGGGGATCAACGGCATGTACAACAAGCCGATGATCGTACGCCGCGCCGCCAACCCGAGGTTCGGCCTCGGCAACCATGCGGTGTCGGTGGACTCGGGCACCCCGGCGATGTTCCAGTGGGACGGGGTCCATTGGGCCATGGCGGACAAATGTTTCTGCGTCGACCGCCGGGTGCGGGGGCGGAGGATGAGGCAGAGCCGGCAGAACCTCGTCCATGGCCGCACCGTCCAGCATCATCATTGCACCGAGGCGTCCGTGTTCGCCGAGTGCGAGGCTCACCTGGACGACCCGCAGCTTTTCTAGCGCTAAAAAAATATTTTTCTTTGATGACTTGCGCCGTCGTTTGGCGGCGCTATATTTTCCGGTAACCAGAAACTTTTATAGGGGAGCCAGCCATGGCGCAGATAAATGGCCACGTGGCCGCGTTGTCTTTGTACTTCGGTAGATTGAAGCCAGGGTCGCTGACGTTGCAGGACGGTTGTTTCAAATTGCCGAACGGACGCAGGTTCTTCGCCACGGCGTTCAAGGAGGAGAAGAGCCATATCGTCGCCAGCATGAAGGACGGGGCGTTCCTGACAAGGGATGACCTACTGCCCACGGACGTCGCCGTCAACATGTCCAAGAATTCCAGAAGGGCGTTTTTCGTCTCGATGGGGGATTTGTTGAAGTCCCGGGAGAAGGGGTTCGACAAGGAGAGGCAGGAATCCCGCATGGAGGTATCCGGCAAGGTTGACTCCATGCCCGCATCCCCGGCCTACGCCGCCTGCCTTCTATGCGACCAGGGGAAATGCGACGACGCCCTCCGCGGGGTGGCGTTCATGCCGCCCGAGATCCCAAGCCTCTCAATTTTCGTCATGCCCCCGGAGGACGCCATGTGCGACTGGGAGAGGGGGTTCGAGGAGGCGGCCGGCGATTTCGGCTTCAAGGCCATGCACATGGTCCCCGGGGAGGCCATCAAAGCTCCCGCCCCTTTGGTGGGATGGATTTGCGGGGATGAGCCGGGCAGGGCCAAGGGCAAGTTCGGCGTAGCCCCGGTGAACATCGGCAATGATCCTAACTTGGATTGGATGTCCTCCCAGAAGATCGCCAGCCTGATGGTGGCCAGGGCGGAGCCGGGAGAGGACAAAGAGGGGTTCTTCAAGGGATACCAAGCGTTCGCCGACAATTTCTCCCATTATGTGCTAGGGAAAGCCAAATTGCCGTGGTCCATAGCTTTTTCGGAATGGACGGACCTCTCGGTCGTCCCGACCGCAACCTCCCTCCTTCGCTGCCCCGCCAGAAAAGCGTCCCCGAAAGAGATGTCACCGGAAACCGGCCCGCCGTCGATAGGGGCCATGGCCAAAGCCATGGCCTCCGGCGGCGAGCTCGCGTTGAACGTGTCCCGAGGAATCCCCATGGCGGAGGGGGAGATGTGGCCTAGCGTCGTCCTGGCGAAGGCGGCCGCCAGGCTCGTAAAAAAATGGGAGACGCCTGATGAGGCGACCACGCATATCATGGAGCAGAATTGGGACGAGTTCTTCCTGGTTGGATCCAAACCCCATGTCGTCATACCGCTGCAGCCCCGCAATTGCGCCATGGTGAACACCCATGACCAATCATGCGCCCCCAGGTCCCCGAACGAACTGAAACATCTGGTCTCCTTTTCCTTGGGCAGGCTTCCGCTTGGAAAAAGGATCCATGTCTGCGGCGGAGAGGCGTTGAAGGGCCTTGAATGGTCGGCCCCGGAGTCCGCCAAAGCTTTCAAGGACGAGGTCGAGCGGTTGACCCACAAGAAGACCGGGCACCGCCGTCCCGCCGACGATTTCGTCCACCTCCATTGCCACAGCCACTACAGCCTCCTGGACGGCGTGTCCTCCCCGGAGGACATGGCCGCCACGGCCTATGGCCTCGGGCAGCCGGCCATCGCCCTCACCGACCACGGCTACATGTTCGCCAACTTCAAGTTCCAGAAAGCCTGCGACGAATGGGGGATGAAGGCCATCCACGGCGTGGAGTCCTACTTCGTGAGGGACCACGGCCAGCTGGTGGACGGCCATAGCCAGAGCAACATGTACCACCTCACGCTCCTGGCCATGGACGCCGACGGCTGGAGGACGTTGTGCCGGCTGATGTCGTCGGCGACCAAGGACCGCTTCTACTACAAGCCCCGCGTCGACCTCCCCAGCCTGGCGGCGGACAACAAAGGGGTCATCTGCATGGCCGCCTGCGCCGGGGGGCCGCTGGCCTATCACCTGCGGCAAGAGGGATGGGATCCCGCCCTGGCCGAGCGGAACATGGCCGACCTGCTGGGCATCTTCGGCGGCAGGCTCTACAACGAGGCCATGCAGGTGGGGTTCAAGGAGTACGACGAGTCGGTGGGTACGATAGTGGAGTTCGCCGACGCCATGGGGGTCAAGACCGTGGCCACGGCGGACGCCCATTATCCTAGGAGGGAGGATTCGTCCGTCCAGGAGACGCTGCTGAAGATCGGCACCGGGGGAAACCTCGAGTCCTGCTCCGACCTGCTATATATCAAACCCAGGAAGGACATGGTCGTCGGTCCGGTCACCGAGGAGCACTGCGACAACACGCTGGAGGTCGCCTCCCGCTGCTCTTTCGAGCTGCGCTTCGAGGGGACGCACTACCCCGAGTTCGACCCGAAAGGCGCCCCCGACTACAGGGAGTTCCTGGCGGAGACGGGGAGGGCCGGGTGATGTTCTCCATCTTCAGCTCGAAGAAGGCCATCCCGTTCTCCCCGGAGGAGAGGGCCGAGATGCTCCGGTTGCTCAGGCTGGTGGAGGACACCCGGTTCGGGGCCTTCCTCCATCTCATCGACCTTGGCAAGGTGATCTTCCGGTGGAACCCGTCCATGGATGTCCGCAATGGCGTCCTGGGCAGCTTCAGCGCTTTGCGCCCCAACACCATCGATCTCGCCCCCGGGGCGTCGCCGCACGCCGCCGGGGAATACCCGTTCGGCAGGATTTTGGATCTCGCCCCCACCGCGATGCACGAGCTCGAGCACATGTTCCAGCTGCGCCAGGCTCCGTTGTCGTTCCTGGTGGACGGGCTTCCGGTCATCAGGGAGGCCCCATGGTCGACGGAGCCCGATGCCAGAAAGGTCGAGGAGGAGGCGGAGAAATTCTATTCCTCCGAGAGGCTGGAGATTGAGGGATCCTGGAGGACGGCTCCATGATAACGCTCGCGGACGGGGATATTTTCGGGGCGGACGTCGAAATCCGCGTGAACACGGTCAATTGCGTCGGCGTGATGGGGGCGGGGATCGCCCTTGAGTTCAAAAAAGGAGCTGCTCCGGCAGCCTTCAACTATTAACGGGGAACGAGAAATGGACGAGAGAACTTCATACTTCTATTGGAAAGTAAACCGCGGCTATAAATCCATGGGTTTGCCGGAGGGCGGCCCCTACAAGGAACGGCTCGACTACGAGCTCGAGGCCATCCGCAGGATGGGTTTCTGCGACTACTTCCTCATCATCGCCGACCTCGTGGACCAGGCGAAAGCCTCCGGCTCGTACGTCGGCCCCGGCCGCGGTTCCTGCGGGGGCTCCATGGTGTGCTACGCCATGGGGATCACCTCCATCGACCCGATCAGGTACGGGCTTCTGTTCGAGCGTTTCCTCAACCCCGGGCGTTTCCTATCCTGCCCCCATGACGTGCCGGAGCTGCCGAAGGACGAGTGGATGGCTGAGCGCAGGAAAGGCTCCAAGGACGTTCCCGCCCAGTTCCCGTCCACCCCCCGCCCCGGCGTCCCGGCCGAGGTCTGGGAGGCCGCCGACCAGGAGTGGTTTTTCACCGACCCCGACGAGAAGCTCTACCTTGGGCGGCTCCAGACGGGGCTGGCCTTCGGCAAGAAATACACAAACACGCTCAATTCCCCCGTGCTCGCCGCGCTCGGCCTCTCCCAGGACCCCATAGACCTGGTGGCCAGGAAGAAGCTGCTGGGCAAAGGGGGCGGAGCCCCAGACATCGACTTGGACTTCGAGCCGGCCGCCCGCGAGCGGGTGCTGGAGTACCTCATCTCCAAATACGGCCCGGAGCGCGTCTGCCGCATCGCCGCCTTCGGGACTATGAAAACCCGCTCCGCCATGCGAGATTGCGCCAGGGCGTTCGGGATACCGCTTGCAGAGGCGGATAGGGTGTCCAAAATGTTCCCGAACGGTGTGGACGATTTCGACAAATGCGTCGCCATCAACCCCGACCTAAAAGAGGAGATGGAGCTGCGCCCGGAGTGGTTCTCGATGGCGAAGAAGCTGTCGGGGAAACCGAAGAGCGCCAGCGCGCATCCGGCGGGCATCCTCGTCGCCCCCTCCGCCATCGTAGACTACATGCCGCTCAATTTCCTGAAGATCGGCAAAGCCGAGGAGAAGGCCGTCCTCACCCAATGGGACATGAAGGACATCGACGAGACCGGGTTCCTCAAGATCGACGCCCTCGGTTTGAACACCATCGCCGTCATCCATAGGACGGTCGACCGCATCAGGGTTGAGACGGGGGCGGACATCGACGTGGAGTCGATCGAGATGGAGGACCCAGCCACGTTGTCCATGTTCGCGCAAGGGAGGACGTCCGGGATATTCCAGTTGGAACGGCGCTATGTCCAGGCCATTTGCAGGAAGATGAACATCTCCAAGTTCGACGACATTGTCGTCCTTGCGGCCATTATCCGGCCTGGCACCGCAGACGCTGGCACCATAGACCACTACATCGACCGCAAGGCCGGGGTCGAGGAGGTCACCTGCATCGATGACAGCCTCAAGGAAGTTTTGGCCTCAGGGATGGGTTTTCCCATCTTTCAGGAGGATGTCATGAAAATGGCGCAGGTATACGCCGGGTTCACTTTGGCGGAGGCGGACAAGCTGCGCCGGGCGGTGGCCAAAAAGAAACCGAAGGAGATGGTAAAAGTAAAGAAGATGTTTCAGGATAAATCAGTTCTTTTAGGTAGGGATTCTAAGAGGACAGACGAGGTTTTTGCCTATATAGAGTTCTTTTCATCCTACGGATTTTGTAGGGCTCATTCTACAGCCTATAGTAAAATAGCGGTACAACAGATGTGGTTGAAACACAACTATCCCGTGCAGTACATGAGCGAGCTCCTCAATGGCGAGCTGGACTCGAACGAGCCGAAGATCGAGGAGTATGTCAACGAGTGCCGCATCCTCGGGCACAACGTCGTCCCTCCCCTGGCGGAGGCTGACTGCGACCCGTTCTGCGCCCCCGATGGAGAGGGGGGCGTGAGAATCGGGCTGGCCTTCATCAAGGGCGTCTCCGTCAACGCCGCCAAGGGGCTTTCGGAGGCGGTTTCCAAAGCGGAGGGGCCGGGGTTCTCCGGGTGGGCGCACCTTATGGACTCCAGCAAGCTGCATTCCAACGCCGTGGAGGCCATGATCAGGGCGGGTGCGTTCGACCACATGGGCGCGTCGCGGGATCTTCTCTCCGCCCGTTACAAGGCAGTTTCCGTTGTCGCCAAGAAGATCCGTGAACAGAGGAAAAAGGTGGAGGCGGGGGTGAAGGTGAAAAAATTCACGCCTGTCGAGGAGATGGTGGCGGCCGAGGCCAACGCAAGGGAGGCGTATCCCGCCACGGACAAGGAGGACGAACTGAGGTTGGAGAAGGAGCTTCTCGGCGCGTTCGTCAGCGAGTCGCCCTGCGACCAGTTCCGGGAGGAGACCCGCGACTGGACGAACCACACGGTCCGGGATTTCGTGGACGGAGAGCAGATCGGCCACGGGGATCATGGCGTCCTGGCCTGCGTCGTCAGGAAAGCGGAGCATATCATCGCCAAAAAAGGGAAGAACCTCGGCCGCAAGATGCTGTTCCTGACGCTGGCGGACGGTTGCCACGACATGGAGATAGCATGTTTCCCCGACCAGTACGAGGCCTTGCCGCCGATAGACGAGGGGGCGGTCTACCTGTTCACCATCGAGCGGTACAAGTCGAAGGACAGCGTCAAGGATGCCCGGCGGCTTTCCAAAGAGGTGGTGAATTGATCGGGCGCGTCATGTTGGGGCTCGTTGGGGCGATGGCCGGCTGGTCATCCACGGTGGCCCGGGACGCTTTCGGCAGGGAATGTGGGACTGGAGCTATCGACGAGGATCCATTCCAGGAGCTGGAAATATACCATATCCCCCCAGAACCGCCCGGCCCTCCTGCCGCCGCCCCGCCCCGCCCGAAAGGCAAAGAGGATTTCTTCTCCCCCTGGAGGCCTGGGAAGAGGGACGGTTTCAGGGGGGCGGGACGATGAGCTTCGAGCTTCGATACTATCAGCGCGAATGCGTGGACGCCGTGGTGGACGCCTTCCGTGAGTTCCCCCGGGTTTTGGCCGTGATGGCCACCGGCACCGGCAAGACGCTGGTGTTCAACACGCTGGGGCGCATGGTGGCGGACGCCGGCGGCAAGGTGCTCGTCCTGGTCCACACAGACGACCTCGTGCGCCAGACTGAGAGGCGCGTCATGGAGGAGGCCGGGATCGAGCCCACGGTGGAGAAGGCCGAGCGCAAAGGGGACCTATCCTCCTGGTTCGTCGTGGCTAGCGTCAAGTCCCTGGGCAAGGAGAAACGGCTGGAGAGATACCCGGTCGACCATTTCTCGCTGGTGGTGGTGGACGAGGCCCACCGTTCTCTGGCCGAGAGCTACGGAAGGATCGTGTCCCGCTTCCCCAACGCCAAAGTCTTGGGGGTCACCGCCACTCCGAGCCGGGGCGACAAGAAGACGCTCAGCTCGTTCTACCAGACCGTCGCCTACAACTACCCCCTGGAGAAGGCCGTCACGGAGGGTTACCTCTGCCCGGTGCATGTCAGGGGGCTCCCCATCAAAGTGGACATCAGCCAGGTGAGGACGAAAGGGGACGACTTCGACGAGAAGGCGGTGGCGGAGGCCGTCGACCCCAGTTTGAAGGACGTCGTCGGGGTGCTCAAGGAAATCCCGGCCGGATCCAGGACCATCGTGTTCTGTCCCGGGGTTGCCTGCTCAGAGCGTTTGTCCCAACTGTGCCGGGACGCGGGGGTCAAGGCGGCGGCGGTGAGCGGCGACACGCCCAAGGACGAGAGGATCGCGGCCGTCGACGACTTCAAGTCGGGCAAGCTGTCCGTCCTGACCAACGCCCAGGTGTTCGTCGAGGGCGTCGACATCCCGGCCGCCGACCATATCCTCAACCTCCGGGCCTCGAAGAGCGAGACCTTCGTCAAGCAGGCCTACGGCCGCGGCACCAGGAACTCGCCGGGCAAGGAACAGGTGGTGTTTATGGAGCTCTCCTGGGTGGTGGGCAAGAAAAAGACCTACGGGGTCTCCCATCTGGTGGCGGACGACGACGCGATGGCCATGGAGATGACCCAGGAGCTGGCGTCGAACCCCAACGTCGACCACGACCTCCTGGCGATGCTCGCCTGCGCCAGGTCGAGGATGGCCGCCTCCGGGATGGACAAATGGCGCATCCGGGCGAAGGAGTTCCTCGCCAGGAGGGGCAGGGCGGCCCATCCCGGCGTGGCGGCGTTCCTCGCGGACGACATGGACTGGTTCCTCTACGAGCCGGTCTTCCCATGGGAGAGGGCGAGGCCCACCCAGCCGCAGATCGACTGCATCCTCCGGGCGGGGCTCGACCCGTCGCAGATCCACACCAAAGGGGAGGCCATGTCCGCCATCGACATGATCGTCAGGCGGTCCAAGGCCGACCTCTGCACGTTCAAGCAGATGTTCCTGCTGTCGAAGTTCGGGGTGGTCGACAAGTCCCCGACGTTCACCTTCGAGCAGGCCCGCGGATACATCGACGGCCTTGTGGAAAACCAATGGAAGTTGACCGACGAGCTCCGGGCGGTGTTCGGGAAGAGCAAGATCGACCAGCGCCCGAATTGGGACTACTCGTCGGCCAGGAGGGGAGGGCCGGCGGGGGTTTTGGAGATAGCGTCCGGCGGGACATCCCTCTCCGATATTTTTTCGGCGAAATAGCGGGATTCCGGCTTGAATGGCGTTTGAGGTAGATGTAGGTTTCAGGACCAGAAACAGAAAGCGGGGAAAAAATTGAAGAAGCTGTCTTGCGTAGAGTTGTTCGCGGGGGCGGGGGGCATGGCGTTGGGAATGGAGAGGGCGGGATTCGAGGTCGCGGCCCTCATCGACAACGACCCCTACGCCTGTTCCACGTTGATGGCCAACCGTCCGGAATGGAGCGTCGTCCAGAAGGATGTGTCGAACATCGACTACAGAGGATATGCGTGGGTGAACTTGGTTTGTGGTGGTTATCCATGCCAGTCCTGGTCCACGGCCGGGAAAAGAAAAGGTTTCGAAGACCCCCGCGGCCAGCTTTGCTTCGAGATGTCCAGGGCGGTGGGGGAGATCATGCCGGAGGCGTTCGTCGCGGAGAACGTCGAGAATCTCGCCAGGCATGACGGGGGGAGGACGCTGGAGAAAATCCTTTCCTCAATTCCGGAAGGATACACTGTCTCCCATAAGGTCTTGAACGCAGCCGACCACGGAGTCCCCCAGAAAAGGAAGAGGCTCTTTATTGTCGGATTCCTGAAAATAGACGATTTCGACCGGTTCCGGTGGCCGGAGATCCCGGTGGCTGGCTGCATGCCCTACACCATGGCGGACGCGCTCAAGGCCGATGGGATTTACAAGAACGATTGTCCGGACTCCCCCGGAGCGCAATATCCATCGAGGAAAAAGTCGTTCCTGGAGCTCGTCCCGCCCGGCGGATGCTGGCGGGACCTTCCGGACGGGATACGGGAGGCGTATATGGGCAACAGCCTGAAGCAGGGCGGCGGCAAGACCGGCATGGCCAGGAGGCTGTCCTGGGACGAGCCCTGCCTGACGCTGACCTGCTCCCCCGCCCAGCGGCAGACGGAGCGCTGCCACCCCGACGAGACCCGGCCGCTCACGGTCAGGGAATACGCCAGAATCCAGACTTTCCCCGACGAGTGGGTTTTCCGCGGAGGCGTCGGGTCGCAATACAAGCAGATAGGCAACGCCGTCCCCGTCAAGCTGGCGGAGGCGGTGGGGATCTCGGTGATGAAAGCTTTGACCAACATATAAATCCAGGGGGCGCCATGCCATTCTACGAATTCTCCTGCTCGCGCAAAAAATGCGGAACCGTCTCCATGCAATCGTTCACGATGGCCGACCAGGCCGGAAGGGACGGGGCGAGGTGCCCGGAGTGCGGGGCCAAGGCGACCAGGGTCTACAATTCCCCGGCCGCCATCGTCAAGACCAGGGGGATACCCAACGTCAAGCTGAAGCCGAACCAGAGGGTCATCAACCGCGATGGCGTCCCCGTCCGCATCAACGTCTTCGACGAGGGGTGCGCCCCGCGCCCGAAAAGGGGGAAGATCCCCAAGGGGACCCGTTAGATTGCCCCCCGAGGCGAAAACCCCCAGGGGGGACGCCGTGGCCGCCTCCGAGCTGGCCATGCGGCTGGAGAGGGCGGGATACAGGAACCAGAACCTCAAGAAGGCCATGCTGGCGTCCCGCGTCCCCGCCAGGGTCGTGAACATGGCCCTGAGGATCGGGGTCAGGGCGAAAGGGCGCGGCGGCCCGGTGGCGGTCCCAATCGAGGAGCTCCTGGGAAGGGCTAAACCGGAGGATGTCCGCGGATGGGCCAGGCAGGGGCTCACCATGGAGGAGGTCATGCTATGTTTGAGGGGGCTTGGCGTCGAGGCCCCGGTGAGGAGGGTCTCCAAGATTTTCTACGCCACGGAGGTGTCGCCGGAGGCCATGGCCATCCGGAAAAAGTCCGTGTCGAAAGCCAGCTCGATGAGGGTCCAGTCGGCCAAGGCGGCGAGCAGGGCGGCCATGGAGGAGGAGACGAGGGATCCGGCGGTGGAGGAGGAGCGGGAATCCGCGTTGAGGAAGCTTCCCGCCGGAATCCGGATGGTCAGGGGACGTAAATTTTAATGCAACCAGGCCGCCTTCGGGCGGTTAAACAGGAGACGGAAAATGTCCGAGAAGAAAGAAGAGGCTCCACGGGAGAGGGAACCCGCCGTGATGGAGAAATTGGCCGAGAGGTTCCTCGACGAGCAGCTCAGGACCAGGACCGTGGTCTGGAGCGACGGCAAGGTCAAGGAGATCAGGTATGTCCCGGGAGGCCGGGTCGTGGGCAGGTTGAACGAGGTCCTCGGCCTTGACTGGGAGTTCAAGATATTGGACTCAAAGCTCGAGCACTGCTTCGTCAAGGTGTTCGGGGAGCTTTCCGTCCGGGCGGGCGGCAGGACCACCGTCCGGCAAGCCCTCGGGTCGGCCAAAGTCAGGTTCGTCAGCGGAACCCCGACCTACTACGACGACGCCGAGGCCGCCGCGGTCACCCTGTGCCTGAAACATTGCGCCAAGCTTTTCGGGGTCGGGCTGCACCTCTATTTCGACGAGGAGGAGGCGGGGGCCCTCGACATCGCCAACGGGGAGGCGGAGCGGGCGAAGAAAGGGTTGCCGCCGGAGGGCGGCATCGACTACGGGCAAGGGGGCGACCCGGCGGGGAAGCCGACGGACCAGCAGTGCAAGGCGCTGGCCAGGAGGATGGACACCCTCCCCGACAAGAGGGCGAGGGACGCCGCGTTCGACGCCGCCAAGCCGCAGGGGTTGAACTACGAGACGATGGCCTACCTCCTCTCCGACGACGAGTTCTGGAAATCGCACGGCGCCAAATAGCGTTCCTAGATCCATAACAATTTATCACAAGGAGTTTTTCATCGTGAGCAACAATCTTTTTGTCATAGGCGGCGGTGGGGTGCGCCAGCTGGAGGCGGGGCTGGGGGCCATGATGGCTCTGGAGGACGCCGGGTTTTCCTGCGACAACGGCAGGGGCTCCAGCGCGGGGGCCATCCTCCTCTCCCTCCGAATGTCCGGGATGAGCCCGGCGGCCATCTTCGACATGTTCAAGAAGAATCCCGTCGAGAGCATGATCAAGCGGCGTTGGGTTCTCGGCTGGTTCTTTGGCCGGGGCATATACGACACCGCCGGGCTGGCGAAGCTCCTGAAGGACAGGATCGGCTCGGGGCGGATCGAGAACTTCGTGGTCACCATGACCGACATGGTCGCCCAGGACACGGTCTACGCCCATGGCAACTGGTTCACCGCCCTCTGCTCCATGGGCATCCCCGAGGTGTTCGACCCGCGGCTCTACACCGGCGACGTCCTTGACGGCTACGACCAGGGCTCCGTCCGCTACGTGGAGAAGCTCAAGGTCGCGGACGGGGGCGTCTACGACAACATCCCCACGCCAGCGGTGATGGACGCCCACAAATACGACAACGTCTTCATCATGGCGTCCCCGAACGATGTGGGCGGGAAGGAGAGGATCACCAAGGTGGGCCGCGGCCTGGACTGGATGTCGAGGACCACCGACCGGGAGTCCCGGCAGGTGGCGATGGATTGGGAGCGGGTCCCCAACGCCGTGTTCATGCGCCCCCCAGACTTCCCGAGCTCCTTGCTGGCCTACAGCGAGGGCTTCGGGCTCGTGGAGCACGCCAGGGACCATGCCAGGAAGAAGATCGTCCAATACGTCCAGAAGCGCTCGTCGGGCCCGCCTTGCGGCGGTAGGGTGGGCTCGTCCATCGAGCTTTGAGGGCGGCGCTGCCCCTGGGGTTGACCTTCCAGGACTACCCCGAGGATGACGCCCACGCCATCACCGTGTTCATCCCGGGCTGCCGAAGGGGCTGCCCGGGTTGCCAGAACCCGTCCCTCGCGGGGGAGGGCGGCGAGAATTGCCAGGACATCCCAGCCAGGGTCCTGGCCGAGGTCGTCGAGGCGTCGGCGAGGAGGAACTACACCGACAAGGTCGTGCTCACGGGGGGAGACCCCCTCGACCCTGCCAACGTCAAGTCCACGAAGGAGCTGCTGGGGCTGCTGAAGTCCAGGGGTCTTTCCGTGGCGGTCTACACGGGGGCCATGCCCGACGAGGTTAAAGCCTCCGGGGTCACCGGCTTCGACTACGTGAAGTGCGGCCCTTTCCTGGAGTCCAAGAGGAATCCAGCGGCGGGCAAGAGGAGAAACGGAAGGCCGGAGCTGGCCTCTTTGAATCAACAATGGTTCGGGGCCGCTTTGGCTCCATTAAACTAGGAGGGAATTTTCATGTTTGGCGAGGAAGCGGATTCGGCGAGGACGTTCAGGAACATACGCAAGAGCCTGATCAAGTCCATCGAAAAGAAATACAAACCGAAGGACGCCAGGAAGACGGCCGACGGCATCCTGAAGATCCATGGCCTGGACGACAGCCGTTTCGACGTCGTCCGGGAGGTCAACCGCCGGCTCAACGAGTCGCGGATCAACGACGCCAGCATCGACGATAACGCGAACAAGACCGACCGCACGGTCGAGAGCTTGTTCCAGGAGGTGCTGGCCGCCCACAAGAAGCTCGTCGGCTACGACCAGCTCTATGGAAGGATGCTCCAGGACTGGGGCAAGCAGGAGGCGAAGAGGCTCTCCGGCGAGATGTACGACCTCTCCCTCGGGCTGTCCGACACCACCAAGATCCTGTCGAACTACTGCTACGCCTTCGATTTCAGCCGGATAGTCACCGAGGGCAGGCCTTTCGGCCAGCTCCCGTCCGCCCCGGCGAAGAACCTGGAGAGCTACGTGTCGGCCGCGGTGGAGACGATCCACCAGCTCAGCCAGCACATGGCCGGGGCGGTGGCGACGCCGACCATCTTCATGGACATGGCGGCGGTGCTGCTCTACAAGGAGGGGGTGACCGGGTACGACCTAAGGAAGGACCGCGTTCTCCGCAAGCGTTGCGAGAACCGCTTCCAGCAGTTCATCCACTCGGTCAATTCCCTCTCCAGGGAGGCCAGCCAGTCCCCCTTCACCAACGTGTCCATCATGGACAGGACGAAGCTGCTCAAGCTCGTGTCCGGCTACCATCATCTCCTACCGGACCAATGCAAGGCCCACCCGCGCCCGGAGGGGATCACCGACGAGGCGTGGCACTCCGACCTGGACATCCTCGTCGTGGACGCCATCCTGGAGCTCCAGTGGATCTACATGGATCTCTTCGACAAGGGCGACCCGCTCAACGGCGGCATCCCCTACCGCTTCCCGATCAGCTCCGTCACCGCCGCCAAGGAATGGGTCGGGGAGAGGGGGGAGGACGGGCTTCCCGTCCAGGGCAAGGGGAAATGGGTGGTGGCCGACAAAGCCTTCCAGAAGGCGGTGTGCCGGCACCAGATCCACCGCTACAACATCTTCAGCTCCGAGGGCGACAAGTACGCCACCTGCTGCCGCCTCGTCAACGACTCCGAGCTGATGGAGCTGGCCTCCCAGGCGAACAGCTTCGGGGCCGGCGGCTCGGTGTCCCTTGGCGGGCACCGCGTCTGCACACTAAACATGCCCCGGATCGCCATGGAGGCGGCGGACAAAGACTCCTTCATGGCGCTGCTGCGGTCGAGGGCCGAGGACGCCGCCAAGGTGTTGAAGTCGCACAAGAACCTGATCGGCGACGTCCAGGCCTGCGGGCTGCAGAGCTTCATCGACAACGGCTGGATCAGCATGGGGCGGATGTTCTCGATCTTCGGCATCATCGGCACCTACGAGGCGGCCCGGGAATGCGCCGGAAAGCCGGGTTGGGGCGAAGACCCACAGGGCGAGATGCTCAAGGAGCTGGAGTCGCTGGTCAAGGAGTTCTCCAAGACCTACAAGATCTCCGGCAACATCGAGCAGATCCCCGGGGAGAGCTTCGCCGTCCGCTTCGCCAAAGCCGACAAGGCGGTCCTGGGCAGGTCGGCCGCCAACGTGGTCCTCTACTCCAACCAGTTCATTCCCCTCTCCGTGCCGGCCACCGCCATCGAGCGCCTGGAGGACGACGGCAGGTACAACGCCATGGTAAGCGGCGGCGGCATCGTCCACCTCACGCTCGACGGCGAGATGACCACGCCGAGGCAGTCGGAGTTCCTCTGGGACAAGGCGGTTGAATTCGGCTGCGAGCATTTCGCCTTCAACCCGATCATCTCCATCTGCCATTGCGGCCCGGAGGTCCACGCCACCGCCGGAAAGCATACGGTTTGCCCGGTCTGCGGCGGGGAGATCAGGGACTGGTTGACGAGGGTGGTGGGCTACTACACTCACCCAAAAGACTGGGCGCCGGAGCGCAGGGAACTGGACTTCCCGACCCGGGCCCATGCCGAGCTGCCGGAGATGGCGTAGAAAAATTTTCACGCGCCGCCTTGCAATCATGCGGGCGGCGTGGTAAATTCCCGCAACAACCAAAAACGGGGCGTAAAAATCATGAGAGACCTGTCACAGAAGATGTCCATCAACAAGGCGATGACGGAAAAGAACCGGGTGGCGGGCGAGGTAGCCAGGCTTCAGCAGGAGATCGCCTCCCACAACATGGTCGAGGAGGGCGTGGACGTCCCCATGGACGTCAAGGGGATGTTCTGCGAGCTCGGCTCCCTCAAGCTCCGGCTCGTCGACCTGAAGGCGAGGATCGCCCGTGGCTCCGCCCCCGTGGCCGACAAGCTCGCCGCGATGTCCGAGGCGAAGGCTACGCTGGCGTTCCTGAAGACCATCCCCTGCCAGCCCGAGAGGCATCACAACTACGGGGAGGGCGGCGACACCTTCTCCAAGCCGGTGATGGATCACTCCTACGTCGAGCTGGCCAGGGTGACGGCGCAGGATCTCGTGAACGATCTGCAGGACGCCATCAACGACCACAACGCCATCACGAAAGTTTGATTCCAGGAAGCGGCGGGGAAGGTTGACGGCCCCCCATTGGCCATGGGCCAATATGAAACGCCCTTTGGGCTCCAACGAGATCGACACCGAACCGGATTTTCCGGCGAACGAAAAATTTCGATGGCAAACCTTAGACCGCAACGAGCAAGCCTTAAAACTTAGCTGGCTCGATCCCCGAACTGCCGCTTTCTTCAACTTCTCCACTGACGTGGAGGACATGGCCTCTGGTCCCGTAGCCAGTTAATTACGGGGCATCAACCAGAAAAAAGGAGCGAGGAAAATGACTCAGGAAACAGAAAAAGAGGTTGCTTATCAACCAGTCATGGTCGCCAAGGTCATGGAGGAGGCCGGCTACCGCAGCGCCGCCTTCGGCCTGGGGCTGAGCAAGGGCGTCACCACGCCGTTCCGCGACTACGGAGACCTCCCCGACAACACTAGGGATCAACTTGACAGGCTGACCGCCCGGCTCGCCCCGATGGACGGCGGCCACAACAAGTTCCTTGAGTCCATGGTCATGTGGCTTGATGTCACCGCACCGAGGTTCTGGTGGCAGGAGGCTGACACTTATCGGCTCAGCACGAAGCAGTCCGCATGCTTTTCAGAAGATACTGAGGCCTTGACGGATAAGGGGTGGTTTTTATTTAAGGATGTTCCAGAAAATGCCAAATTTGCTACTTTGAATATAGATACTAAGACTTTGGAATATCAGGCTTCCACAGAAAGAATGGTGTTTGGATATTCTAAACCGATGGTTCATATTTTAAACAAAAAAATAGATTTACTGGTAACTCAGGAACATGATTTGATTGTTTGTATGAAACATAGCGAATGGAATATATTTAAAAAAGTCAAGGCAGTAAAAGCCGTCAACAAGAAAATATTCATTCCTAAAATAGGGGATTGGAGAGATGGTGATCCATCTCAAATTTTTCATGTACCGGAAGAAAATTATATTTGGGATACGGGTAGTAGGGAATGCGTCAAAAATTGGCCTGAGCTTAATTTGGATAGTAAAAAATGGGCGTGGTTCCTTGGCTTCTACCTTGCGGAAGGAAGTTGTGAGAAAGCCAAGAGGAATTATAATGTTTCTGTGTGTCAAAATGATGATAACCCATGTATTACAATGATAGAAGAGTGTTTGAAATCTTTCCCTTTTAAGGTTCATAAAACTGATATGAAGAGAAACACTTCTTCCGGATGCAAGCATTACAGGTGGATAATTTCAAATAAGCAATTTTATAACATTTTTTCAGGATTGGGGAAAGTTTTAAATAAACATATTCCAGAATATGTTTTTTCTTGGTCTAAAGAACTTCAAATGGAAGTTTGGAAGGGTTTATTTGCTGGTGACGGAACAAAGTATTCTGGAATTTATAGCACTGTGTCAAAACAGTTGGCTGATGACGTCCAAAGGCTTTTAAGAAATATTGGAATATCATCGAACATCACGAAGCGCGAAATGAAGTATCCTAGGCATGATGTGTATTGCGTATCTCCTCACAAAACCAGAATGTTTTCTACCTCTAAAGGAAATATTTTCCTTGAAGATTATGTCGGGAAGGTATATTGTGCAAGCGTACCTAACGGAACTTTGTATACGAGAAGAAACGGCAAAGCCATATGGTCGGGGAATAGCACAATGCATACGCTCAACAAGGACGTGTTGTGGTCCGGGGTGCTTGGGATTACCACCATCAGGGCTATGTTCGAGCCTGGTTCATGCGACGAGCGCACCGCCAGCAAGATCTACGACATGGTCAACGCGGGCACTCCGCTGGAGCACGTCAAGTCCGTCCTTCCCGAGGGTTTCCTCCAGCGGCGTGAATGGTGCATGTCCTACAAGACGCTCAAGAACATCCATTCCCAACGCAAGAACCACAAGTTGCCGCATTGGCGCATGTTTTTGGAGCAGGTGCTCAAGGGCATCTCCCACCCCGAGTTCGTCACCGATGCCCATGAGGCCGTGCGATGAGGAAAATATTCAATTTGCTGCTGAAACTCATCTGCATGGCGATCGATATCTTCTTCTGCGCCACAATCCTCTCCCTTGTCCTCTATTTTAACTTCCGGGGGGCCGCTTTCTGGCAGACCCTGTTAGCGGGCACTAGGTTCGAGTCTCCGGGTTTCTGGAGGATGTTCGAATTGTCCATCCTCGTGTTCCTGGTGGTTTTTTGGACCGCTGAGTTTGTCAATGGATGTTTGAACTTCGTGCCCCCGCCGTCCCCGAAAAAGCTGAGGGAGAGGAGATCCTGACCATGGCCGACGAGTCCGCCAAAGCGATGCGCCGCAGGGCCAAGAGCCCGGAGGAATACCTGAAGGTTTTCTCCGGCGAGGGGATAGACGTCGGCTGCGGCGACAGCCGGATAGAGGTCTTCCGGCCGGACTATCCCCGCATGGGCTCCGTCAGGCTGCACGACATCAAGGACGGCGACGCCCAGAAAATGGAGAACTATGGACGGGGAGTTTTTGGCTTCGTCCATTCCAGCCATTGCCTGGAACATATGCGGGATCCTGTGGAGGCCGTCCAGAACTGGTTGAGGATACTGGAGCCCGGAGGCCATCTCGTGGTCTGCGTCCCGGACGCCAAGATGTACGAGAAATACCTATGGCCGTCCAGGTTCAACCACGACCACAAGACCATGTGGCGGCATTCCAGGGAGGTTCCTCCCACCCTGGCCATCGTGGTGCCGGAGTTCCTCGCCGAGTTCTCCCATCTGGCCGAGATCGTGTCGATCAAGAGGATATACGACAACTACGACCTGTCCCGCGGCGACGAGGACCAGACACGGTGGGAACATGTCGATGTTGAGTGCGCCATCGAATTCATCTTGCGGAGGCTGCCATGAGCAAGGTACTCTTTGTCCGCCACAATGGAATAGGAGACTTGTGCATGATGCTGCCCTTCATGCGCGCCGCCATGGACGCCGGGCACGGGATCGAGGTGGAGACCATGGAGCAGAACCACCGCTGGCTGGAATACGCCATGGGGGTGGCGTGCTCAAGGCTGCGGGTCCACCCCTACGGGGACAAGAGGAAGTCCGTCCCGGGGTTCGACCTCGTTTTCAACATGAATGACGTCCCCGAGAACCATGACAAGCTCGTGGCCGCGGGCAAGGCGGGGCCGAAGTCCCAGCAGCGGCTGATGGTCGAGTTGGCGGAGAGGGTGGGGTTGCCCGTCCCCCCCAGCCTCTCCCCCCTCCGCGCCGTCAGATGGTGTTCCTCGGCCGTCCCCAAAGACGTCCTGGTGTTCACGAAATCCACAAGCAAGAGCCGGGAGGTTCCGGACCAGGACATGCTTGAAGCCATGAAAATGTGCCTGTCGCGCGCCAAAGTGGGCTCCGTTATCTCCGAGCACGTCTATCTCAACCCCCGCTACGCTACCAGGAAGCTGCTGGCGGAGGCCATCTCCGGGGCGCTGCTTGTCATCGGCACAGACTCCGGCGCCATCCACCTGGCTGAGGCGTTCGGGGTCCGCTGGATCTGCTACCACAGCACTATGAGTGGTTCTGTTCGTCATGATGGTTATGAATTAGGAATAGATGTTCAATGTCATTTGCCATGTTCTCCTTGTTATAATCATCAAGGATGTAGTGATTTAAGATGCGTGAATGAAGTCATCACGAGTTTTTGTAAATATATAAAATCTTGCCCTAAGGATTTAAGATGATTTTTAGGCTTGAGAAAAACGCGGCTATCAAAGCCACGGGCAAGGCCACCAGAGAGAGGCGTTCCCTCCTGACCTTGAAGGTCTACACCCTGAAGCTGGACAAGTCGCATCTTTCCCAGGCCAAACTCGACCTGTCCGGTGTTTCCACCTTGGTGGTGGAAGACCTGGACTTGGTGGACATGAAACGCAAGGGAGGGAAATCCAACAAAAACTTTAGAAAAACATTGGCTAATTGGAATATCAGGCTGTTGCAGTGGAGGTTGTCTTCCCGCTGCGAGCTGAACCGTGTTCAGTTCGCGAAGGTCGATCCGGCATATAGCAGCCAGCAATGCTCGTCCTGCGGCAACGTCCGCAAGGAATCCAGAAAAGGCGAGAGATACGATTGCCCGCATTGCGGGGCGTCCTTGGACGCCGACCGTAACGCGGCCATGAACATCAGGAATCGATTCCGGGGTGGGGAGCCTACCGCCCCCCACGAGCGTAAACATTCAACTTTATGTAAGATTGAATGAACGGTGCGACAATTTAAAGTGCGTGCGGGAGGTCATTCCGAGCTTCCGCGAATCCATAAGCAACAAGGAGACATGACATGTTCGGCATCCAGTGGATCAAGAGCAAAATCGCCGGGAGCGTCGCCTACCGCATCGGGAAAACCGCCGGGACAAAGGGCATCGGCCTCTACCTCAACCGCCGCGCCGGGTTGCCCAGCGCCGTCGCCTCCGGGGCGGCCGCCGTCTGGGGGGCCATGGAGGACGAGGAGATTTTCGACAAGGTGGTCGACGGCGGCGTCGATTCCATCCCCGAGGTCGTCAAGGCCCAGCTGGGCGGCAACGACATGGCGAAGAAGGCCGTCGACTACGCCTGCGACTTCGTCTCCTCCACCGCCGAGAAGTACAAGGTCGACGTCCACTCCCTCGACCGCCAGGAGATCGGCCAGTTCTTGAAGGGGCTGCGGGACGGCATCTCGGAGGGGCTGAAGTCCGCCAAGAAGAATGGCTGAACCCGCTGTCCAGGAGAAAGGGGGGACGAAAAGCCGCCCTGCGTTCCGTGGACGCGCCCGGACGAACCCCTGGGGCTGCCGCAAGGCAGCGTCAGGGCTTTCATCGCCGCCGGAGTCACGGGGACGCTGATGTTCTGCTATGCCACGGGGAAGCCGGTGTCGCCGGAGTTCCTGGGTGTGGCCATGCTCGTGATAGGAAACTATTTCGGGGCGCGGGGAGCCGCCGTCCCGGGGAAAGGAAATTAAAGTGACACCATCGGAAAAAGAGAAACGGCGGTTCGAGCTGATAAAGGCCATGGCTCCGTCTGCCCTTAATGTCTTCTTCGAGGACGTCAAAAGCCTGAAGTTCCAGAATGCCGCCGTGGCGAACGACACCGATAAAATCAAGAGGGAGTTCTTGGAGTCGGTATCCGGCTGCGCCATTGCGGTCATTAGAATGGCCGACGAGCTCCTCCTCAGAATGGTGCCGGAAGAAGAAAGGAAAAAAGAGGAGATTTGACTTAGGTACTTGACAACTACTCGAAAGTGTGATATAGTTAAATTATGAACACTTTTAATATCACAGATGCAGCGAATCGTCTTGGGGTGTCGGTCAAGACGATGCAACGGTGGGACCGAGAAGGACGGCTTGTTCCATCCCGGTCTGCCACGAACAGGAGATTCTACACGGAGCCCCAACTTCTGGCTTTTATTGGAATACCTCTGACGATTGGAAGGAGGTCCATCGTGGCATATATTCGCGTGTCGTCGCAAGCGCAACGGCCAGATTTGAAAAATCAACGCAAGGTCATAGAGGATTTCTGCGTCGCCAAGGGACTGTCCGGGGTGGAGTTCGTGGAAGAGATTGGTGGGGGGATGAATTTCAAGCGCAAGGAATTCCTCCGATTGGTTGACAGGGTGCAGGCTGGCGAGGTGAGGACGTTGGTAGTGGCGCACAAGGATCGTTTGGTGAGGTTCGGTTTTCCATTGTTGGAACACATCTGTTCCAAAGCCAATTGTGAATTGTTGGTCTTAAACAACGAGCAGCTTAGCCCGGAACAGGAAATGGTTCAGGATTTGATGGCGATAACCCATTGTTTCTCATCCCGTCTTTATGGCCTTCGCAACTACAGGAAGTCGTTGAAGGAGGCTTTGTCGAAGTGATCCGCGCCCACAAGATACAATTGAAGCCAAATTTTACACAGGAGGCTTATTTCAAGCAAGCCTGTGGCACGGCCAGGTTCGTCTATAACTGGGCTCTCGAACAATGGAACAAACAGTATATCGCTGGAGGGAAACCGTCTGGCATGGCGTTGAAAAAGCAATTCAACCAAATAAAGAAAGAACAATTTCCATGGGTTGACGAAGTTCATCGCGACGCCAACGCGCAGCCTTTCGCCAACCTCCAGTCGGCGTTCGTCAAGTTTTTCAAGAAGGAGGCCGACCATCCGGCCTTCAAGAAGAAAGGGAAGTCCAAGGATTCATTCTACATGGCCAACGACAAATTCCGACTGGATGGTGAATGGATCAAGGTTCCTTGTCTGGGATGGGTGAAGATGACAGAACCGCTTCGATTCGACGGCAAGATTAAATCGGCGGTGATTAGTCGCACCGCTGACCGCTGGTTCGTTTCTGTCCAGGTGGATATGGACAAAGCCGAAACAAAGCCTAAGACCGGGATAAACGAAGTTGGGATCGACCTAGGTGTCAGGATGTCCGTCACATTGTCGAATGGGACGGTCTATCAGTCCACGAAACCGCTCAGGAAGAAACTGAAGCGGTTGAAACATTTGTCCAGGGAACATTCAAGAAAAGTGAAAGGGTCGAAAAACCGGAAAAAGGCGGCGGATAAATTGGCCAAACTCCACTGGAGGATAGCCAATGTCCGCAGGGATTTCCTCCAGAAGACGACCACCTCTATCTGCCGCGAGAGCCAAGCGGTATGTATTGAGACGTTGTCGGTGGCAAGCATGATCCACAAGGATCCGGGAGCCAAATACGTCATGGACGAGGGCTTCGGGGAGTTCGCCGGGATGATGTCCTACAAGGCCATCCCTTACCAAGTGGATCTGAGGAAAGCCGACCGTTGGTACAAGTCCAGCAAGCTCTGCTCAAGTTGTGGGGCTTTGAATCTGGACTTGAAACGGTCGGACAAAGTTTTCAGTTGTGGTTCGTGCGGCTTCGTGGTCGACCGCGACCTGAACGCCGCTCTGAACCTGGAGTCTCTAATAACATCTACCGGCGGCTAGCCGGGAAGTCATGCCCATGGATGGCGGTTTTTCGGTTCGCCGGAGAGCCGTTGGTAGAAGTGGGAATTTTATAAATCCTGCGCACTTGTGCGTAGGTAGAAAGTAGCAGGTAAGCCAGAAATGAGCGAAATCAACCAGACGATCAAGGACAGCGGCCAGCGCCAGGATTTCAGCACCGGAGCCGTCCGCGACACCCAGACCGGCAAGCCGCGCCCGGACTTGATCCCGCCGGCGGTGCAGCTGTTCCTCGGGGCGCATTTCGGGGCGGGGGCGGACAAATACGGCGAGCGTAACTTCGAGAAGGGAATCCCCTTGATGCGGACCATGGCGTCCATCGAGCGGCACCTGTTCTGGCACAAGTGCGGCGTGACCGACGAGAACCATCTCGCCGCCATGCTGTGGAACGCCGTCGTCTACACCTGGACGTATCTGGCCATCAAGTCCGGGCTGCTGCCGAAGGAACTCGACGACCGCCCCGAGAGCATGAAAGAGGGGAACCCGCTCGGCCAGTACCTCTTCGGGATGTATGTCGAGGAGAAGAAATCCAAATGTAAGCTGAATTGGGTTCTAGTTGACAAAAAGAAGGCAACGAGGAGCGTGCGTTCATATTTGGATACTGCCCCCTGGGAGCCCTATGCGGCCGCCATCTATTCCAAAGCCCTTATTTCGGCCGAGTCGCCTCACGGCAAAGGCCTATGGCTCGTCTGCGAAGATGGGGAAAAAACCAGGGTGGCTCTAGTCTACCAAGGGGTGGTGCGGGTGGAAAGCATCTCCTCCGTTCGAGAAGACATGATGGACTTCGTCGGATTCACGGAGGAACGTTTCGAAGATCTGGAACAACTCAATAGAAAGGAAAAAGGAAATGCCTGACGAGAAAATTGGCTATGCTAGGGAAGTCGGCTTGGCCGGCGGGATTGATTTGAAGGCGTCGTCCCCCGGGGACGTCAAGCCCAACTCAAGGGTTTCCGTGCCCTTCGACCCCCCGGAGGGGTGCCCCGCCGGGCCGTTCTCCAATTTGGCCACGGACTGGAGCCTGCTCGAGCGCGGGGTGGTAGTGGCCGGGATGAGGTCGAACGGCGGGTCGAACGCCCTTATGCTGATCAACACCTCGAACAAGAGGTTTCCCTGGTCGGCGGGGACGAAGCTGGCCTCCGTGTCGTTCGACGGGGGCATGTCGATCCACGCCACCCTGGAATGCACGTCCACGGAATCCTCCGGCGGGAAAACCGTCCCTATGGAATACGCGGCGCCCCCCCCCGCCAGCGAAGTCCCGGATGACCCTCCGCCCATTGGGAAGGAGGGGGTCGTCCAGGACGCCTCGGAAGAAGCTCCCGCTTGGATCTGGCGGGTCGTCCCCGCCGGGGAGGGGTTCGAATACCATGCCAGGCCGATATCCCATCCCGGGTATGGCCGGTGCGGTTTCTGCTTCTCGTGGGACGGTGAGACCGCCGCCATGGTGGACACCCCCGTCGGCGGCATGGACTCCAAGCCGTTCACCTCGGTGGACGCCGCCAGGGCGTTCTGCGACGAGCTCGACCGGCAGCTGCACGCCCAGGCGGAGGGCGGGGCATGACAGCCGGCCGTAATTCCTGCGAGCCCTGACGAAGCAGCGGTGGTGCCATTCCATGTTTTCTTTGTCGTAGGCCCAGAAATCCAGCGTCCACTCGCCTTCGAAGGAGCGGGGTAGCTCCACAGTCTCCGATCCCCGCCCGCGGGGGAGGAAAGGGGAGAGGAGGCAGAAGGCGGCGATGAGCGCCTGGGCGGCCAGCAAGGCAAACAGCAGCTTACGCATGGGAGGCCTCCAGATATGGGATCAACGTCTTCGCCACGGCGTGCGCCAGCGGCGGCGGGACGGCGCCCCCGACCAGGACGTAGGCCATGGAGGGGGAGACCGTCGGCGTCATCTTGAAATTGTCCGGGAAGCCCTGTATCCGCAAGCACTCCCTGACGCTCATCCGGCGTTCGGGCAGCCCGCGCTCCAGATCCTCGAAGTTCTTGCCGCCGTGCCCCACGGACAACCTGCGGAACTGGATGTTGCCATGGTGCTCGGCGCGGATGGTTGGCCCGGGCTTCCGTGGGTCCACCTCCGTGTCGCCCTGGCAGTGCGGCCCGTGGAATTTCGCCCCCGAGAACGCCATCTGGTCGGGGTCGCCGCTCTCCCCGGGCTCCAAGAGCCCCTTGAAGGCCATGGAAGCCGGCAGGAAACGGCCGTCCGGGGGCGGCATATGGACGAAGCGGCTCCCCGCTTTGTCACGGTGCCCGATGAATATCAACCGCTTCCTGGACTGCGGGACGCCCCATTGGGCGGCGTCCACCTGGTTGACGGTCACGGCGTAGCCGAGGGAATGGAACTCGGAGGTTATCTCGTCCAGCTCCCTGGGCATGGAGAGCAGGCCGTCGACGTTCTCGGCGACGAAGACCTTCGGCTTGACGATCTTCAAGACCTCGGCCATCCAATGGTGCAATTTGCCGACGCTCTCTATGGATTTGTCGGTCTTGCCTCCGTTATGCCCTTTGCCGGAATCGAACCCCTTTCTTTTGCCGCTGATGGAAAACTGCGAGCAAGGAAAACCGCCCGTCACCACGTCTACATCGCTGGGGAAACACTCCTCCCCCCGCCACTCGGCCTTGACAAGGTCGACGACGCTGCCCAGGCGGAAGATGTCGTGGTTGCCGACGTTTGCCCCCCAGTAGGCCTGCCGCCGGAAATTCTCCTCCCAGACCTTCTTCGCCCCGGGCAGGATATCGCACGCAAAGACCGTGCTGAACGGCAGCTTCTCATAGGACCGGCCGAGATGGGGCAGGTCGAAGCCGCCCTCGAACCCCAAATCCATCCCGCCGCAGCCGGAGAACAACGATAAAACCTTGAATTCTTTCCCCATTCTCAATTCCCTTTCAATAAAGAAACACCATAAACCCCGAACTCGTTCCCGAACGGCGCAGGTTCGTTCCCCGGCACCTTGGACAACCACCTCATCGCCCGGTGCGCCCTGGACATGTAATAGCGGTAACGCCAATCCACAATCCCCATCCGCCTGGCTTCCCCGGCAAAATCGACGAGGGCGGCGGCCGGCAACAAGCTTTCTTTGTAGGGACGTGGCGCTGCCGTGAAATCGTTCAATCCCTGCATATCCATTCCCCTGGTTTGGTTTAAAATTCCCTTCGGCCGCCCCAAGCTGTTTATTTTCGCCACACGCAAAATTAAATCTTGGAACCCGACGAATTCGGCGATGGACCGAAGAGAAAAGAGATGTAATCCTTGACCGAAAGCGTAGGTTCCCGTCAAGGAGGCTTCCTCGGGCGTGGCCACCACTCGTTGACCACCCCATCCCATCCGGGTTCGGGGGAAAGCCCTTTGGAGGCGGCGTAAAGTTCCGCCCCAGGCTTCGATCTCCCGCCGACACCCCGGACGCCTAAGAGGAGGTGTTCGATCATCATAGATTTCTTCGGCTGTGGAAACCCAGGCCCTTTAGGGCTGGGAGGAAACGGCCGCCTTTCGATTAGTGGTTAAATATTTCTCACTAGCTATTGACATTATAGCTCGTTAATGATATAATGTCAATATGCAAATCCAAAGAACAATCGTTTTGGTGGTGAAGGAAAAGGACAATGTCCTCGACCTCGTCCACGAATACAACCGCTACCAGAAAGCGATCAGCGAGACCGCTTTCAACGGCGGCGAGCCGCTGTCGGCTTTGGAATTGCATCACGCCGTCTATCACACGGTCGAAACCACTCTCCTTTCCCAGATGAAATGCTCCGCCATCCGTAACGTCGCCGGAGCCTATTCCTCGGCGAAGAGGAACAAACACCCAGTGGACAGACCCTTCATCTTCCGTCGTGAGGCGGCGTTGTTCTTGTTCAACAAGGACTTCAGTTTCACCGGGAAGGGGAAACTTTCCATTTCCACCCCGAACGGCCGTGAGAAGCTCGACTTTATCGTTCCCGACTACGCCAAGGACGACTTCGAGAACGCCGTGTCCCGGGACTCCATCGTGGTCACGGGCTCCGGCAAGGTGACGCTCTGCGTCACCCTCGAAGTCCCCGAACCCAAGAACCTCCATCCCGTGGGCATCGACCTCGGGGCGACCAACGCCCTGGTGGCCTCCACAGAGGACAAAGTTTTGTTCGTCTCGGGCCGCACCCTCAAGGTGCGGAACGAGCGGACGAGGAAGACCCGCCAGCGGCTGCAAAGCAAGCTGGCCGCCCGGAAGGCACAGGGGGCGGACACCAGGTCGGTGCGCCGCGTCCTGAAACGGCTGGGGCGGAAACAGAGAAACAGGAGCAGGACGTTCTGCAAGGAGACCGCGGCGAAGCTCTGCAAGTGGGCTCCCCCCGACGCCATCCTCGTCTTCGAGGACCTGAAGATAAAGCAGGTCAAGAAGCGCGACGGAAAACGGGCGGGGACCCACCGCAAGCTCAGCCAGTGGTTCTACAAGGAGATGACGTCTGCGTGTACAAATGCGGCGCAACGGAAGGGGTTCGGGGTCGAGTACGTCAACCCCGCCTACACGTCGCAGCGTTGCCGCAAGTGCGGGGCGATAGGTGTCCGCAGGGGACACCTCTTCACTTGCGCTTGCGGCCATGTCGAGCACGCCGATGCCAACGCCAGTCATAATGTTCGCTCCACATTTACCATTCTACGGAGTGGTGGGCGCCTGTCAACGCGCCCCGAAGCCCGGTCTCGCAAGGGACGTGGGCAGGCCACTGCCCTTTAGGGCGCGGTAGTTGACGGCGAGGGTTACCAACGCCAATATGCCATAGAGACAAGACACTATGAGCAGCGGGCTCAATCCCGAACCCCCTTGATGTGCCAGTCGTCGGGGAACGCCGGCAACTTGCCTCCCGCCGCCCCGGCGTGCCCCAAGCCGCCGTGATGGACGGCGAACTCCCCGGCGTCGAAACGCTTGGTGTCGGGGGAGTAGACCGAGAAGGCCAAGGACTGGTCGGGGCGGTGCCGGATGGCCAGCGCGCCGTGGTGCTTGTTGGGGTCGAACATACCCTCGAACTGGCGGGAGCCCCGCTCGGTGGTGTGCAACGCGAGCAGGACGTTGGTGTCGTGGACTACCAGGAACGCCCCGTCCCGCAGGTTGTTGTACCAGCGTTCGGTGTTGTAGCGCATGACCGCCGCCCCGTCATTGATCGTCTTCTCGGTGAACCACTCAACACTGCCGGAGGCGACGTCCAGGGAGGATAGTTCGGCCAGCTCCCTCCACCATGGGTCGCCATCGGGGTGCGAGAGGCAGCCGTAGAAGAAGAACTCCAGTCTCCGGTGGCGCTCGGGCACGCCGGCCGAGCGGAAGGAGTCGTACTCCCCCACCATGCGCGGCAGGCTGTCCCTGTTCAACGGGATGTCGGGGTGGGCGATGTCCCAACAGAGCTCGCAGGCGGCCTCCCGGGGATCCAGAAGCCCAGGGGCGGAGAAGCCCTCCTGCTCGGCCTTCTCGATGAATTTGATGTGGTGGTCGATGACGACAAGCTTCGCCAAGCCGTTGCGCCTCTGGAACCGCTTCATCTCCTCGATGTCGAACGAGAAGTCGACCACGACGGCGAAAACCCCGTCCGGCACCGCGTCCAGGACGCCGAGGTTGTTGTTGTCATGGCTCATGGAGCGGGTCTCGATCTCGTCGATGTCGCATCCCATGTCGATGGCGGCCCGGGGGAGGATGATCTCCTTGGACAGGATGCCGTCGGGGTCGTCATGGTGGAAAATTATCCCTGACAGCTTTTTCATGGCCGCGCCCCAGGGAAGAAGTTGACTCCCGTGGCGGCCCGGACGGCGTTAAGCGTGACCTCGTTGTCCGCCCGGTCGGTGTCGGGGACGTTGTCGAAGATGTAGCATGAGAACCGCTCCGGGTTCCCGTGGCTCCTGTAGCGGGTCGCCCGGAACATCTTCGCGGGCACGGGGATCTTGTCCTTGCCTATGTCCGGCTCGCCCGGTTTATGGATAGTCCCCGCCACGATGGTGACGGTCTCCCTTTTGGCCCGCTCGAACTCCTCGTCCTCGCAATCTCCCCAGGCGCGGTCGTTGAACACCTGGTCCTGGGGGACGATGTTGGAGGTGGTGTAGGTCCTTTTCATCCAATCGACGTCGAAGCTGAAGTGGTTGGACGGGACGACATGTCCCCTCGATTTGCCGGAGTTGACGTAGTTGCTCTGGGAGACGGCTCCCTCCACCCCGGTGTCGGTCTTGAACGAGACGTCCGGCCTGGAATTGTCCACCAGCCGCATGGACGGGGTGATCTCCCACGCCTCCCAGGCGGGCTGGTGCCTCGCGGCGTCGAACTTCAGCCGCCAGAGCCCCTTGTCCACCACCCCGGGGGTGGCGGGGTAGGCGTCCTCGGGGGCGGAGAGCCCCTGGATGGACAAGGCCACCAGGGCGAGCAGAATCACGGTCTTGAAATTGGACATTTTATTTCCCTTCTTGCTTTCTGAGGTTCTCCACAGCTTTCCCGAAGGCGGCGGCGCAGTCCGCCATGAACTCCGCCAGGATGTAATCGGGGACATCCCCGAACCTACGCTCCATGGATTTGGTGTTGATGAGCTTCCTGAGAGATTCGACGAACCCGTCGACGTCGCCTTTGTCTTCTTCCGGCGGCATGATTTTAGTCCTCCTTGTTTTCGGTTGGGGTAAACGGGACGGCCTTCGGGGGGTTGGCGCGCTCCTCGGCTCTGCGTTTGATGCCGGCGTTCCGCTCCAGCCACTCCGAGGCGGTGATTTCCCGGCAGGGAAAGGGCGGGCGGAAAGGGGCTTCGTCGTCCGTGTCGCCGGCGATGAGGACGTCGTCGTCCGGGTTGCTGAACACGATCAACGGGACGGGACCCCAGGAGGACGGCTCGTCCGGGTAATAGTTCAAAGCCCTGGCGACGTCGCGGAGGGATCCGCCCATGGTGTCTATCACCTTGACGACATCCCAGACCGGGTGCCCGGCGGGAGGGACGGACACCACCCCCATCCTCAAAGGAACCCTTTCCCAGAGGATGGCTTCTTTCGGGGTGATCCCCTCGAAGAGCAATCCCATCAACCTGCCCTCGGGGGAGACGACGCAGGCTTTGGCCCCGGCGGAGACGGCCACCTCCTGGTACATTTTTCTCTTCTCGTTGAACAAGGAAACCCCGTCGCAGACGGCCTTGTGCAGCTCCGAACCTTTTTCGAGCGCGAAATACGTTTGGATCAACATTTCCTCTATCTCCTGTTTTTTGGTATGTACCCTGGATCGGGAGGAAGGTCGGGTTTCAGCCGCTCCTCCAGGGCGTACTTGTCGCAAAGCTCGTTCATGGGATGCCCGTCATGGCCTCTTACCCAGGTGAACACGGGGTTCCATCTCCCCACCAGGGGCTCCAGCCGCAGCCAGAGATCCCGGTTCGGCCTGCCGGAGAAGTTGAACCTCCTCCAGTCGGCGATGTAGCCGTCGGTATAGGGGGCGACGAGGTATCTGGAGTCGGACACGACCTCCACCTCCAGCCCCTCCATGCCGCCGGGCTTCATGGACAGCAGCTCCAGAGGGGCAATCGCCGCCAGCAGCTCCATCCTGTTGTTCGTGGTGGCCGCGAAGCCGCCTGAGACCCTCCTCCTCGCCCCTTTCCACTCCATGACGGCGGCGTGCCCTCCCGGGCCTCCCGGGTTCGGGTAGCAGGAACCGTCCGTGTATATGGTGAACTTGTCGCTCATGGCATCGCCGCCGCGAGCTTCGACACGACCTTTGAGAACCGCTTCAGCCTGCCGCCGTGGAACCCCGCCTCCGCCATGTCGGCCAGGAGCGCGTCGGCCTCCTCCTCCAGCTCGCCGCCGCCCTCGCGGGTGAACACCCTCGGGAACGGGGAGAACCCTTTTCCGGACGAGACCCTGCCAGCCTCCGGGTAGAACTTCTCCTCCCATGGCCCGGAGGGCTGGATCTTGCCCATCCTCTCCCTGCGCCTGGCCGCCATGGCGTTGGGGAGGGACATCCCCAGCCTCCTGGCCACGGCCTCTATCTCAAGGCTGGATTTCAGCAGGGCGTTGGGGTCGTGCCCCTCGCGCTCCACCAGGGACTCCGGGTCGGCGTAGAGGTCGGAGTAGTCGGACACCACCGCCCCCGCCGGGACCCCGCCCCTGTGCTCCAGCAGCTTGGACAGCACGCAGGCGTCGAGCCTCAGCCTGCATTTGATCTCGTCGAACTGCATCCCTGCCCTGGCAAGGACCTTGGCGGCCTCCATGAGGCGGAGCCCCGCCATCGCCCCCGGGGACATCAGCGGACTACTGGACGGAAGCCGACGGAAGGCGCTGTGATGTCAGCGAATGTTTGACGACGGGCCACGGGGGACGATCCGGTGCGCTTCGGAGCCTCCTCCGGCTTCGCGTCGATAATTTTCCCCGCGTCGATTCTGCGCTTCTCCAACACCGTCAGCTGCTGGAGGGAGATGCCCGACACCTCCGCCATCCTGCCCTCCCCGGTGAGCTTCACGGGCTGGACGCAGGCGGCCAGGGAGTCGAAGAGCCAGTCGGTGATGGACACGACGACCCCCTCCATCCCCGAGATCTTGTCCCTGACCAGATCTCCGAGCCCACAGCCGTTGTCTGGCTTCGCCAACACGGTCTCGACAAGCTCGCCCTTCTTGAGCAGCTTCAGCCCGGGCGGGTCGTCGGTGAGCATCTCGAACGGCTTGCCGTCCTTGCTGCCGAGCGGGCGCACGCTGACGCGGTCGCACCTGTAGATGCAGCGGGTCATGCCGACCACGACCCCCCGCAGCCCGGTGATGCGGTCCTCGACGAGGTCGCCCTTCTCGATCTTCCCTTCGATCTCCTTACTTTTCCCCAGCATTTTCTATCTCCTGTTTTTGGTTACCCCCGGCCGACGAGCCGGAGAACTAAAGATTTAAGGTTAAGTTTCCTGAAGGCGCAGAAAGACCCGGCCTTCACTTCATCGCACCAAAGCCTCTGCCTCCCTCCATGGAACAATATCTTCGGCCTCACGGCCTTGCAGCGGCGATGGTCTTTTGGATCACGGAAAGAACATCCTCCACAAGGGTCAAACCTCGGCATCCGGCTCCCCCGTGCGGGCGTCCGACACCTGCTCCCTTATCCTCTTCGCCCGGAGCTCCCCCGCCTTGGCGGCGGCCCGTTTCCTGATCTCCTCCTCGCCCGCCTTGGCGAAGCTGCCCCTGGAGGCGTTCGACTTCCCCCTGGAGCGCATGGCGACGTCCCTCTTCTTGGCCGCCACTTTGGCGGCGCGGCTTTTCTTGGGCATTTCATCCCTCCTGTTTCTGGTTGTTGTCAGCCCCGAAAGAGGAAATTTACTCCCTCTAATCGTGGATGCAAACGCGCGGGAAAATTTTTTCTAACCAAAAAGCTCGCCGAATAGTTTCATCCCCCGGTAGTATGGACGGGCCGGCACGAACCCGCCGGACTCGGCGACAAGCCATTGCCCCCGCAGCTCCATGAAGAGCCGCCCCAGGCAGTTTCTGCCCACGAGGACGCCCTTGTTCCCCGGGGAGGGGATGGCTCCCCAGAAGTCGTCGCGGTGCGACTCCTCTACGATCGGCATGGAGCCGGATTCCCGGAAAACCCTTCCCATCCTTCCGTAATTCTGCAGCAGCTTGTAGCGGATGGTCAGACGCATAGCCGCGACGCTCATGCCCTCCGCCCAGCGGGGGTCAACGAGATCCTTGTGCGCCCAGGCGATCTGCTTGGCCTCCTTGGGCGTCTTCGCCTTCTTAATCTTGTCTTGGATGTCCGGACGCTCCGGGAATTTCAAAGCCTGATAGAGAGCCTCCGACGTTTGGAAGTCCATGACCGGGATCGCGGCGAAGTTGGATAAATCGCCCCACTTGGAGCCGGTATAGAGGAACACCGCGCACTCGGAGCGGTTGTATTGGCGGTATTCGATGGTGGCCATCCTTGATTCCTTATTTGGGGGAAAAATCGTGGCAGCGGTCGTCCTCGCGCTTCTCGATCGTCTCCCGATCGTAGAGGCACCTGCCTTTGTGTTCCCTGCCAGAATTGTTGGCGTATTCCCGGTAGTCCATTGTCAGCTACCACACCCTAAAGGGCTGTGGCTTGCGGCTGGGTCGTTAGGCTCGCCACGATGGGCCGGTTGACGGCGGCCCGGCCTGGATGGCATGTAGCGTCCAGGTGGTTTTGCTTAATGTTCAAGGAAGCGTTGAAATCGGCGTTCAAGGAGTGGCCGCAATGTTTGCAGAGGAACACGCTTTGGGATTTCCGGTTCGCCTTCTCGGTGTGCCCGCACTTGGAGCACTTCTGGGAGGTGTACCGTGCATCCCCGTAAACCACCAAGCATCCGTGGCCGGCGGCCTTGTACTTCAGGAACGTCTCCAGCTGGTAGAAGCTCCAGCTGTTGACGAGGAACCGTTGTTCCTTTCTGAAATTCTTGCTGCTGTCGCGGATGTTCGTGAGATCCTCCAGGACGATGGTCGTCCCGGGTTCCAAACTTTCCACGATGGCCTTGGACACTTTGTGGTTTACGTCGCGCCGGAAACGGTTCTCCTTCTTGTCGAGTTTCTGAAGGTGTCTTTTGGCGGACTTTGTGCCTTTGCTCTGCAACGCTTTTCTGAGCTTCCCTATCTTGAGGACTTGCTTCTTGATCTCGCCCCCTCCGAAGAACTTCCCGTCGGAGGTGACGGCGATCTTCTTGATGCCCCGGTCGACCCCGACGACTTTCCCGGAAGGGATAATATCCTCCGTCTCCTTGTCGAAGACGATGGAGAGGAACACCTCTCCCTTCCTGACGAAGAGCTCGGCGGACTTCCTTTTCCAGGAGAGGTATTTGGAGAAGGCCGGAGGCATGGAGAACGAGGATTTCTTGCGTCCGTCCACCGTGGAGAAGGAAACTTCCCCGCGGTCGAACCAGACATTGTAGGAGTTCTTGTCGAAACGGACGCTCATCTCCTTGGACTCGGGGCAGGAGCCCTTCTGGCCTTTCCTCATCAAAGCCTTGACCGACGCCAGGGATTCAGTCGCCTTCATCCTGGCGGACACCGCCAGCTGGGACGGGAGGAGCTCCCGGCATTCCTGGTAGGTCTTGTCGTGGAGGGAGACGCCGTTGGAGTCCCGGCTTTCCCACCCGGTCTTGCAGACCAGGTTGTACGCCGCCGTGTAGGCGGCGATGGTGGGGCGCACGTCGGAGACCTTGGCGTCCAGCTTGACTTTGATAGTTCGTGTAAGTATCATAGTTCATATAATATCACAGATAGAAAGGTTGTCAAGGGCTATTCCGTGTTTTTCAACGAATATTAACCGCTAACTGAAAGGCGGCCGTTTCCTCCCAGCCCTAAAGGGCCTGGGTTTCCACGGCCGGAGAATTCTATGAAGACCGGATCCGTGCCATGGGTGTGCCGTTGCTCGAACTTGTGGAAGAACACCGCCATTTTACTTGACCTCCGGGGACATCGGCTCCACGACACCAAAAGGAGAACCGTCGAACCAAGTGTAGGTGTCCATGGCGAACTTCAAACCCACGCTTCCTCTCATCGAAAGGTTTATCGTTCCCGTCAACTCGTCCCAGTTGTCCAGATGGCAAACCCGGATTTTCTCCATTTTCGCCCTCATCAGCAAACCGTCCTTTATGCGCTTGGAGCATTCCGCGTCAAGCTCCTTGATGGTGTAGGGACGGCGGATCATGGGGATGAGATCCTCATGCCTCCAGGTCGCATTGCCCAGCCCTCCCGACTCCTCCCATTTGAGGACGGCCAAATGTCCCGGGGAAACCTCCACCACGCGGTCTATGACGGCCAAGTTTACTTCCTCGGAGCCCCTCGATCTGACCAGTTGCCCCGCCTTGAACCAGGACGGGAGGGGCTTTTCCGTGGCTGAAAGCTCCCTCCAATGCCTTGTCCAACTATTGAATCCCGGTTCCGTCTCCGACCCGAAGCGCACCATCCCGCTGGAGAGATCCACCCCCACGATTTTCTGGGGCGTCCCGGCGGCGTCCAGATTGATCTTCACCCAAGCCCCCGGTTTCACCCATTCAGGAACTACGGAGGGGAATATCCTCAGCTCCCCGAACCTTACGGGATTGTTCTTTGACGATCTCCTTAGGCTCTCCAGGTTATTATGGTTCACCATTGCCGGAACCCAATTTCCGCCGACGATTTTGCGCTGGACGCGGTTCCCGTACTCGTCCGCCTTCTCCCAGAACTCGTTCCAGGACAGGCCGTCGGCCGAGATCATGGGGACGACGGAGTTTTTTATCCTGAAACGCCGGAGGGTGGAAAGGCTGGCGTTGGCGGTTATCGAGTCGACTATGCCATCCATGCAGCAGAAGACTTTGGACGCCTCGCACCAGCGCTTATTGTCGGTGTAGTCGCATTCGACATTCGAGGCCTCCC